GTGGGTCCTTTGGGACCTACCGGACTTCAGGGAGAAAGGGGTGATAAAGGAGATGTAGGTGATCCTGGCAAAGATGGAGCTGTCGGTCCTACCGGTCCTGATGGGGCAATTGGTCCTACCGGTCCTCAGGGAGACAGGGGCAACGATGGTACTGGCATAGCAATAAAAGCTTCTGAAACTGACTGTACTGCTTTAGGGGATGCTTATATTGATGCTGATGGAAATCTGATGATTTTAACGTCTGAATCTCCGAGGCAATTTACAAATGGAGGTAAAATAAGAGGTCCTCAGGGGGCTATGGGTCCTACCGGTGCAGACGGCGCTGTTGGTCCTACGGGTGCTTCTGTGGTGAACGGGGAAACCTCCGATAATAAAGTCACAAAAATAGACGAAAATAGCACTGATGTGGAATACCCCAGTGCCAAAGCAGTATATGATTTTGTGAATTCAGCAATAACAACTGCTTTGAATACACCTGTATAAATATGTTAGTAAAATAACATATATTTTATAATTAAATTTTGAAAGGATACGATATTTATGGATAAACTTGAACTACTTATGCAAATTGCTGTTAGCTTGGCGGCTATAATTCCCTTGATTGTTGCTTTGATAAAGTTTGTGGTAAAGTCCGTCAAGGAAAAAAATTGGTTACAAGTGGTAAATCTTGCATTGAAATTAATTGCTGAGGCAGAGAGCATGTTCCAAACTGGAGCAGACAAAAAAGCATATGTTATGCAAATGGTTAAAGCAGCAGCAAAAGAGTTAAATTATGAACTAGATGAAGATGCTCTTAGTAACTTGATTGACAGTATTATAGGAATTACAAAAACCGTCAATGTAGATCATAAAGAAGACTGATTAATTTTTAGCAGATGAATCTGAAATGCTTAATGCCCTATGTGTCAGGGTATGGTGTGACAGAGCATTAAAAGACATATAGGACAAGAGGTAAGAATTATTTATGGATGCTATGACAATAGTTTTAAAAATTCTTGGTATGATTATTTCCCCCATATTAACTTTGCTGATAGGTTTTTTAGCTGCAAAGCTTAGAGAAAACAGAAAAGTCAAGGAAGATTCTGTAAAAGAAATTGCGGATATTAAGGATTCCGTGAAACTTATTTTATTGAGAATGTTACAAGATGATCATGCATTTTATGGGGAACGCGGATACTGCCCTATTGGTGAAAAGGCAGAAGTACAGAAAGTGTACGATTGTTATCATAATTTAGGTGGTAATGGTATGGGTACTCAAATGAGAACAGATATTATTGAGTTGCCTGATTCAAAGCCTAGAAAATGATTTTCTTAGAGGAGGGGCAGTGCAAATGTCCCTCCTTATTGCCATTTTTTGAATTAGAAATTTAGTGAATAATTGTTGTATATACGTATATGAGAATTGTTTTTATAATATACATATTTTAGGGGAATTTTTAATGAGAGTTAGAATATTTGAATCAAAAGAAGATCAGGAAAGATTTAAAAATTGGTTAAAAGCTGATGCAGACGTTTTGAAGGACATTGAAAGTAATTTTGACAGCGTTGAACGATTTTTTAAGTTTTACAGAGATTATGTTACAGCTAAAAAGATGACAGGTGCTTATGCTGATATGTCTTACTTAGCAGGCAAGAATAATGATAAGTACTTACAAAGTGACATATTTAAAGAAGTGCTTAGGTTATATAATGATATCTTTAGCCGTAAAGAGGCAGAACAACAAGCCAAAGCGGGTGCAGAAGTAATATACCCTAATGATTATATGCCAGATAGTGGTAAATGGGTTGTTCGAAAGATTAATACATATGAGGCATCGGCTTACTATGGAAGAAATACTGAATGGTGTGTTGCGGGTACTAAGAGGTGGACAGACGGAATGTCTGGAGATTATTATTTTAATAGTTATCACTCTCGTGGTGTCATTTTATATTACTATGAAAGTACAACAGAGAAGCAAACATATGAGATAGTGGATAGTGAAAGCTCTGACAGAACCAACAAGCGTTCAGTGACTGCCCCAGTAAAATATGCCGTTTCATTTTCTCCTTACGGTAATACCATGGTAAGAGAAATTTGGGATGCCCATGATAATAGGTTGAAAAAACTGCCCGAGGGAGCGCCGGATCCTGATGAGTTAGCCCGCCATTTAGGTGATTTGCCTGCAGACACAGAGAGAATTATTGGTGGTATTGGGGAGTTGGGGTACCCGTATTATTCTCAGAGTTATTTTGCTGAACAAGGCATAAAAGTAGAATTATGTACCTTCCCATTGCTTGGTATAATGAATAATCTATGTAAAAATTATCCAGATATTGCCAAGGGTGGTTTGAATTATCTCATTGATGATGCAAAGTTTGACACATATAATCCAGATTGGTTTGAATATCAGAGAGATAAGCAACGTGAAGAGGATGATAAATTAATTGCACAATTTAGAGATGTTGCCAAAATGTCGGAAGATGTTGTTTCAACAGGTAAATCTTCTGAGGAAACAAGTAAAAGAAGAAGATTACTTGTTTCTTATGTAGATACAGACGGAGTTATGCATACTCACACAAATGATTTGGCAAATGATAAACAAAATATAAGACCAATGCTTCGTATGAATGGTGGATTAACAAAGCTAAAAAAAGCCAACGGAGATGCTTTATCACCAAAAGTTGATAAAATAGAATTTATTGGGGCAATTTGGTGGTTAATTGATGACAAAACTTTATTATTAGAAAGAGCATTTTCTACTGGTGAATCTGCGGAGGGGGTTTCTTCCATAGCAAATTCTGATCCAAATGTTACCGGCAGTGCAAAAGAAGCATTAAATCGGTTGCATACTAGTAAGATATGGAGAGATATGGAAAAATGGTATCGTCAACAAAAAAGCTTAAATGAGGGCAGAGAAATGACAGAAAAAAATAAATTAATGGAAGCACTTAACTTAGATAAACCTTGTTTTTATGATAAAAAATCTAATACAATGCTAAAGATTGATAAACAGAATAAAACATTTAAGACATGTAATGGCACCGAAAAAAATTTATCTAATGATTATAACTCTGTAGATACTACTACTTTAAAAGCAATTGTAGATATTATTAAAGATGCCGGCTATGCAGTGGAAGTAAGAAAATCTAAAGAAGATACAGAAGAAAATTTAAAAGAGGGTAAGAAAGTGGAAAAGAAATTAGTTCTTGAGGAGTTTGTTGACCTAGATAAGCAACATGCAAAGAAATATGAGGGTGAACCCATTTATAGAATTACTGGACTTATAAAAGTTGATGGAAGAATTCAAATGTATGTTATAGGTTTGGGTGAAAGAGATACTGAAAAAGTTAATTATTTTAAGCCTGTAATCAGATCTGCAAGGTATACAACAGAGGAAAGTTTTATATTCTTAAGTGAAAAATCAGCCATAGAATTCTTTAAGGAATTTAAGAAGAATTATGAAGAAAATGAATTTAATTTGAAGGAATTTCATGTTTCTGAATATCATCCTTTTAAGGAAGTGACAAAAATTATACCTATTGATTCTCCTTTGGGCAGAGCATTTGTTGCTGAGCAAAAAGAGATTAAAAAACTTTATGAGGAAAAATAATAAGATAAGTATAAAAGATGCTTAAGGTAGGTGAAATAGATGAACAATGCCGTGTTGGGGGCAGAAGAATTAAAAGCCCTAAGCCCTCAAGAAAGGGAATACGCTTTAAAAATACTGGAAGAGTTGCAGACAACAGGAAATTCAAAATTATTTGAGGATTTAGTGTATGCAGATTATAAGGAAATTCCCACAGATATTGTAACATTTATAAAAGACACACAGTATTTGGGGAAGGCATGGCACCTACCCGATGGGAAATGTAAATTATTCCCTTTTTGGGAAAATAAATTAAAAGAATTATTTCCAGATAATATACATACAAATTTTAATACATTTATAGAGTCTGGTGCACGTGGTTTAGGAAAAGCACAGCCTTTGTCCTCTTTAGTACTTACACCCAATGGGTATGTTCCAATGTCACAAATTAAGGTTGGTAGTGATGTTGTGGGTGTAGATGGTAATTCATATGGGGTTAGCAGTGTTTTTCCACAAGGAGATAGGGATATCTATCAATTTACATTTGAAGATGGGACAGTTTGTGAATGTGCAGATAATCATTTATGGGAAGTTTATGATAAACTAACCACTAAAACGGCAGTAATGACTACTTTAGAGTTATTGGAGAGTGGAATAACATATCCAAATGGTAAGAAGTCTAGATATTCTATTCCTGTTTGTTCCCCTATAAAGCTGTCATCTCTTGATTTATGGTTGGATCCCTATGTGTTGGGTGTTATATTTGAGTGTGGTTGCCTATATGATGATAAGGTAATTATTGCACTGTCAAATGAACAGATTGCAAAAAATATTTCAAAAATACTTTCTGCAGAAAAATATAAATTAAAAAAATGCCCACAAGGATACGAAATATATACGAAGGATAAATATAATAAATATTATGATTTTGTTATAAGTAATGATATAAATTTATCCGCAGTATTTAAACGTATACCACAATGTTTAAAGGTGAATGATATTTACACCAGGCAGTCAATTCTTAGTGGTATTTTGGATGTAGATGGAAAGGTAAATAGATTAACAAAATTTATTGAACTTTCAACATTAAATAAACAGTATGCTGAAGATGTTGCTTGGATAGTTAGATCATTAGGCGGGATATGTACAATAGAAGAACGGAATATTAAATCTTTACAATTTAAAAGTAGAGATACTGTAAATATTGAGACTTATGCGCTGTATATAAAGTTGCCAAAAGGCATTAACACTTTTAGATTTGTGGATGTAGAATTGGATCCATCATTTGTTCCTCCGGCACATAAAGATATAGATAAGATTGAGTATATTGGACATGAAGAATGTCAGTGTATTATTGTAAATTATGATAGACATTTATATATAACAGATGGATTTAATGTTACTCACAATTCAGAAATTGCTGTAACTGTGGGATTATACTTAATGCATAGGTTGATGTGTTTAAAAAATCCTTATCAAACATTAAATTTGAAGCCCACTGAGCAAGTAGCATTTGCCTTTATGAATATTACTAAAGGGTTGGCAGAAAATATTGGTGTTACAAAATTTCAAAACACAGTTCAATCTTCTCCTTGGTTCATGTCACGCGGTACCATTACAGGACGCACCAATTTGATGTGGAATCCACCAGAATTTATAAATTTGATTGTTGGTTCACAATCTTCTGATGTAATCGGTCAGGCAATTTATTATTGTTTTTTTGACGAAATCAGCTTTATAAAGAATATGGATGTTGAGATGCAGAAGAAAAAAGCAATAGACATGATTGACACAGCGGTTGGTGGAATGAAGACACGTTTCACCAACAAAGGTAAAAATCCAACATTGCTAGTTCTTGCATCATCAAAACGTTCAGAAAAATCTTTCTTGGAAGAGCACATAAAGAAAAAAGCAGAAACGGACAATTTAGGCACATTAATTGTTGATGAGCCTGTGTGGAATGTTCGTCCTGCCTCAGAATATTCAGGAAAAAGATTTTGGGTAGCATTAGGTAATAGATTTTTAAATTCAGAAGTGTTGCCGGAGGATATAACTTCTGTTGAATTAGAGATTTGGCAAGGAAAAGGATATAAATTAATATCAGTTCCAATAGAATATCTTGCAAATTTCAAGGAAGATATTGACAGAGCTCTTTGTGATTTTGCAGGAATATCTTCCAGTGAACTAACAACTTATATTTCTGGTGTCCGACTGATGGATTGTGTAAATAAAGAAATTGAAAATCCTTTCACAAAAGAGATTATTGATGTAGGTAATTCTTCATCAGACACAGCACAATACTATGATTTTTTTGATATATCAAAGGTTCCGAAAGAACTAATGACAAGACCATTGTATATACACATGGACATGTCAATTTCAGGGGATAAAACAGGTATTGCGGGTGTATGGATTGTGGGTAAGAAACCTCCGGAAGAAGGGCAACCTGCCTCAAAAGAGTTGTTTTTTAGATTAGCATTTTCTGTTTCTGTTCGAGCACCAAAAGGACAACAAATATCCTTTGAAAAAAATAGACAGTTTATATATTGGTTAAAAGAAAAGGGCTTTAATATAAAAGGGATTACGACAGATACTTTCCAGAGTTGTTTACCTTTTGATACTAAAGTAAAACTTAAGGACGGATATAAACCAATACAGGACATATGTGAGCAAGATGTTGTGTGTGCATATGATGTACACTTGGGACAGGAACAGTTTATAAACGGTGTTAACACTATTCCTACAGGAGATTCAGAAGATTTTTGTGAGATAGAGACTATTGATGGTAAAAAGATAGTGTGTACAGAAAATCATTTGATATTAACTGATAGGGGGTTCGTTAAGGCATCCGATTTATTATGTACTGATAAAATAATTAAGGTGAAAAATGAAATATGTTAACATTTGAAGAGGCAATCAATAAAATATCACTAACGGAATATAAGAATATTTATTTTAATAATTCAATAGAGTTTACATTGAACTATTTTGATATATCTTTTGATGTATTTAAAAAATTGAGGCAGTATTTTAAGGTAAGAAAACCGAATCAACAGATGTTGCAAAGGCAGAAGAAATTAGAACATGTAAAAAAATTTATTGAGGACGAGTGTGGGAAAGGTAACAAATCTATACCAACATTGATTGCTCAAGCATCGGGAGAATCTTTAGCGATTGTCTTAGATGCAATAAAGCAATTTAATTTACAAAATTATATTTGCAACACTGAAGAAAAAAGAAATTTACTGCATGACAAATTTAGTAAAATTGCAACACAGCGAGAACTAGAGAAGACAGATTTTCAAAGACAAGAAATATCAAATAAAATAAGAAAGACTCTTCAGGATAACTATGCAAATATGTCTGAGCAGGAGCGTCATGATTTTTACTTAGCTACCTTTGGAAAAATAACTCCAAAACAGGAAATTGTTAGGAGACAGAAAATCTCCGCCTATCAAAGTAATCTAAGTACAGAGGAACGACAGAGAATAGTTGACAAGGTTAGAGCATCGAGAGAATCCCATTCTCAGGAGTACTGGGAGGTAATCAGACTTCGACAAGGAAAAAAGTTATCTGAGTATATAAATTCTTTATCTGATGAGGAAAAAAGTTTAAGAAATGCATCCACTGGAAGAGGGATAAAAAAATTTTATGATAGTCTTTCAGAGGAGGAGTATAAGAAGCATATCGAAACTAAAAAAGAAAAAACTAAGAATACCAATCAGAAAAGATATGGGGTAGATTGGTTTACACAAACTGCCAAATTACAAAAATCAGGTAGAGCCCATAGTGGTGTTAATAATATATTTTTTGAGATGCTGTTGAAAAATTTTAATAAAGCAGAGATTCAAAGGGAGTTTCCTCTAGGTTGTTATGTATATGATTTTAAGATAGGCAATTATTTGATAGAGGTGAATCCCTCAGTGACACATAATATAAATTGGAAACCATTCGGAGATAATAGGGGGCTGGGAGAGGCATATCATAGGGATAAAACCATTGTCGCTTTAAATGGTGGCTATGTGTGTATACATATCTTTGACTGGGTTAATGTGGAAAACTTAGTAAAAGGTATAAAGGATGCCAGGTTAAAAATCATAGATAGTGGTATTTCTAAGCATTATTTTTATGATGTAAGACATAAACAACTTGTAGACACTCTTAGCAACTCTGAGTTTGTTGTTGAAGTGGTTGATGATGGGTTTGAGGTGATAGTCGATGACTGATTTGGTAAAAATAAAATCCATTCGTAAAATAAAAACAGTTAATACAAAAATATATGATTTGGGTGTTCCTGATTATCACACATTTATCCTTGAGGATGGTACTGTGGTTCATAATTGTGACACCGGACAATCTTTAAAGGCAAAAAATTATAATTATGATGTATTGTCTGTGGATAGGGTTAGTCCAGATCATATTTGTCACCCTTATCAGTATTTCAAATCAACAATATATGATAAGAGAATTGAAATGTTCCAAGATCATTTGTTGATAGAAGAAATTACTGGGTTGGAACGAAATTCCAGCACAGGAAAAGTTGATCATAGTCCCAATTCTATAAATTCAAAAGATAAATCGGACGCGGTTTGTGGTGCAGTTTACAATGCATCTTTACACGCAGATGAATATGCATTTGACTTTGGAGAGGATTTAGACCCTATAAAAGATGTAAGTAATATTGTTACAAATGATTCAAAAAAACGTACACAATTAAATATAGATTTTGAACAAGAACTAAATAAAATGTTAGATCCTTTAGCCAGAAATGGCATTGCAACAAAAGAAAATACAATACAACAAATTGATGCCCCTGTATTTTATTATGGGGACGGAATAATTGTGTGGTGAAGGAGTATTATTATGAAAAATAGAATAGTACAAGAAGACACTGTTAAGCAAGGCAGTTATTGGGTAAATAAGGGCAAAGATGGAACACATGGCAAATTTAAAACCAAAAAAGCTGCAAATGCACAAAGAGCAGCAATGTTTGCTAATGGCTACAAGGAAGGTTTTGCAGGATCTGTAAAGCATCCTGAACAAGATAAGATTGAACAAGACTTGTTATCCATTCCCTACACAAAAAAGATAGAATTTGATTATCGTCCTGGTGATGGAATTTATAAAGTTCCCGAAAATCATTTAATTTTATTGGCATTTATAGATTATGAAAAATTAGATGATGACACAAAAGATAATTATAACTCGTATTTTTCTAAGCGTAGAAAATGGAAGAATAATATAACTCATAAACTTTTTGATTTAGGTTGGGAGTTAGAGGATCCAATAGAGGATGATGATACTTATTTATATTACGTAATTAAGAAAATTAATCCGATTAAGGAACAATTTTCATATTCTTCGGATGAATATTCTCTTACTCAATTAGATGATTTGCTAAGTAATTTAGCAGGAAATTTGTCTGATAAAGATTTAGATAAAAATATAAGAACATTTAATAAAATTAGTAGATTATTGGGTAAGAAAAAATTCTCAGAAATTTTTGTTCTTCGTTCTGATCGTGGAGGAGTATATGATCCCACAACAGAGTATGAGAATGCTGACGAAGTTTCTGGGGGTGAGCAAGTAGGCGATGGTTTGTTAAGTCAGTACGATGCTCCAATTAAACTTATTAGAGAACCTTTTTCGTCTTATGTATACATATATTTTGCCTCTGAGGAAGATGCGAGAAAGTATGTTGATTATATAGACAAACTTTTAAATGATTTATATGATAGCGAAGAGGTACTAACTGAGGGTACTTGGGCAATCCCTAACCGTGAAGATAAAATTAGAATATTAGCAGCTTTGTTTACCAAGCCAATAAAAAGGGAAGATGAAGCGATTTTATATCATGTTTTTGGTGATGATGCATTATTTGATGAATTGGATGATAGCGAAGAATCTGACTTGAGATATGTCGTTGCAGAACATCTGCAAAAGTTAATTAACTTAGTAGAAAAGACACCTGAAAGATTGAATGATGAATTTCCAGCACAGTATATAGAAAAAATAAAGGAAATAATAAAAAAGTATATAGTGTAAAAACATTGTATATAATAATATATAAAAAATTATTTTGAGGAATAAAATTAATGGCGGACGCAAATAGCAAGGTATTTGTCAATGATGATGGTGCCTATAATAAAGAAATAAAAGCAGTACCTGCCCCTGAAAAGGAGATCGGTATTGATACAAAAGAATATATATTTCAAAATATTATAAATGCAGGCACTTCCAGCGTTTTAGATGTTGGTGAGATAGAATCATTTTCTATGGCATCAAAGAGCAGAGATCAGGTTTATCAACTGCTTGATACAATGGCAGAAGATTCGGCTATTGCTGCCGTGCTTGAAACATATGCAGAAGATGCCACAGAGTATAATGACCAGGGAAAGATTGTTTGGGTAGAATCTTCAAATTCAAACATAGCTTCTTATGTAAACTATTTATTAATAACCTTATGCGTAGATAAAAATATTTACGGCTGGGTGTACAGTTTATGTAAATATGGGGATTTATATCTAAGATTATATAGAACTTCTGATTATACTGATTTATTATTTGATCCGAAGCCCACAAATAAATTAGATGAAAAGATAGACACAGGAGAAATTGTAGATAAATCAGGTAAAGAACCTTTAAATGAGGCAGTAAAGATTAAGGCATATGCAAAATCTGATAGATATGTTAGATATATTGAAATGGTTCCTAATCCTGCAGAAGTATTTGAATTGACCCGTTTCGGTAAAACTGCAGGATATATTCAAGTAGATTTACCAAGAATTTCCAGTAATTCTAATTTTCTCTCTTCTGCCGGTGGTTATTACCGTTATAAATTTAATAGAGGAGATATAAATCTTTACAGTGCAACCGAATTTGTACATGCTTGTTTGGAAGATAACTCCTCAAGGGTGCCAGAGGAAGTTGATATTTTTGTTGAAAATTATGAAGCATATAGAACCGAAATAGACAGTGATGGAAACATTACAAAGTCTACGAATACTTCTTCAGGTTCTACAATGTCATACAAAGTTAAGCGGGGACAATCTCTGTTGTACAGCGTTTATAAGGTGTGGCGTGAATTAATGTTATTAGAGAATTCTGTTTTATTAAACAGAGTGACAAAATCTTCTATTGTTAGGGTTATTGGTGTTGAAGTTGGTGATATGCCTAAAGAAATGGTGGGACCACACCTTCAAGGCATTAAACAGATGATAGAACAAAAGGCAGCAATAGATGTTGGTACTGGTATGGGAGAATATACAAATCCGGGACCTATTGAAAATAATATTTATGTTCCAACTCATGGTGGAGTAGGTGCAATTTCTACTCAGCAGATAGGTGGGGATGTAGATGTTAAGGGATTGGCAGATCTTGATTATTATTTAAATAAGTTCTACGGGACACTTCGTGTACCTAAGCAATATTTTGCTCAAACTGATGATAGTACAGGGTTTAATGGTGGAACATCTTTGTCCATAATTTCTTCTCGTTATGCCAAAATGATAAAGCGTATTCAAAATACTGTAATACAGGCACTGACAGATGCTGTAAATTTAATGCTTCTTGATAGTGGTCTGGACAGTTATGTAAATAATTTTACATTAAGAATGCAGTCACCAACAACACAGGAAGAAAAAGATAGACAAGAAAATACTGCTCAAAGAGTTCAATTGGTTAGTGATGTTATGAATTTGGTGGCAGATATTGAAAATCCGATAGTTAAATTAAAGATGTTGAAGTCTTTGCTTGCAAATGCTGTTACAAATACAGAAATAACAACTTTATTAAACTCTGAGATACAAAAGATGGAGCAGGATGAGAGAGATGCAGTAAATGATGAAGTTACTTTAGAGGATGCATCTTTAAATGACGCTGAACTCGGGGATACAGAAATATCCGGAGATGAACCATTAGATTTAGGTGGAGATGTGGATGATACCGTATCAGCAGACACCTCTGTGGAAGTAGGCATTGATGATGGTATTTCAGACACTTCCTCAGAGAGTGCATCACTGCCAACCCCGGATGAGTTGGGAGTTGACATGACTGCACCGGAAAGTTTTTGAGATAAAATAATTTAGCCGTAATAACGGGAGAGGAAATGGTATATGATAACTCGTAATGATACAATTCTTTTACTTACTGAACTTCAGGAACAAGGAATAGATACAGGTAAGCTGGTTGAGGTAGCTCTTCGTAGTTCCGAAGTGAATATGACAGTTATAAAATTTATAAATTCTCACAGACCATTTGAGGCAAATAAATTTTATGAAAAAATTAGAAAATCATATAATGACAAAAAATCTACATTATATCGTAATATTGTAAAAGAAAATTTAGATGATCCGAATGATGTACTTACTACATTGGCATCACTTAATTTACAAATTTTATTGTACAGTAAGAATGTTGATGATAAACAAATGTTTTTACGTCATATGAGATTTGAGGAAATTTGTGCGGCGTTATTAAATTATAGTAAAAAATATGATTTAGTACCTTGCATAAAATTGTTACAAAGAATAAAGGCTGACTTAAAAGCATTTCAATATTTTAATCGAGAGGTATAAATAATGGCAATTAAAAAGGTACAGAGAGAAGAGATTAAACAATCTCCTCGTGAAAAATTAGTTATATATAAGTCCTTGGGAGATTTTAAGATCACTCCTGAATCCAATTTTAAAGCAAGAATACAGAACGCAAATAAGATAACTGATCTAAAAGACTTTGATACTGTAGATGAAATAATTGATTACTATAAAAAATGGTTCCACTCAACAGATGATGATTTTATTATTGATGATTCTGTAAAAGAGGTTATTCAAGAATCATTAAAATTGACGACTGCATTCACAAATTTTGATGAAAAAGAAAGAGCGTTGGCAGAGTGGATATATGCAGAATACCCACCGTCTTATGATAGGTATGGTAATGTACATTATGATATACCTACTTATGATACTGTTGTCGAGGACTTTGATGATAGAATTAGTAGAAAACAGTACGAAAAGGTAAGATCTGCGTTAATTAATGCTATTGAAAGTGTTAATTATTATGAGTCATATTTGGAGATAAGTGACGCCCCTATTCTTAATTATATTCAAAGCAGCAGATTGAGTCAGGAAGCTTGGAATGATATCAGAGACAAATACTTAAAGAATTTTGAAGATATTACTGGGGTTGAGGTTTGGTTAGAGGGTAGAAATGACAGACATGTGGTTGTTGATGATACCATTGAGAATTTATTCGCATTTACACAATTACAGAGCACACTTAAAAAATTACAGGATGAAATGATTGAAGAAGTTAATCAATATGATGATAAATTTGACCCCACTGCGGGATTAAGAACAAATGTACTTAAAATCGGTGATAAAGTTTTATACGTTTTTTATGATAAGAAAAACAATAAGCTTTGTGCAGGTAGTGCCACAAATACAGGAATAATCCCCGAGTACGAGATCGATTACAATGTCGATAGTTCTTTAGATTCTAATCTTGAAGCACTGTATGATAAAATTATTTCTGACGGTAATTTTTATGATGAATCTTTGAAGCGCTCCAAGAAATTAGTAGAAAATGCTCCTAATTTTTCTTCAATGAGAAAATTACCTTTGTTGGTATTTTATGAAGATGTTGAATTAGATGATGATTTTGATGGCGATGGTGTCTGTGTGTTGAGTACAGATGACATAGAAGATTTAGAAAAAGATATTGAACAGTTTAATGATGAATGTGAGAACTCAGAAGATTATGATCCTTGGGAAGACACTGAGGTAAAAGTAAAATTAAAACCAGGCTATTTTGAGGCAGTACAGTTGTATTGTGAAGACACTGAATTAACTGATAAGCAATTGAGTAAGGTTGCAAAGTTTTTTGATGAAATGCAACGTAAATATGGACTTACCAGATTAACAAAGGCATATCAATTTTCTAATGGTGAAGCAGGATACAATATTGTTAAGTCAGAGTCGGAGGAAGAAAAGAAACAAGAAGGTTTTGAGCAAGATATTGCTGAAGAATGGGGCAAGAAAGCATACCTATTAAATGAGGTAATTTCTTCATTAAATGATGAAAATGCTTATTATGGGGAATGGATATACGTATGGCCCGATGGTACAAGAGAAGAGGATGCAAAATATTATTTTGAAACCGAGGCAGATTATAATGATTTATTTGACACCTTTGAGAGAGTGTACAGAAGATATCATGATGATGGCCTAGTAACAACTGATAAAAATATTATTTCTGCAGCCCATGAGTTTGATAAAAAATTTGGTTTAAAGCCCATAGAAATTTTATAAAAATGTTGTATAATATATATGTGATAAGGGTTTTTGGTAATTTCTTTAAAAATTATTCTTAAATCTTTATCACATATAGACTAAATTATTTGTAAATTATTTGTGCATATTTCACAAATAATCATCAATTAAGTTTGAAAGGATTTTATTTAAAATGAATAATAAGCTCGAAGAGTTAAAACTTAATGATGACGTAAAAGTTAATAAAGATGGTAGACCTATACTTGGTACCTTAGAGGGTCCTTGTGCAGATTTCATAGATAGTACTAGAAATGGCAGAATGTATGATGAGGATTTGTGGGAAAAGGTGTTTACAGAAGATCCTCTCATAAAAGAGCAGTTAGAAGCGGGTGGCATTCCGGGCGAATTAGATCACCCAAAGGATAGGACTGAAACTTGTTCTGAAAAAATTGCAATTATGATGCCCGAGGCACCCAAGAAAAATAAGCAAGGTAAATTAATAGCAAGATTCGATATTCTTGATACTCCTAATGGTAGAATTGCTTATACATTGGCAAAGTATGGTTATCATTTGGGTATTAGTTCCAGAGGTTCTGGCGAAACTTATACAGGACGAGATGGAAGAGAACATGTTGACAAGGATACTTATGACTTTGTTGCATTCGATCTTGTATTAATACCTGCAGTAAAAGCTGCGAGATTAAACTTAGTTACGGAATCTTTGGCAACAGGTATTACGAAATTGATTTTAGATGAGGGAGTAAAGAAAGCATTAAATGAAGCCCTTGAAAACTCTAACGAACAGGATAAAAAAATTATGAATGAAACACTTCATAATCTTAATTTAGACATCAACACCGTAATCGGTGATGATAATATATATATAGCAGAAACTGAAAGTACAACAGCCGATAATAACGGGGATGATATGATTAGGGATTTGCAAAAGTTGTTAAAAGAAAACAGAGTTCTATCAAAACAAGTTAAAGAATTACAGGAACAGTTATCAGTTTGTTATACAAAAGAAGCTCAGTATAATAATTCTAAGGCGGAGTTAGATAGTAAAGTAAGTGTTCTTACTGAAACTCTTTCTGCTAATAACTCAAAAGTAAGTGATTTATCTAAGCAGATTTCTTCAAAGGATGCCTTGATTGAAAAGTTTAAGGCAGAGCAAAAGAAATTAGAAGAGACATCAAAATCTATGACAGAAAGTATTTCTTCAAAAGATGCCCAAATTAAAGGATTGTCTCAGAAAGTTTCAGCACTGAATGAAGAACTTGCCAAGGTTAAATCCGAGAAAGAAATCGAGCAACAAACATTAAAGGAAAATGTGCGTGATCTCAAAACTGATGCTGCGATAAAGAAGACGGAATTTACTAAAAAATTGACAGAAGCAAAAGCACTTATTGATAAATATAAGTCTGTTGCACAAACTGCAGTTGATAGATATATTAAGTCTCAAGCGATATTAGTTGGAACTACCGCACAAGAAATCAGGAATAGATTGCCTGAAAATTATTCATTTAATGACATTGACAAGGTTTGTGAAAGTCTTAAGGGGTACAAATTAAATATTAATTCGCTACCTTTTGATGCAAGTCAGAGACAAGTTAAAATGAAAGTTTCAGAATCTATTGAGCCTATAATTAAACATACGGGTAAAGCCCTTGTGGATGATGAGCCTGATGAGCAACTGATGAGGTTAGCTGGCAATTAATTAAAATGGCAAAAAGCCAAAATACAAAATTTAAAAATTATAGGAGTTTTAATAATTATGACACTTTTTGAAGCGTATAAGAACAGACTCGCTATTTCTGAGTCTGTTTATGCAAAGTCTCACGATGGTGAGAAGATGGATAACAATAGAAAACTTGTAACGGCAAAATGTTTGGAAAATTTGAACCGTTTTATGAACGAGGCATTTGAAAATTCTGTTGGTACACAGCGTACTGATATGGGAATGTTCAAGAAGTTTGCTCTCAATCTTACAACAGTAGCACTTCCCAACCTTATAGCTAATGATTTAGTGATAGTTCACCCTTAACTTGACAGGGGCACCACATAGTAATATGTGGTGAGAAATAAAGTTATGAAAGTTAGAAAGTTAAAAGAATCATATAAATTTTACACAGATGGTACAAAGACAATAAGAGTTAATGATGGGGATACCCCTCCTGAAGGATTTGTTTTGGGCAGAACGTTTCAAAGTAATCCTTGGAATAAAGGCTTATCTGCTACAACAGATGCTAGAGTTAAAGCATTGTCTGACAAAATGCATCAAGCACTTAGGGACAGCGGAGCATATGATGCCCCTTGGAACAAGGGTCTTACAAAAGAGACAGATGATAGGATAAAAGACATAGCAAAAAAGATTTCAACATCTACTGCTGGAAGGCAGGCGTGGAATAAGGGTGTCTCAAGATCAGAAGAATCCAACAAAAAACAATCGTTATCAATGACAGGGAAAACTCCTTATAATAAGGGGTTAACAAAAGATGATTGCAAATCCTTGAAAAGTGCAAGTGATAAACTTAAGGGGCACGATTGTTTTGTTCAGGATTGGGATGCAGCAAAGAAAAAAGAGTATGAGACAAAAAAGTTAAATGGGACATTTAACACGTCTGAACCTGAAAAGAAATTAGTACAGTCTTTAATAAACGAGTATGGCGCAGATGATGTTATTTCTCCTTATAGAGATGCCAGATACCCATTTAATTGCGATGTGTATATTAAATCTTTAGATTTATTTATTGAATATCATGGTACTTGGTATCATGGTGGGATGCCATATGATTCTAATAATCCAAAATGTCAACAACTTTTAAATGTGTGGAAAGAGAAAGCAGAAACAATTTCTTCATATGCATATGCAATATATTATTGGACAGATTTGGATGTAAGAAAGCTTGAGACTTTTAGAAAGAATAAATTGAATTTCAAAATTATTTATCCTGATGGATTAATAATAGAAAAATAACTTTATAAAAACTTCGTGAATTGCTGGAAAACCTTATTGTTTTCATGCAACAGTAAGATAATCAGCAGCCAAATCTTTATATACTGAGTGTTATAAAGAACGGTTCAACGACTATCGAAAGTGTAGTCATCGAGAAAAACGATGACGAGTAAACGAGTAGAGTAGGTTTCAAGTGAAACCGAAGTGCGAAGAATCCTAAAAAGGGTAAAAACAATTTAGGATTATGATATAGTCTGAACTTCACGGTGACGTGAAGAGAATAAATGGGAACGATTTATTCGTAACATAATTGATGTCTAGCATGAGTGGTTATGTAACTTATATCGAATATCAGTATGCTTCCAATAAGGGACAGACAAAGATAGGTGATAAGATTAGCAACCCCTGGGAATTCGGCGATGTTCATGAGGACTTTACCGGTGCCAGAGTCGTAGAAAACGTTACTACCGCAGGTGATTATACACTTGCTTGGGATAAGGCTGTAAAGGGTGCTTTCACTGTTATTACAGTTGGTGGTAAGGTAGTTGAATTTGATCCCAGAGCAACATACACAGATGTAGAAAAAGCAACTATCACAACAAAGGATGTTAAAGTAGTAAAAGCATCTGGTGATGTTGAGTATGTTGATCTTACTGCTGAAGGTAAGGTTGCAGGTCTTGCAGAGGGTGACAGAGTTGCTTATGTTTATGATAATGTAGTAATTCCTCAGAATGACCTTCCTGTTATTAGAGCAGAAATGAAGTCTATTGCATTGGTGGCCAAGGCAAGAAGAATAGCGATCTATTATTCTCAAATTGCTGCATACCAGGCAAAGACAGATTATGGTGTAGATCTCGGTGATCAGCTTGCTGAAAAGGCAGTTGGTGAATTGAGCTATGAAATTGATACAGAAGTAACTAACCTTCTCGTAGACAATGCAGCAAAGGATGCAGAGCTTACATGGAGTAAGACACTTCCTATCGGTGTGTCCAAGTCTGAGCACTATGAAGGATTTACAGAAATTCTTGAAATTGCAAGACAGAAGATCTACGATAGAACAAAGAAATTTGCCCCCAACTATATGCTTTGTGCATCTAACCTTCTTCCCGTACTTACGATGATTAAGGGCTTCCATGCGGCTCCTGCAGGTGCTATCAATGGTCCTTACCTTGCTGGTACAATTAATGGACTTAAGGTATTTGTAACACCTAACGTAAAGGCTGGTACTTTCGTTGTTGGTGTTAACGGTGCTGACATGATGTCTAGTGCGGCCGTTTATGCTCCCTACATGGCAATAGTTCCGACACAATTGCTTCAGTATGCAGATGGAGGCACATCTCAGGGTTGGTCTACACTTTACGATTTGAAGATACTTAACAAGAACCTCCTTGTTAAGGGTGAGATCACTGCCTAATTGTGATATTTTAGGGAGGGAATAAAAATATTCCCTCCCAAATCTAAATTTTTTTATGATTTCTATTGACAATTTAAAATATTTATGGTATAATATATTAAAATATATACTTTTGAGGTCAATATGAAATTAACGTGGTACCACAAAGAAACAAAAAATACTCGAACATCCAGCGAAGAGAAAGCAGCAGAATTACTTTGTAATGGTTGGATTGAAGGAAAGTATGAAGATCCAATTAAAAAATTGGAAAGTAATAAAAAGAGAAGTGAGACTGTTAAACGAATTCATTTAGAGCGTTCCCAGGAAGAATCTGATTTAATAAAGGAAAAAATAAAAAAGACATTGCTATCTAAGAGTGATGAGGAAAAAGTCGTTGCCCGCAAGAAGTACTCTGATACTGTAGCAAAAAGGTCTCCCGAATATGAAAGAGAACTAAGGGAAGCACGTAGAAAAACTTATGAATCTTTCAGTGATGAAAAAAAAGAAGAAATAAAACAGAAATTTCGTGCAACAATGGACTCAAAAACTGAGGCAGAACTATTAGAAATTCACGTTCATCGAAGTGATGCTACGAAAAAATATTTTAGTAGTTTAACTGAGGATCAACGTTTGCAGTTTTCAAGCAAGATGTCCGAAGTGTATTCAAACTTTACAGATGAACAAAAAGCTGCCCGTGCAAAAAAAATATCTGAGACATTTAAAAAGACATGTCTGAAAAAATATAATGTTTTAAATACATTGCAGCTGCCTCAAGTACAAGAAAAAGTTAAATTAACTAATCTACAGAAGTATGGTGTTCCTTATGCCTGTCAGTTACCTCAGTGTAGATTACATGGTAACGATTCTAAGCCCAACAAAATTTTTGAAAATCTTTTGATAACTAATAATATAAATTATGAAAGAGAATTTTCTATTAGTAGATATTCTTATGATTTTAAAGTTGGAAATATTTTAATTGAAATTAATCCTTTTGCAACTCACAATTCTACTTGGAGTCCTTTTGGGAATGCACCGAAGGATAAAAACTATCATCAAGATAAAACAAAAATTGCCATAGAAAATGGATACAGATGTATAAATATTTGGGATTGGGATGACTTAGATAAGATATTATCTTTACTACTGCCCAAAGAAAAAATTTATGCAAGAAAATGTCATATAAAATTAATTGATGATATTTCTGTTGTGGATAGTTTTCTTAACATTTATCACCTGCAGGAAACGTGTAAGGGACAATTAATTTGTTTGGGCTTGTATTTTGAAAATAAATTAGTTCAATTGATGACTTTTGGTAAACCTCGTTATAATAAAAATTATGAATATGAACTATTAAGATTGTGTTCAGATAGTAATTATATAATTGTTGGTGGAGCAGAAAAATTATTTAAATATTTTATAACTAATTATTTTCCTAAATCTATAATTAGTTATTGTGATAATAGTAAATTTTCTGGCGATGTTTATTATAGACTGGGAATGAGTTTATCTAAATATGGCACCCCATCCGCTCATTGGTATAGCCCTGAATTAAATAAACATATTACTGATAATCTTTTACGTCAGCAAGGATTTGATAGATTATTAGGAAAAGATTTTGGTAGTTTTGGAAAAAATACTGATAATGAAGAATTAATGATTTTTCACGGTTTTGTTAAGATTTTTGATTGCGGACAGTCAGTATTTGAGTGGAAAAATGTATAAGCATTTATCAATGAACATTTGTCAACAATATTTGTTGATAAGTGTTTATAGAAAAAATATTGTATAATATAATGTTGAGATAAATAGAAATTGGTGTGAGGAATTTTAAAAGTTAATTCTTTTCTCAATTTCTATTTTTTAGTATAAACATAAAAATTTTAAAGGAGATTCCATTATGTTAATTTATGAAAAAAAAGTTGATGGTGTAACTCATCTTTTTGGTACTTTTGGTAATGTTCCTGCCGACACAGATGTGCAGCTTACGTATAAAGGTGCTGATGGGCAGTTAATTGCTGACATTAGAGCGTTGAAGTTTTTCTATCAAAGAGGCATTGCACTTTTAGGTGGTAAATCTGTGAGACAGGTTCCTGCAGAAGATGATATTAAGGTTAATGTTTATCTTGGTGAGGAACTTATTGTTGGTGAAAAGGCAGAAGATGCTACAAACGTTGTAGAGGATGAGCCAGCCGGTCAAGCAGAAACATCTGATGTTCCTGTGGTAGAGGAGACCGTTGCAGAAAAAACTACCAGAAAAACAAGAAAAGCAGCTGAGCAAACAGAAGAGGTATCCGAATAAATTATAATAACTTGAGGTGAGATAAATGGAGAGACAAGCATTAAAAGATGAAATCATATTTACTCTCACTGGTGGTTTATTGAATTGTGAGCTAGATGAAAAAGCTTTGGATATGTTGATAAATAGTGGATTAAGAGAAATTCAAAGATATGTTGACAGTACAAAGCTTATTACAATTCCTTATAGCAGGTGTATTGATATGAGTGAATATAAGGTGAATTCTGTTTCTAGAGTATATCGTGCTGTGGGATTCACCTCAGATACAGCAACCGGAGGCACAACTTACACGGATGCGGGTGGTAATACAATTAAAACAGGTATTACATTTACGACAGACCCTATGCAAGCATCTCAGTGGCAGTTGTTGTCAGGTGTTGGAAATTTAAATAATTTCACTAGCTATGCTTATAATTATGCTTCTTGGAACACTTTATTACAAATTCGTAATACAACTTCTACAGATTTAATATTTAGATATGATAAAGATTCAAATTTATTGTATATAAATGTATCAAGTAATTTACCTTCAACTATTACAATTGAATATGTTCCCAGATATGATGACGTGTCTGAAATAACATCTGATTTTTGGATTGATATGCTTACTCGATTGTGTATAGCTAAGGCAAAAATAGCTGTTGGTAGAATACGTACTCGTTATTCACAATCTAATGCTCTTTGGGCACAAGATGGTGAAACAATGTTAAGTGAAGGTAATGCTGAATTGTCCGATTTGCATGAAAAATTGGTGGCATCGACACAATTAGTATACCCAGTTGATTGATTAAGAATAATTATTTTTTCAAAAATTTTTAAGGAGATTAAAATAATGGCTAAAAATAACAAAGAGTATTTGCAGGAGGCATTCCGTAGTTTGGATGTTCTCGGCGAAGACATTTTTGACGTGGATGATGTGGGTGTTAAGGAGCTCACTGCCCTCAGAACAGATGATGCAAAGGCAAATGATGAAATTGAAATAATTGATCCCGAGGCATCTAGCGATGCAGAATTACAAGATACTTATGTGGATAAGATTATTTTGATGTGTCCTGTATGTCATTCTTTCATTTTTAAGAATAAGAAGGATATTGATATTGATAAGATATCTGAGTTGGCAAATGTTACAGAGGAATGTCCCTATTGTTGTTCCGTAGGAGGCTTCAACATTGTTGGACAGGTCACAGACTATTCTACAAATGATGGCGATGAGGTTAAGGAAACAGAGGAAGTTAAAGTAGAAATTCCTGCTAAAGAAGATGCTGAAGAAACCACTGAAGAAGCTGCTGAAGAGACAGTTGAAGAGGGATTGGAAACTGACACAGAAAAGAAAACTGATGAGGGGATTCTCGGTAAGATACTTAGTGGAGGCCTTCCTTCGGCAAATCCTATTATAAAAGGAATTTTAGGTGACAGCTTAGATAAGGATGCGGACGAAAAAACTTGCCAGGAATCAGTAGAAGAAAAGCCCGTAGATGAAAGTGTTCTTGGAACACTGGCATTGGCAGCGGGTGCTGGTGCTGTTGGAGGTGTAGCAAACGCTATCACAAAAAAGGCACTCGGTGAAGATGAAAAAACAGGTGATGTAACAGAGGAAATAAAGACAGTTGATGCTGACGATAATACTGTAGAAGAGGTAGTTGAATCCGATATTATTGAGGGATTGAATGCTCAACTTGGCATCGATAGTTGGACCAATTTTTCCTATGATGACGAAGATTCTCGTAGAGTTATACCGATAAAGGTATATAATGGTACAGAGGAACTTGGCAGTGATTTTTATTACAATAAAGATTCTGGCGAAATATTAACAGAATGCGAAGATGTCGTGAATGAAGACCTTACAGTGTCTGTTGATGATGCTGCTACTACAGTAACCGATACAAATACAAACAAGACAATCACTGTTGTTGATAAGGAACCGGAGACTGAATCGGCGGAGGAAGAACCGGTTGCAGCAGAGGAAGGTACTGTTGAAGTAGAAACTGAGCAAACAGAAGAGGATACTGCTGACGTAGAGGACAATAATGAGGAAGATAAAGGTGCAGATGTTGGTGAGACAGTGGAACCCCTTACTGATGAAGAAAAAGAGACAATAGAAAAAGAAGACGAAGAGGGAGAAGAGGCTGTGAAAGATAAGAAACCGGCAGATGAAGTAGAAGTAGATACCGAAGCAGATGTTGCTGAGGTAGAAGAAGAGTCTTTTAATCGTTTGGGTGAGAGATTCTTAAAGAGGACATATGAGAATGTTGACAGCTTTAAATTAAATGATGCAGTTACTGTTGGTAACACATTACAATTAGAGGGTGTGATCCGTTTTAAGTCCGGTAAGGAAAGATCTACACGTTTTATACTTGAAGCAAAAGACATGACACCTGAGGGCAGAGTAAGATTTATTGGAGAAAATAAACAATTGTGCACAGCTAAGAAAGCATTTACAGTTTCTGGTAAATTGTCTGAAGGTAAGTTTATAGCTGAAAGCCTTAATTATAATTATAGTGCTAAAGATAAAGACGGCAAGTCCACAAGAGTTTATGGCACGGTGTCCAATAGAAAATAATTAACGAAAGAGGAAGATTAGATGGAGAATTTACAAAGTAATCCTTATGGTGTGTTGATAAATGCTCCAGATATTCAATTACAACGTAATTATTTTAAAGAAATGTGTTCTTTACTGGGAGTAAATGTTATTTTTAGAGCACCTAGACCTGATAAACATTTTACAACTTATTCTGAGATTGAAAGTAATTATTTTACTCCACAAGTTGTTGGGTGTATTTTTACTGAAAATCCTGATCAGAAAACAATGAAAAAACTTGGTTGGGTTGCGGAATTGGATGAAAGTCCTTCAATTATAAGTGTTCCTTTTGATGTTGAGGGGTTACAAGTTGGTGCATTGTTTATTGTACCAAGTGCATTAAATCCAAAATCAGGAAGAGTGTTTAGGGTAACTGAATTATCAACAATAATGATATATCCTGCCTCAATAACTTGTAAATTAGTGCCAGAGTATGAAAATACATTTAGTAATGACACATACAATCATCAAACTAATTCATTTAATATTTTAAATAAAGAAGAGTACTAATTGTATGAAGTTTTTTATACGAAATACAGAGAAATTAGATTATGACTTTTTAAAACTTATTCCTGTAGAAATGCAAAAATTATTTATAGAATGCGCAGATGAAAATAAATTAAATGCTATAAATAAATATTTTAATGATTCAAAAAGATTTGTGAATTTTGAGTTTGATGCAAAAAAAGTTTTATTGCAGGGAATAAGAAATTTTGTTTGGGATGATTTTCAAGATAATTATGTATTTCATATAGATTATTATAAAAAATGTGAATATGGATGTAATCTTGATACTTTATGCAGAGAAATTACTTATGGAAATATGTCTTTTAAAGGATACCCAATATTGTTAGATATATTTAATTATATGTCTCGAAATATTGAAAAATATAAAAAGGCATATTATACATTTCATCCTAGAAAGGAATATTAAATGAGTGCATATTTTTACGATGAAGCATTGCTGAGGAAATTGCAGAATTGGACGAGAGGGACTAACATAACAATAACGGGTGTAAATGATACACGAAGATTGTTTGAGGTTGTTGCAGATACAACAAACGATAAACCTGTTCAGTTACCTCTTGTGACATTAAGTCGTAATGGTGGCTATACGATTTTGAATAAACAACGTAGACCGATTACGTTTGATGGTACTATTGCAGGAAAGACACAACGAAGAGGTGTTCAGTTAAATGCAATACCAATTGAATTGCAATACCAGATAGACATTTACTCAAGATATTTAAAAGAGTGTGATGAATATGCTCGTAATTTCGTGTTTAACATCATAAACTTTCCTCACTTAGAAGTGGAGATACCTTATGAGGATGCTAATTTACATCATTACGGAAATATTCGTATTACGTCCGAAGTGGAAGACAATTCAGACATTTCAGAAAGATTTGTATCTGGACAGTTTACTCGAATGTCGATAGGCATAAACATTGATGATGCTTATTTATTTGATGTTAGAGTGCGTCATAACACTCGCATTGCTGAGGTTGATTTACAATTGGAAGATGACGAGAATACCAGGGAACTGGTTATGGAAATCGGTGAAAATGGTATAACCTCGATAGGATGATTAACGTGATAAAATAAATAATAGGAGATTAAAGATGGCTAGAACAACACCTAGAATAGATATTTTAGAGAGAGATGAAACCACTGCCGGTGCATCTGCTGCTAGCACTGATGTAGTGTATGTTCCTGGGTTTGCTGATACAAACGCCAATTATATAATTTATAAAAAGTCTGGGGAAGGACCTGATGAATTCACCAGAGGTAGTGTTGCTACTGACGATGGTGGTGATACTTTATTATTACCTACGGCTGCAAATATTAATATTCTTCGAAAGGGAGCTGATTTTCCTTGTTTTGCTTGCAACACAGTTGACCAAATAACCTGGAGATGCGTTGCAGAAATAAGTGGCGAAGCTGAGCATTACACTTGGGAATCTACATATTTAGATAAGGAAGGCGTTGCACAGCCTATCCCTTATGTAGTACCTGCTCCGGAAAATGTGCCCACATTGTGCTCTTCTTTGATGGAGTTTGAGGCATATTTCGGTAAAACACCTTATCGTTTTACAGAAGATCAAAGTGTGGAGGGGATGTTTGAAGCAAATGCTTCTATGCCTGGTGCTAAGTATATGTATAGAGCAGGAGACTATGAAAAGTCCTATACATATGCAAAAGAATTAGTACGTTTGGGACTCCCTGTAATATACGAAAATATTGTTTCTCGTGGCGAGACAACTTTGACATATGATGCCTCAAATTTTGTATACGGCAGAAGAGGAAGAAATATTACATTAAATGTGACAGATACCGCTGCATTTGGTGCCAAGTTGGGAAATATTGGTACCGATACAGTTACTGTTACAGTAAATCCTACTTCCACTGAGGGTACTTATGTTATTGTAAGTTATACTAATGGAGGTGGGACATCCGTAGGTGTAAATCAGCAAATAGCTGGTGCCATTGAAGTTGTTGGTACTGATAAACCTGTTGTTGGAGATTCTGCAACATTTGATGTTACAAAAACAGGTGACAGTGCTTATACTTGTATCTTTAAGACATATACATATGCACCTAAGATAGCAATCTCTATAGATGAGGGCGACTTAGAAGCTTATTTGCAAAAAAATAAGCCTGCAAAAGCAGACAGCTACACAGTTCAATTTGATTTGATTTATACTGCTGAAGGATGGTCTTGGGCAAAGCAAGATGGGTCTGTTGCAGTTGTTGATTTAAATGATTTAGGAATTGTTTTAGATGAGCATTATGGTGTAGCAACTGGAGATACTATAAAATCAGGTGCCATTTATTATGGTGTATTCTATGAAAAGGCACTTCCCACGGTTAAGTATTTATATTCTAAATTATCTGAATGTTATAAAAATGAAGATAAATTAGCAGATAAGGGTGAATATTCTGTTAAGTATATTACTTCCGGTGCTTATCCGGTATATGAGTTAAAAAATGATGTTGTAACATCGATGATAGAATGTGCATATAAACGTGGTGATGCTTTTGCAATTATCGATCACTCAAATAATCCTGAAAGAAGTTTGAAAACCACTTCTACCAGTGGATCTGTATATGCTCATTTAAATGCATATCTTGATAATGATGGTGCTACAGGATTGCCTAATAGTGATGATTATACTACATTCGCAACAATGTTTACACCTTGGGCGACATATACGTGTACAACAGCTCCTGTGGGTTATCAGACAATCCTAATGCCTGCCTCTTACGGCTACCTCACGGCACTTGCTACATCCCTTGTGACAAATGCTAACTGGCTTGCAATAGCAGGTATCAACAGAGGATTACCTCCTACAATTGTTGCACTTAATACAATTGATAGATTAACAAACACAATTGCAGATTACTATCAGCCCAGAGATAATAGAGCATTAAATGCAATAACAAATGTTAAGCCTTACGGATTAACAATTTGGGGCAATAGAACTCTTGTCAAGAACGGTGATGGTAATTTAACTGCTAAGTCTTTCTTAAATATTAGATCTTTAGTATGTGATATAAAGAAAGTTGCTTATACTGCAGCAAAGAGTTTGTTATTTGAACAGAATACAGAAATTCTGTGGAATAAATTCAAAGCTTTGTTAACACCCACTTTGGATAAAATGACACATGGCTATGGTTTGAGCAGTTATAAGATAATTAAAGCAACAACAAGATACAATGGAGATCCTCTTGCTAAGGGTGAGATTGCAGCAGTGATTAAGATTTACCCTGTATATGCTGTGGAAGACTTTGAAATTACAGTTGTAATGTCTGACGAAGGTGTAGAAGTTGACTAATTAAATTGTTAAAATATTGTATACTGATTTGGGGATAAATTCCCTGAATCAGTATACATAAAGTGAAATTTATAAATAAATTTGCAAGAAAACTCTGAAATCTTTAGTTTCAGAGATGAATTGCATTGCGATTATTTCTCAACTTAAGAAATAATTAATTGTAGAAACGTTAGAAAATAAATCTCATTTTGGTAGCAATACCGAATATGTGATATTAATTAATAAATAATTTAAGGAGATATTGATATGCCTGAGAACGGTAAGTATTATTATAAAACCGCCAATGTAGATAGTAATTTACATCAAAAGGCTGACATGGAGCATGGCGCATATAATCTTGCGGTAAATCCTGAGTATTATGAAGTTCAAAGGGGTAATACTTTTGAGTTCTGTGTTTATGACTTGAACAACATCACAAGAGCTCCTGGTGCAGCCAATAGATATGCGGTAGCAAACGCAGAAGAAGTTATTAGGCTTTCTGTTGAAGCAGCTTTCGTGCCTCACTTCTCACAAGGATCGGTGCAGGTACAAAGAGGTAACACCACAATTAACTTTGCAGGTGTTCCTACATTCAGTTCTGGCGAATTAACATTGCAAGACTATATTGGTGCTGGTACTTTGGAAGCACTTATGGCTTGGCAGAATTGTTCGTTCAATGTTGAAACAGAAAAGGTTGGTCTTGCAAAAGACTACAAGAAGGAATGTACTCTTACAGAGTATACACCTACTTGGCAACCTGTTCGTCAATGGAGACTTTACGGATGTTGGCTTAGCAATCTATCTGAAACATCATTTTCTTACACTAATGGTGATAAGCATCAGATTACAGCAACAATCACATACGATTATGCTAAGCTTGAAGAAATGTCTGAAGTAACAACCTAAAAAGATAAATTAAAATCTACTACCCCTCGTTTACAATACGGGGGGTAGAATAGAAAAATTGAGAAGGAGTGCTCATGTATTTACAAGAGGTTTTTGAAGTACACAATGAATTAAATCCGTTGTTGTGGGACAAAAATAATAAACTTCATGAAGATGTAAAAACAAAAATTGTAAATATTGTTAATCAATTTTTGGCTTCAATAGATCTTGATATTCAAGCAATTGATGTAGTAATTGTTGGATCAAATGCTTCTTATAACTATACGAGCACATCCGATATTGATGTTCATATTATAACTAACTATATGGATATTAATGCTGACACCGAAATTGTTACATTGCTATTTAATCAGTTAAGATCTAAATTTAATTCCACATATGATATAACCATTCATGGATTAGATGTTGAGTTATATGTGGAAGATGTAAACACCTCTGTTACATCTAACGGTATATATTCGATTATATATGATTCTTGGATAAAATTTCCTAAAAAATTAACTTCTATTCCTAAATATGATATTTCTCAAGAATTTTCTGAGTGGCAAGACAGAATTGATGTGGCTATTAGAAGTGAAAACAGCAGTTTTATAAAACAAGTAATAGATATGCTGTATTTAATTCGTAAAAATTCTATTGCTGCAGATGGGGAATATGGTAAAGGAAATCAATTATTTAAGGAAATACGTTCTGTAGGATTACTTAAGAAATTAAAAGATGCTTACTCTGATGCTGTTTCAAAGGAATTATCTCTTGAAAAAATGAAGTTTGATAATAGTAATAAAGTATTACTTAAGGAAGCATCTAGAAATCAACTATTAACAAAATCAAAAACTACCACAGCAGGAAAGAAAAGATTTAAACAACGTGTAAAGTCAAGAGTTGCAACCACAGTAAAACAATATAATAGTATTGATATGAATAAGTTGTTTAAAGATAATATTTTTTCTGTTGATATTGATGTACAAGGCGAAACAAATAAATATACGGTTAAAATAAGTTTCGGTGGATTTTTGGATATTTTACATGATCAGTTAAAACAATTTAATAGTAATAAAGTTGATTTAAGAATGATTACCAGATCTCTTATTACTGGTTTTAATCGTGGTGATGTTTATATACATTGTACTTGTCCAGATTTTAAATATGTTTATTCTTACGTGGCTACAAAAGATGATACTAACAGTGGTGAACCTGAAAATATTCCTGCACGAATAAGAAACCCACAGGACAATAAAGGTAGCGGTTGTAAACACACTTTATTGGTTCTTAGTAATTCAGCTTGGTTAATAAAATGTGCCAGCGTTATTAATAATTATATTAAATATATGGAAAAACACGAGAAAAAATTATATCAAACTGTAATTTATCCTGCCATCTATCAAAAAGAATATGAAGAGCCCGCAAAAGAAGCTAACAATGTGGTGAATACAGAAGAAACAACTGAAACAAATTAAAAAATAAATTCTAATAAGAAATCTCTCAAAATATTGTATATAATAATAGTATACACAGATAAATTTATTTGAGGAGATTTTTATGGCAGATTACACTTTAAGGGGAACATATACCCTTCCTTCTTTGGGAAAAATTTATGGCGTGGATGATATAAACCCTGAGATAACTCTCAGATCGATGACAACTGTTGAGGAAATGAGAAGGCTTAATCATTCTGATAGAGTTTATCAGATAATGGCCGAAATCATTGATGATTGTATTGTAGATAACCAATTACCGCTATCAACTTATGATATGTGTTTGGCAGATTACCAATTTTTGTTGCATAAACTTAGAGTAGTTACTTATGGTAATATGTACAAAATTAGTTCTATTTGCCCTTATTGTGGTGCTACAAATACTACATCAATAGACCTTGACAGTCTTAAAGTTAAATATTTTAATGAAGAAGATTATAAGAAATACAGTGAATTAGATCTTCCTCAGACTAAAAAGCATATTAAACTTAGAATGCAGACTCCAAGGATGATAGATGGTGTAACAGTACGTGCAAAAGAGCAACGTAAGAAAACTCCTGACATTGTTGGAGATCCTGCATTTCTTTTTACTTTGGAAGCTTTAATTGCAGAGATTGACGGAGTTAAACCAGATCCTATGACATTATCTAATTTTGTTAGATCTTTGCCAATGATGGATGCAAATTATATATTAAAATATTCACAAAAACTTATGGGGGTAGCGGGACTGGAAACCGATTTGGAAATTCCTTGTTCTGTATGTGGGTTGGAATATGAGTCCTCCTTTCGTACAACCGGAGAATTTTTTGGACCCTCAATTGACTGAGGATGGTAGACCTTACGGTCCTCAAAGATATAAAGAAATAGTTAAAGAGAGATATTATATTTCTAAATATTGTAATACTTCATATAATGAAGCAGGGGAAACAACCCCAACAGAGAGAAGATATCTATTAGAATTTATTACAGACGAATTGCAGAAACAAAAAGAAATGATTGAAAAATCTAAGAAAAAGAAATGATATTTTTAGGAGAGGCATTACTAAATGGCTAATAATAGATTAAAAGAGGGAGAAGTAGTCAATATAGCAAAAGTTGGCGTGGATTTTGGCTACTATTTAGACGCTGTTGATCAATTAGGAAAACAATTAACAGATTCAATAGCAAAATCTTTAGGTGAGCAACAAAAAGCTGTTAATAAGGTGATGTCTACAATTACTAAAAATCTCACCGAAGATCAGAAGAAGAGAGTTGATGAGATTGCTGAAGCAGCTAAAAGTTTTAGTGAATTTAAGAAGAAGTTAAAAAGTAAAAAAATTACTCTCGATATTGATGATGAGGCATCTTTTGCTAAAGTTTACAATCAAGAAAAACAACTAACAAAAAAATTAACTGAGGCAAAGAAAAAAGCACAACAGGAAAATGCTGAGATAGAAAAAAAATTATATGATGAAAGATGGAAGCGGTCATCTGACGGTGAGAGACAATTGATGAAGGAGCAAGAAGTTGCGATTCTTCAAAAGTATCGAACGGAACAAGAACAAGTTGAAGAAGTGAATAAGGCAAAATTGCTTGTACTTGATGAAGAGCGACAGTCTATCATGAATAATTCTAAGATAACTCAGAAGGAAAGGGAGAAACAGTTAAAGGCTGTTGAGAAAGAAGCTGCAAAAATAACGGAAGCTATTGCAAAAGCGAATAAAGAGGCAACGACAGCTGCTGCTCAAGAAGCTGGTGCAGCAGCAGAAGCTTTCCAATATAAAGTAAAAGCTGAAGCTGAGTCAACGATAGAGTCCACACATGAATTGGCAAACAAAATACATAATGGTGCCACCAATAATGACTTTCGTTTACAAGATCGTTGGGGTAAAACTTTGACAGCTAAAGAACGAGCAGCTAACAGTGAAAAGTTAGCAGGTCAAGCAAAAGCAGCAAAAGAATCTCTTAAAGACAAGCAGGAACAAAATGAGGCAGAAGCAGCAAAATTATTGGCAAAAAATGGGGGATCCGTAAAATCAATGTCTCCAGAAGATAGGGCCACATATGAGGCTTTGATAGAGGCTAATGGTATGCTTGGTGATCAAATAGAAGAGTTAACAAAAGTTGAGGACGAAGCAAATAAAGCCGCTAACAAGGATAACCAAAAAGCAAAAACTTTAGCAAATATATCTAAGATTATAAATAATGGTATTGAAAATACAGAAGAACAAATAACTAATGCCATAAATTCATTTTATCAGTATCAGGCAAAGATGGAAGCCAGACTTCAAGGTTCTGAAAAGAATTATGGTGATAGTCTTAGATTGATCACTCAAAATATAGGATTAAGTCCTAACATAAAGCAACGAGACGTTGCAACAAAATTACAAGCACTGATAGAAAGCGGTATTGCATATGATGTTGAAGCGAGAGCCTATTTAAGTGTTATAGCAGAAGATATCGCTTCTACATTTGATGCCACCAATGCTACATTAAATAGAATGATTCGGTTGCAACAAGCGGACACAACCGCAAGCCGTTTGGGTATGGAGGCTTATTTAACGAGATTTTATAATAAACTATTTTCCGACACTAGTTATTTAACAGATCAGTTTGATAATGTTACAGATGCAATTTTTGAGGCAAGCGCTAATTTAGAAAAAGCACAATCTGTAGAATTCGAATATGCAGTACAAAAATGGTTGGGTGCTTTGTATTCATTGGGATTATCCTCTTCCACAGTAAATACAATAGCTCAGGGATTAAATTATTTAGGTACAGGAGATGTGGAAGCATTAAATAGTAATTCCCAATTAACAACTTTATTTGGAATGAGTGCATCAAAGGCTGGAATACCCTATGCAGAAATTTTGACCAATGGGCTGGATGCATCCGGAACCAATAAATTATTGGAGGCAATGGTTAAATATCTAAAAGAAATTGCCGAACAGACCGTAGACAATAATGTTGTTGCAAAATCATATGCTAATATTTTAGGTATTACAACATCCGATTTAAAAGTTATGCAATCATTAGATTCTACAACTATAAATTCTATTGCAAACAATATGATGGAGTATAAAGATACTTTATCAGAATTAAATTATCAAATGTCACAGATAAGCAAGCGTGTGCATCTTAGTACTAAGTTGAGCACGTTGGGTGATAATGCACTTTTAACAGCCGCCTTAAATGTGGGGGATAGTAAGATATTGTATCCGTTGTGGTGGGCAACAAACATAATGAAGGGGATAACTGGAGGTATTGATATTCCTGCAGCTTATTTTGCAGGTACAGGTCTCGATATAAAGGCCACCGTGGAAGATCTTATGCTGACAGGAATTGCCGGTGCCGGAATGCTGAGCTCATTATTAAGAGCATTAGGTAGTGGGGTTTCGTCCCCATTTGGTACAACAGATTTATCTAAGTGGGGGTATGAGGAAAAACTGTCTCGTGGGACAGTTCCTACAATCGGAAATCGAGGGGTACAACAAGGATTTTCTAGCAGTGAGGATTATAGTAGTACTACAAGCGGTAGTGGTGAAGATATAGAAAGCTCAACAATAGCATCTGCAGCGGAAAGTTCTAAAAAGAAAACCAGTATTACAAACACATCTGGTGGTGCAAAAGCAGAACATACGTTAGATGACATCTATGAAGCATTATTTGAAGATCAAATTCCGATCTCCGTAAAACTCGCTTACGATTCAGAAGACGTATTAAGTAAAATTTATGGTTCATTGTTTGAGGATAGGAAAGCCGTTCTTGCCGAAGTTTATGGTTCATCCGGTTCTGGGGATGGCTCAGACACTATTTCATCACAAAGCTATTTCAGTAGATCAATGGGTGATTCTACTGTCTCACTACAAACAACTGCACAGGCAGTGACAGAATCCACATCATACAATGCATCTAGTGCAAGTAGTTTACAGCAAACACTAACAAAAATAAATCAATTAACTGAAGATGGAGAGACATCTTTAAGCGTCAATGTAAAAAATGTTCCTAATATGACGCTTTCAGGTATATCTGATGATGTTAAAAATGAAATAAAATCATACATAGAAGATAAATTAAAAGATTTATTATCCGAGGCAATTTCTTCTGGTATGTCATTCACTGATGAAGAAGATTCATCCGCACTCAGTATTCAAGGGATGCTGAAAAATATTATGGACAATGTTGGTTTAACACAATCCAATGCAAGTGATATTTCAAATCAGATGGGTTCACTAATGTTTAGAACAAATATGTAAGGAGGAGGGAGTTAAAATGTTTCAAAAGTTTTTTACTAACACAATTGAGAGCAAATTTATAAAATATTTACTTTCTAAAACTCCTTTGCCTTTATATCCAACGATTTCTGACGGCGATTATATGGTAAAAGATTGTATATATATCTATCGAACAAGCATAATAAAATGCAAAAAAAGTGGATATATATACAACTCAGCCACAAAAGCCCCCACAGCAAATGCACAATTGGTCGTTGGTAATAATTTAATTGTTGGTGCAGGATATAATTATGGTGATTACGAGGTGGTTGCACCTTACACTTTCGGAGAAGATACATTACAAATAACTGAAAAAATAAAATCAAATGTTTCTTATTATGATCCCGAGACACATTATTATTTAGGAAAATATTTGAGATGCTATCGAGACATTTATGGTATTGATTTAATGCCGTTTTATAATTGTTTTAATTATAAAATATTTACTGATTTTTATCTTTATCGTGGGGATCCCGAAGATACTGTTAATGTCCACGGCTACATAAAAGAAAAAAATTCTAAATATAAATTAATTGCTATCCCTATAAAATATAATAAAACATATACAATTGCAATAGATTGTGCTTTTCCTGTACTAATGAAAAGTGTTTTATATGGCAACTTAGGGATGGTTCAAGACACAGGATATAGTGGCTATTTAACGGACTATTTATATGAGGGTGTAAAAAACATTAATGGTGAAAAATCTTTAATAAAAGTTAAATCTGTTAATTCATTGAACTATCTTAAGCCAATAACCTATTGTTGCAAAAATACCAAAACGGAAGCAAGAAATAGATTACTACAAGACTATCCTGAAAATTATATCACAGATGCAATGGTGGATGAAGATTTAAAACTTTATCAAAACAAAGAAAAATATTTGTATTTAGTAATACAACTCCCTGTTTCAAACAGATCATCCATTACGGTGCTTGAAGGAGATTATACTAAAACATATAATACTTCAAAATTAAATGGTGAAGATATTGAATCCCTTGGAGATAGAGAAGTAAATAAAATATTATTGAGTAAACTTTCTCTTTTAATGATAAATACTAAAAATATTTATGCGTTCAGTGATAGATTAATTGAATATTTACTATTAAATGTCATAGATTATCAAGATGAAATTTCTAAAAATACTCTAAGAGCACAAACATATATGGGTTTATTAGCAAAAACAGGTATTCAACCCGGAGTGTTTGATGTAAAAACTCGATATTATTTATTTAAAAAATATATGGAGGAAAATGATAATATAGGGTATGATATTACAGGATTTGTAGATAAGGATATGGAAAAGTTTATAACGAGGGGGTATGATGTATGAGTTTAGAATCTGTAGCAGGTAAAAGCATACAAGATATTGCTCTTGGAAGAAGTGGAAGAGAGAAGACTGTTGGATTTATAACAATTGATAACTATATTTATTTATATCATACAAAAACCCTTATTTCATTGCAGACATTTCCTGCGAATATCAATGACAATCTGTCTGTGAACTTCAGCAACTACACTCCTTTGACGAGAACTGCACCGATATATTCTTATATATCTTCAGGTCCTCGTCAAATGCAGATTGATTTAAAGCTTCACAGAGATATGTTTGGAGAGATAAGGACATATGATAGTAATTTAAATATTGTTCAAAATCTTAATAGTTTGACGAATATGAATGACGATTATATTGACACAATTATTCGTGAAATTCAAGCCGCTGCATTGCCAAGATATAATTCATCAGAAAAAATGGTGGATCCTCCAATAGTTGCAATAAGATTTGGTGATGACATTTTTTGTAAAGGTGTCGTTACAAGTAGTGTGGGTGTTTCTTATAGTGGTCCCATACTTGAAACAAATAAATATGCTTGTGTTAACATTAGTTTTCAAATAAGTGAAATAGATCCCTATGATGCTGACACAATTATGCAATTCGGTGGGTTTAGAGGATTTTCCACAGATTTAGAACGTAACGTATTTAAAAATACCAATTCAGGTGGCTCTGTCGGCGGAGCAACAAAGAGAACCCCTTCAAGACCTACCAGACAATTTACTACCAATCAGAGGTATTAAAGATGCGTAGATTGATAAATAAACAATATAGAACATATAATAAACTATCCAGATATACAACTGTCCCCTTTTATTATGATAAATTAAATAATAAATATGTTTATGGGACATCCACCTATTTAAATGATACCACTGCATACTCAATTTATGAGGTAAAACGTGGGGACACATTAGATAAATTGGCATTATACTTTTATAATAATCCAACATATTTTTGGATAATATGTTCTTTTAATAGAATTCAAGACCCGTGTGCGGAATTAAAAATTGGTGAAAAACTAAAAATTCCTACAATGTCAGTGATTGAGTTCAATGAGTGAAGAAAGGAAATAATGATATGGCAGACAACAATAATATTTTTAATTATGGTGCCTCATTAGTTTCCAGTCAAAATAAAGTTCAAAGTCCATTCATAATTGTAAAAATAGGTAAATATACTTTCGGTCATTGTCAGAAAAAAGAACAAAAAACACGATTTCAATCAACGTATAAGATAACTTATCCGAACTATATGGATTCGTTGAATGTAACGAAAGTAAATGGGACAGTAAATGTTTATAGATTAACTATGACATATGCTGTTACAAACACAGATGACCCAAATATGTTAGATAAAGTATTTTCCTCAATCTCTAAATCACGTGAAATTACTCTAACATATGGTGACTGGGAGCTTCCAACATACATATATAAAGAAGAAAAGGCATTAATTACAAAAGTAACAACAAGAATAAGTCTTGAACAAGCAAGAATTTCTTACGAAATTAATTGTACCAGTACAGCATTATCTTTACAGTCAGGCGTGTATAATTTCCCCGCATTTAAAGATAAGCCAAGTAATATAATAAAAAATTTATTATTTAATAAATCCTATGGTTTAACAGATCTATTTAAAGGAATGATAAATAAATCTGTGGTTTTATCTAAAGGTTTAATTGCAAGTGATGACAAGGTTGTCAGTATTCCAGCAAAAAATAGTACAAATATTTTAGATTATATCAGCTTTTTAGTAAGTTATATGACATGTGTCTCTGATTCGTCTGATAGTAATTTGAAATCAAATGTTTATTATTGGTATATTTGTGATGATACCAATTTTGAACTGGGCGGCAATTATTTTAAAGTTGTAAGGGTAAATGCGAGAGCGGCAACACCAAGTGCTTACTACAATGCATATGAAATTGATATTGGTTATCCGTCCGCAAATAATATCATGAATTTTTCTGTTACACAGGATGATTCGTGGGCAATATTATATGATTATTCACAAAACATAAAAATGCCAGAATATTCATACACAATTAATAATAAGGGAGAACTGGAACAATATTATTCTCCAACAGTTTCAAACTCTGGTAAATATTTTATTACCACTGAAGCAGATAAAACTTGGTGGACAAAGATGACACAATTTCCTATACAGGCAACATTGACAATACAAGGATTGTTAAGACCTTCTACACTAATGTCCTATGTTAAAGTAAATGTGTATTTTTATTCTCATAAGCATGTTTCTAGTGGCTTATATATAATAACAAAACAAGTTGATGACATTGGGGATAGTGGTTATAAAACAACTCTTTCATTAACAAGAATTGGTGCAGATTCTGATTCGAAGGTTGGGTAAAAATGATAACAAGAGGAATAGTAGAAAAATTACTTGATAGATATACTATAAAGGTAAGAATGCCTTTATTAAATAGGATGAAACAAAATTCAAGTAGTATACTTTCAGATGATTTAAATGAGGCAGTTGTAAGTGTGCCACCAAATTTTGATCCAAATATAAATGTTGGGGATGTTGTCTTTGTTGCGTTTGAAGATAATAATTTTGGTAAGCCGGTTGTTATAGGTTATTTATATAGATCTAATATGACACCTACCTATGGAGATATTATCTTAAATTCAGTTAATGTAAAAATTGCTGCCAATTTAAGTGCTGATACTACTATTGGAGATGTTTCAAGTACAAATATCAGTTATTTAAAGGGTGTTACATCTAATATTCAAGGGCAATTAGATTCATTAAAAGACTCAGATACAATTTTATCGAATGCTTTTGTTGAATGGACAAAAAGTGGAGATCCAGATAAAATTGTAAATGCAGTTAGCATAAATGATGAAAAAATTGAAACAATTGCTCATGTTGCACCAATAAATTTTGATGAAAATGTTTTTTATGGTAAATTAAATGAAAAAACAGGATATTTATCTCGAATTTATTTTAAATATTTAAATTATGGCGGTGAAATCTCAAAGGTTTCGGATTTAGATAGATTACAAATAACGGATGTTGGTAGATTCTATAAAATTAGTCAAAAAATAAAATATAATGATATCAGTTATTATGCCGGAGACTATATTTTATTAATAAATGTAGACACAAAAAATGTTAAATATTTTACCAAAATTAATGGTTCAAATATTGTTCCTGGTGATGGAATTAATTTTATAGAAGATTCAGCAGGATTAAAAATATCCCACTATGATTCTTTGGGTAAGGGTTCAGAAAATAGTGGAAGAACTTATATTCAAAGTATAGTAGTTGATAAGTTTGGGCATGTTATAGATGTTGGTACCGGAACTGAGACGGCAGAGAATACACATTATACAGTGGATGTACAAGTAGAAAATACTAATGATCCTACAGTTAAATTTGTTGAAAATAATTCCACAAGCAGTGAAATTAAATTTGTAGGTAAAGGTTCCTCAGTCATAAGTGGCAAAGATAAAGAAATTACAATAACTACTGATGTTAAAGTTGAAGATATTAAACAATCTGAAGATATTACTATAATTTTAGATTGTCGGCATTTTAGGTAAAATGTTAAATGTATAGTCAATTTATTTTGTAAAATTGACTAAATTAAATGTTAAATAAATTTTTGAAGATAAAATTGTATATATTGTTAAGATTTAGAGTTATTAATTTTTATAAATTTTAAGGGGTAAATGATGGCTTCACAAGAGTTTATAACTAGAATACAGGAAAAAACGGACACCTCTGAAAATTGGGCGAAAGTCGAATCTACTTTCGTACCATTGTACGGTGAATTAATTATCTATTCAGATTTGGGTAGAATGAAGGTGGGCGATGGTGTTACTACGTTGAAAGCATTGTCGTGGCCTCTCGGTATTATTGGTCCTACAGGATCTCGTGGGGAAACGGGTCCTAAAGGCCCTACCGGTGCACCGGGCAGTACAGGCTATATGGGCGCCGTGAATGCTGCAACATCTAAAATATATGTTTCTGGAGTAAGTTCTGCAGGAGCATCTACACTTTACTGTAATACGTCTGTATACTGTTCTGGTTCAGTTTTATATGGAGCTGCTTGGAACGACTATGCCGAGTTTAGAAATACCAAAGAAAAAATTGAGCCTGGAAGATGCGTGGCAGAAAATGGGGATGGTACATTATCCATTAGTACCAATAGATTGATTCCTGGTTGTGATGTTGTATCCGATACTTTTGGTTATGCTATTGGCAAAACAGATGTTGCAACAACTCCTTTAGCAATGACAGGTAGAGTTCTTGCATATCCTTATGAGGATAGAGATAGTTACAAGCCTGGGGATGCAGTGTGCTCAGGACCTAATGGAACAATTTCTAAAATGACAAGAAAAGAAATAATTAATTATCCTGATAGAATTATTGGAACAGTTTCTGAGATTCCTACATATGATACATGGGGAGCAGGTAATGTATCAGTCAATGGTAGAATTTGGATAAGAATTAGATAAATTAAGATTGTACCCCACAATATTATTTATTGTGGGGTATAGTTTTTAGGAGGATTTATGGCAGAAAAAACATTTATTACTAAATGCATGCAAAATATTGCAACAAAAGAACAGTGGGACACAATAGCACCGACATATGTTCCATTAAATGGAGAATTAATTTTTTATTCGAATATAAATAATTTTAAAGTGGGAGACGGAATTACAACACTAGATAAATTGAAGTTTTATTTAACAACTTATCCTACGGAGGAAGGTAAATATAATTTAGTTATTTCTGGTTCTGGAGACGTTTCCTGGGAAAAAATACAATCATAAAAATTGTATAAATAATAAGAGGAGAATAAAATGTATTCTATAAACTTTCCTAAAATGTTCACTTCCGCCAAAACACTATTGGTAGAAGATCATGATGCTATCCTTTCAAATTTGAAATTACTACTCGCATCAGATAGGACAGCATTATTTGGTGATCCTTATTATGGTACAGAATTAAAAAAATTTATATATGAACAAAACAATTCTATTTTAAAAGATTTAGTAATAGATGAAATTTATGAAACCATTATTCTGTTTTTACCACAAATCTATTTATCAAGATCTGATATTAATGTTACCTCAGATGGTGTAGATTTATTTGCTACCATAAGATGTACTTATTATTTAGATCAAAAATCTGATTTATATGAAATTAATCTCACTAATGTTGAGGAAATTTAATGAAGAGGTATTTAAATGGCACAATCTGAATATATAAATCCTTTATCTAATATTTCTTATGTAAATAAAGATTTTCAGTCTATTTATCCTGAATTATTAGATTTAGTTAAAAAAATATCCTATAAATGGGATCCCACAATTTCTGATGAAAGTGATCCCGGAGTTATATTATTAAAATTATGCGCCATCATTGCTGATAAAAATAACTTTAATATAGATAGTAATACTTTAGAATGTTTCCCTGAAACAGTTGCTCAAATTTATAATGCAAGACCTCTTTTTGAGCAGTTGGGATATTCAATGAAGTGGTATATGTCTGCGAAAACCGTTGTTTCTATGAAGTGGGTTGGTAATATAGATAAAGATAATACATCTTTGTCCTGCTCAATTCCAAATTTTACAATGGTTTCAGATTCTGGTAATTCCATAGTATTTACATTAATTACTGATGTGCAACTCCCGTTAAACGGGGACACAGTTGATGTGGAAGCTTTACAGGGTGTAATTACAGATTATACTGTTAATGGTGATACTTTAATTACATCCTCCAATTTAGATTCAAATAATAGATTGTATTTTCCTGATATAAATGTTGCTGAAAACGGAATATTTATAAATAATTATGGTGTTGAAAATTATAATGATTGGAAAAAGGTAGATAATTTATCTGTTGAAGAATTTAATTCCAAAGTCTATAAATTTGGTGTCAGCAAGGATGGGAGCAGTTGTTATATAGAGTTCCCGGAGGATATAGAAGATTTAATTGGACAAGGAATTAATGTTAAATATATTTTATCTAATGGCTATGAAGGAAATATTGCTACTTCAGTACTTGAACAGTTTTATAATGAAGTTATTGTTACAGATCCCTCTGATGGAACACAAACTATTATATTAAATTCAGAAAATGTAAAAATAACAAATAGTTCTTATACTACAAATGGTAAAGATGCTGAAAGTATTGATGAGGCTTATAATAATTACAAAAAAACTATTGGTGTATTTAATACCTTAGTATCTTGCCACGACTATGAAAGTTATATTAATCGATTAAATAAGGTGTCTAACTGTGTTGTTTCTGATAGGACAGATGATATTCAATGCAGTTATCATGTGATGTCTGAATCAAGTGGCATAAATAGACGTATTTTACAGGTTGCTCGTAAGTTAATTGAATCAATTACACTTGGTGGCGGTGAGAGCTTAAATGGTATAATTCCTTCAAAACTTTCTGAGGATACAAGTGAGATTCGAGAAGTTTTAAAAGCATCTAAGCAAGACGTTACTGACACCGAAATAGAAGCAGATAAAGATAAAGGAATATTACAAGCACAACTGACAGAAGAATCTAGATCATTTGATATCTATGAAGATAAGATGCTTGCATTTGATTTAAAATTATATGCTTTACAGTGGGCTGATGTTACAAATAATTATTTATATTATAATTCAACTTTTAATATAATTCCATATGCGGAATTCCATAAAGACATTTATACAGTGGAACAGGAAATAGTAGATAGCGAATACGGTGATTTATCAGAGGTAAAATGTGTACAGCACAATTTTAAATATCATGAGAATGATAAAATATGCATTTTAAAGAATAAATATCCAATTATAGCTAAAATCATTCCTCAATATAAATTAACAGATTTGCAACGTTCTGATGTGGAGGATAATATAAAAATAGCATTATATAATGCTTTGAATTCTAGGCAGATATCTTTCGGTGAGAGTATTAATTATGATAAAGTATTTGATACTATTACTGGTGCTGACGAACGTATTAAATCTATTTCTTTGGATACAATTGATTATACTACTTATGCAGTATATTTTGATGCAGAAAGTAAAGAAAATCAATACAAAGAGGTTGCGATAAGCGACGGATTTGAAAAAGAGTATATTACAGGTAAATATGATGAAAACGCACCTCATCACTTTATATTAGATGACCCGAAAAAGGAGTTCAATTCCTCTTATTTATATATAGATACTAAAAGTTATGCATCTGATATATCTGAGGAGGATGTGTCAATTTATAATGATATTGTTCCGATGGAGATTTCAGAGGATAATCTTTCAAAGACAGATAAAAATGAAAAACCGCTGTCTGAAACAATAAATCCTTTTAACTATGCTATTCGCGATTTAGAATCAGATCTTTTGAATAACAATAAAAAAATAGGCATAAATAGTGCTCGTATAACTAAGGATGAATCCTATGTTGAGCCAGGTGTCTATGGATATATTTCCAATTTTGTTTATAGATATAATCCCAAGACAAAGAATGTTGAATTGTATTCTTCAAAAATAAATGGATTTAGAGAGGAAATATATGCTAAATCTGTATTAAATGGTAATACTCAATTGTTATTACCTGATGATACATACACATATAGCTTAGATCAAGTTGCAGAAAATATCATCACAGATGTTACAAAATTATCAACAAGTGTTAAAATAGATGCTCAAAATACATCGAATGTCTCATTAACAAATGTAAAGTTTGATACTGTTAACATAGAAGAGGGTAGATATGAAGCAACGATTGAAAATCCTGAATATATATCTAATGGTTCTTTAACACTACAATTATCAGTTATAAATTCGTCAGGCACAGAAGAAATTTTACAAATTTATAGTTCTTATGATACTGATAACTCATCTATTATAAGAAAAGAGAGCTCTCGTTTGTACACATATGATTCTAATATAGATGTTGGTATGTTATCTTATCAAAACGGAACATCTCCAAATTTGATTTTACAATTAACTGGATACACCCCAAATAGTACAGATGCTGATGGCAATTTAATAATTAATACTGTTAATTATAAGAAAATTGAAAAAATTTCTACAACTGCCCCCGCAACATATGCATTAAGAGATAATGAAACTATTCAAATATATGCTCCTAGTTTAATTACTGAAGAAACATATGCAAATTATGTAAAATATCAATATCAAATTAATAATGATTCTGATGATCATAGAGTTATTCCTGCAAATACAGAATATAAACTTCGTGAAAATGAAAGCATAACATTCTATTGGAGAGAAGATGATGATTCTGATTATTCATATCATAAATATGGGGCAGGAACGATTATAAAAGCATCCTTTGCGTTAAAATATGAGAACATTTCTAAAACTGAAAGACGAACTGAGGGAGAAGATATTTATGTTTCTTATTATGTTGGGCAAGAGTTGAGCAACGGAGAGGGCATTGTACCTGATACTTCTCGAACATTTTATCTGAAAAATGTGCTGACAAGTTATACTTTAAATGAATATATTGCAACATTAATTGAAGACAAGTATGTATTGTCAGGCACCCAATCCATTGAAGAGAGGGTAATAAATTCAGTTAGTATAAAAAATTCAAGTCCTAATTGTTATTGGATATTAAATACAATAACATCCAATGATACATATATGTTGTTTCCTAAATATGATGCAAAATTAGATAACTATCAAGAATCTACACAGTATATTTTAAAAACTGGTGAATATTTTATTTATCCTAATGCATCAAATACCTCTTTGGTTGTTTTAGGGGCTGGTACTAAAATTGATAGACGGAAAACTGGTGGCAGTACTGAATTACCTGCTTGGGAAGTGTCTGCCCTTGAATATGACGATATAATAGTTAATGGCAATAGTTTTTTAACTGATATGTGGTTTACAATTCCATCCAATGTGGAAGTATTTGCAACGGAAATGCAATATTATACTTTTGGGGCAGGTACAACTGTTCAATTTTTACTGAATTCCAAGGCAGAGAGTTGTACAAGTGTGTCATTCGATGAAAATGGGTATGTTATATATGATATAACAACATCTGATGGTAAGGCATATCATGATTATTCAGACACAGAAAAACGAGAGTTAACATTGTCTGATTTTACGATTAAATATCGTGATGTAGATTCAAGTACTTTTAGTACTGTACCTACCATAGACATCGGAGATATAACTTCTCAACTTAGTAGCACAGCAACACGGAATTACACCGAGACTTCTGGCTGGGGAGGGAATTCTGTTTATTCAATAGATTGCTCCTCTGATAGATCTCAACGGATATTGTCAAGACAAAGCATAAGATGGATTGCTGGTTCAGATGAATCTGATGAGATAACTAATGGAATAGTTTACGGAGATGACAACAATCCTACTTATGTAAAATCAGGGCAAATACTAACCATTGAAGGTGGGACTAATATTGACGTTACCACAATCGATTCAAGTGGTGATATTACCCCTGCAAGTTTATATTTTTATAAACTAAATCGTTCAATTGATGAAGAAATTACCCAGACATCTAACAGCACATCACTTAAATATGTAAACAGTGGTGAAAGTGCCAAACAGGAAGCAAAAACATTCAGTTGTAAACTTCCTGATGGTACATATATTATTCCTTTTAAAGTTCCCTCTACGGGAGTTGAGAGTGTATCAATCCAGTTGAATGGTGAAAATTTATCGCCTATTAATGCTGATAAAATTGATGTGAAAAAGAGTAATATTTTCTACCTTGCTGTCAATTCTATTGTGGGAGAACAGCTAGATTTTGACGTGACGGTTATTGTTGAAGGCAAATCAACAATAACAGTTCAGTTTGGAAATGTCTTTAAATATACAACAACATCTGATTCTGATAGTTCAATAATCTTAACTGATGGTGATTTCTATCGGCTATTACAAAAAGTTAAAGAGTTAGATGTGAATAATAAATATAATTATACATATGTTGTGGATAAAGATGAGGAGATTAAAAATCCTTTAAATGCTGAATCATTTTTGGATTCAAATCACATTTTTAATAAATTCACAATATGTCAAATGAATACAGGCACTACAGATATTTATATAACAAATAAAATTAAGTAAAATGGAGGCATGTTAATGGCAATATTTAGATTACAGTCTAATGTTCCCGAAATTTATATTAATGAATCTCGTGATTTTCAATTACTGTGCCGCCTTTATGATTGTGTTTTAGGGGGTGTCAAATTAGATATTGACACCCTAGAAAACATCATTGATACTCGTAGCAGTAATAGTATTTTATTACAATTATTACGTTCTAAAATAGGTTATTTTACTGCTAATAATATCACGTCAGATGAACTGAGGATTGTGTTGGATGCATTTCCTACAATAATTAAAAATAAGGGATCTTTATTGGGTATAAAACAGGCTATCAACACGTTTTTAAAAGTTAAACATTTAAAGGGCGGAGCATACATAAACATTGTTAATGCTTCAAATTTAGATGATGAAAGCCCTTATACAATTAACATTGGGTTAGAATCGTCTGTAATTGATACTTCTATACTAGATTCTATATTTTATTATATTTTACCTACAGGTTATGATGTTTTTTATTATTTTTATTCAATAAGTTCTCCTGATGGTAAGTTAGATTTTGTGGATTCTCAGTACAAATTGGTGTTTTCAAATGATCAGATTGCCAATTCTGTTGAGGCACCTCCATTAAAGAAGAGAATTGCTAATTTTCCAGAATTAATTGTTGGCAGCGATGTTACATTTGAAGACGGTGAGACTGACAAGTTGGAGAACTGTGTTGGTATAATATTTATTTCATCTTCTGACAATTCTAGCAGATATTTAGATAAAAGAGATGACGGCACATTATTGTGGAAAGATGTTTTCGACCCTGAGAATTATCGTGAAGTGTCATTACTTGGTGTGTCTAAAAGTTCCCCTTTTTATCCACTTACAGATGTTAGCAATCCGGATATTTATACCACTGCAGACCCAAATGCTTGGGATGGAGATTATTTAACATCAAATTCTGTTTGCGGATATTATTATGATAAAAAGTTTTATTCTGATAGTGCTCATAAAAATCAAATAAAACCTTTAGGACAGAGTAATAAGTTGTTTTATTATGATATTTCCCATAAAAATTATTATGTATATACATCTTCATTTACAGGTAAAGAAGAATTTATTTTAATTGTTCATCAGGAGGATATAAGATGAGTCAAGATTTAGGATTTAATTATTTTGGCGATATTAATTTATATTATAGTTCACCCAAAGGTGTTCAATTGATTCATTCTCAGCATAATGCAGGAAGTAATTTATTATTTAAACAATTTTCTAAGGTGTTAGCGGGTGTTGCTGTGGATACAGTTGATTTACCAAAATATATAGACATTAGGTATAAAATTGGATCCGTTGTAAAATCTTGCCTGGTTGATATCATAGAAACAAATAAAAAGTATGGGTTTTATGATGATAAATATATGACAATAGTTGATGCCGTGCTTACATATGCTAATCTTATAAATGATATTTCTGCATATGATAACAGAACATATTTTTCTATCAATTTGCTGAGTGAAAATAAGGATTTATTAGCATCTTCACAGTTATCTTATGATTATTTAAATAGAATAAAACCAGGAACGCAGATGCTGATTGAGTGGAAATTGTATGTAACTAATCCAATGAGGTAATTTGAGATGGCAGAAACAAAAAATTTAAAAAGTAATGATATTGCAGTATTTCCTAGTATAAATAGAGCAGTTAATCCTAATCAAAATAGATTATTTACTGAGTATAATTTAACAAAATTAATCAATCAGTTAACTGATACAATATCTTTTGTAATAACAGATGTTTATTCCGGCAATTCCAAATTCGAGTTTAATATGAATGGATACTACTTTCATATAGATTCAGGTGAAAAAATAACGAGTTTATTTACAGATGATTTGTCGGAAACTTTACCGATATACATTATTGCAGAAATTTTAATAAATGATTCATTTGAATTAAATGGTTATGATGAAGAATTGAATTATACAGGCGTCTCTTTTAATATATATTCAGATGAAAATGCTGTGCAAGAAATATGGGATAATGGAAAAGCCACCACCACACAAGGTACAATTTATAGATTACCTATATTACACTATTTAACACAGAATAAATGGGAAATACCCTGGCAAAGTAAGATAAAATTTAAAAGTAAAAGTATTCAATCTATTGATGGTGGAGAAATATAATTAATATATATAACTAGTAATATATATAATATAATTAAATATATATTAATATATTATATACTAGTATAATTAATATAAATATTATTATTAAATATATATTATTATATATAATATAATTATTATAATATATAGTATTATAAATATATAAATTTTTGAAGAATTGAAGAGGATTTTTTATGGCTACGAAAAAAGTTGAGAAGATTGTTTGCCCACAATGTGGTATGGAATATTTACCGGCAGAAATTTATTTGCCTAATTATTTATTGGGCAAACCAACAAGAATTGTCAGAGATGAGAATGGTAAAATTCTTGACTATGATGGAATCGATATAGATACAAAAGAAAAATATACTTGTGATAAATGTCATACAACATTTAAAGTAAATGCAAAAATGCAATTTCATGCATCTTTTGATAAAGTTTCTAATTTTGACGAAGAGTATACGATGTCAACTCATAAAGACGTTTTCCATTTAGATGAAGAGGCAGAATAATTTATGATAAAAATTTCCGAAAGAGCTACAAGTAAACTCCCAGGAATAACATCTTTATTCATTTCTTTTAATTATAATAAAGATTATGTAGATAAAATTAAAACGTTAAGTAATAGTTATAATTTTGATAAAAAAGCTAAAGAATGGGAGTTTCCTCTTACTAGTTTATCATCTTTGTTGGATTATTTTGCGTTGCATGATGATGTAGATATTCAGTTATTGCCAGACACACCTAAAAAAAATGATATTTATGATAAAAAAGGCAATTTTAAAACTAAGCTTTTTGATTATCAAGAGCAGGGTGTGGAGTATGGTATCACACATCCAAGATGGTTATTGTTAGATTCTCCAGGTCTTGGAAAAAGTATTACTGCAATTTATATTGCCCAAGAACTAAAAAGATTAAAAAATATTGAGCATTGTTTAATTATTTGTGGTGTTAATACATTAAAAACAAACTGGATAAAAGAAATTAAAAAGCATTCCGATTTATCTGCTTGTATATTAGGGCAAAAAATAAGTAGACGGGGCAACGTTTCAATTGGTTCAGTCGAAGAAAGATTAAATCATTTAAAGAATCCAATAGAAGAATTTTTTGTAATTACTAATATTGAGACACTTCGTTCCGATGACATTGTTAAAGAGATTTTGTCAGGCAAAAATAATAAATTTGATATGATGGTTGTAGATGAAATTCATACTTGTGCTTCACCTACTTCACAACAATCTAAGGGGTTGCTAAAATTGACAAAAGCTCCGTATAGAATTGGTATGACAGGAACATTGCTAACGAATAATCCCTTATCCTCTTTTGTGCCACTGAAGTGGATAGGAGCAGAAAATGGTACATATACAAATTTTAAATATTATTATTGTGTTTATGGTGGTCTTTTTGGGCACGATTTATTGGGATTCCAAAATATGAATGTCTTAAAAGACCAGTTAGAAAAATATTCTTTACGTAGAACCAAAGGGTTATTGAATTTACCCCCCAAAACTGTGATAAATGAATATGTGGATATGAATCCACAGCAATATAAATTTTATAATGATATTAAAAAGGGTATAGTTGACGCCGTTGATAAAGTTACATTAGATACTTCAACAATTTTATCATTATTAACACGATTGAGACAGGCAACGGCTTGTCCTGCAATGCTAACAACTGAAGATATTTCTTCATCAAAAATAGACAGGGCTGTGGATTTAACATCACAGATATGCAGTGATGGCACTAGTAAAGTGGTTATATTTTCTACATATAAAGAAACGTGTAATCATTTAATGGAAAAGTTAAAAGAATTTAATCCATTATTATGCACAGGTGATGTAAATGACATGACAATATCCAAAAATGTTGATGCGTTTCAGTTAAATAATATCAATAAGGTGCTGGTATGTACTTGGAGTAAGTTAGGTACTGGGGTTACATTAAATAGGGCATCTACAGCTATATTTATTGATACTCCGTGGACACACAGCCAGATGACACAGGCAGAGGACAGGGTACATCGAATAGGCAGTAAAAATAATGTAACAATTTATAATTTAATTTGCAATTATACTGTTGACGAGAGAGTTAATAAAATTCTTAATGACAAAGAATTAATGAGTGAGTATATTATTGATGATAAAATGTCAGCATCAATGGCAGAAAAATTAAAAGAAATTATTTTAGATTTGGATAAATGATTTAAAGTCAGTGAATTTCACTGACTTTTTTCTTTATAAATTTTTTTAAAAAATATTGACAACTTTGATTTTAAGGTATATAATAAGACTGTCAGAAAAACAATAGAAAAATATTTACAAATGAAGATTGATTTTACTTGACAAATCATAAGTTTTAGGGTATAATAAAAGAAAAATATGTATGATGGTGAATAAGCATGTTAGATGAATATAAGAATTTATACTGTGAGTGCGCAAATAATTATATAAAAGGTTGGAAACAAATTGATAAAAACCAATTGTGTAATTTATATATAGAACACGAAAATGACAGTAAATTGTCTCAGGCATATTTGAGTGCAATAATTTATAAGTATTGGAAATTGATACCAAAATTTTATAGCATTAGTTATAATGTTGTACAACCAGAAGATGTATATGAGTGGCTTTTGAGTTCAATTTTATATGCTTTAAAACACAGGAGTTGGCTCAAAAAAGATAGCTCTATTTATATGGATAAGAATGGTCCAGATAAAGTTATAAATAGATGTATGAAATGTCGAAGATTTACTTATTATCAAGCCATCAATAGGAAGAAACGTAAGGGTGGCTTTGGAAATTTAAGTTTAGATCAAATGACAGATGAATTAAATGATAGTTTAAACTGTGTTGTTGATAAAGAAGATGCTGTAGATAGGACAACATCAGATTATGATTTTATGCTAAATGAATATATTAAATTTATTTACATACATGACTGTCCTTTTAATGCATTTGTTTTAGATATTATTGCATATAAAGACCCATTTGATAGTATAATTGGAGAGGATGGGCGAAAAACATTTAAATTTAATATTTTTAATGTTGTTGACATTTTTGGTGCAAGACGGAAGTTGTTATCGGAAAATGAAGAGGATAAACCAGTTGATTTGTTGTTTAATTTTGCAGACGATTTGCCACCGGAGGAAGACACCGAGTCAGAAAATGCTGATAATATTAAGGATGCAACAGAAAAGAAAAGAGATAGGGATATAAATAATAAAAATATAAATTTAACTTATCCTCCATATTTTTCTGCAAAATATGGTATAGAAATCGAAAGTGTGTGCAAAAATTGGGAAGAGTGTTGTTCTTTAAGTAACAAAGAGTTATTTGATAAAATTAGTGGTGCAATAGTTAATTTTTCTGCTTTAGATTATTTTAAAGTGGAATCAGGAAATCGGCAGCCAACAACTTTTGTGTACAAAATGAGTAAAAAAGATAGTGAGGCTTTGGTTGATATATGGTAAATTATAGATTGTTATTAACGACTGATGGTTATGGTAAATACAGCTATTTGATGGTTAAGATATTTGGGTTGAAGGGAGCAGTGTATTTTGAAGAGTTAATAAAACAGTCAATTGCTAAACAATCAGATATAGTTGCCCCTAAATATGCTGAAATAGAGAAGAATTTAGGTATTACTAAAGAGGAACAAGAAAAATTTTTATTGGCATTTAGCAGTGTAGGACTAATAAAAAAGGCAGATAAGCGAAGTTTTAATATTGATTTTGAAAAATATTTCTATATTACTACGGGACTTACAGAAGAAGAATTTGAAGTAATAAAACAGAGTGTTGTTATAAAAATGGAAGTATCTGCAGATAGAAAAACAACTAAGACAGAAGTTTTAAAAAATAAATTGAAAGCAAATGTTTTAGGGAATAACGAGGAATTAAGAAAACTTTATTTTAGATGGATTGAAGTTGTTGTTGACAAATTTGGATATATGACATCAGAAACAGTTATACTAGGGCAAAAGATGGCAAGTCAGGCATCTGCAGGGGTTGTAACAACTGAAAAAGCGATACTGGAGAAAGCAATTATTAATTCTTATAGGGATATGTCTTGGGCGATAAAATCATTTAAAGACACACTAACAATTGATGGAAATCTTGGTTCTGCTAAGCCTATTACTATTACAACAAATTCTGGTAGCACAAAAAAATTAAGTGAACAACCTGTAGATGAACTTATTTTTGGTGAAGTTATTTAATGATGGAGTGAGTAGATGATATTTAGTAAAGATTGTTATTTAAAAGCTGATTGTTATAGATGTAATGTTGCAAAAAAAGAGTGTGAGCCTTTTTGTCAAAAATTATTTAAAATAGATGCTTTGTTAACTAATGCTATGCTAACAGAAAAACAAAAGAGAAATAAAATAGTTTTATTAAAAAGTGGGCAGGACATTTCGGCTCAATCACGCCTTGTAAAGTATGTAAAAGATATAACTAATTGGGTACAACAAGGAAATAATTTATACATACATTCATCAAATTGTGGCAACGGTAAAACAGCTTGGTCAATAAAATTTATACAGGAGTATGTAAAGGCCATTTGGGCAAAGGCGGATGTAGAAGATTGCAGGGCACTGTTTGTTAGTGTTCCAAAGTTTTTAATAGAATCTAAACGAAGCATAGGGGAATTTAGTGAATATGCTGACACGGTTAAGAAAAGAGTTGCCAATGCTGATTTAGTTGTTTGGGATGAAATAGGTAGCAAAGCTGGCACAGAATATGAAATAGAAATTTTGTTAAACATAATAAATGACAGAATAAATAACGGTAAAGCCAATATTTACACATCAAACTTGCCAGAAGATACTTTAAGAGTTTGTTTAGGAGAGCGGCTATACTCTCGCATAGTAAACTTATCGGATGTGTGCGAATTTAAAAATAACGATTTAAGAGGGAAATTTAAAAAATGATTGAACTTCAGGCATTAAATTATGTGATACAGAAAAAAGATGCTTCATTTTTTCTGATGAATTCTTTAAATGAAGATTTTTTTACTTCATACAAGGCAGAATATAAATTTATAAATGATCATATAAAGAAATATAATGTTGTCCCCGATTCTTTGACAGTTCAAAATAAATTTCCTGATTTTCCTATTGTTGAAACGACAGAGGCACCGGAATATATTGTAAATCAGCTTTATCAAGAATATAATGCTCAAACGGTGGTGGAGTCTTATAAAAAATCTGTTGAAAAATTTAAGAAGAAAGATTTTGAGGGAGGAATTGCTGAAGCATCTGGTATAGCAAAAAAGGTTATATCTAATTCACCTGTTAAGTCTGTTGATTTGATATCTGATAGAACAAGATATGATGCATATATTGAAAAAACAAAGGATTTAGGTGCTTATTATGTTACAACCGGGTTCCCAGAAATAGATAATCTTCTTGGTGGTGGTTGGGACAGAAAAGAAGAGTTGGCAACCATTATAGCACGTCCTGGTGTTGGTAAATGTTTACAAAAAGGCACTAAGGTATTAATGGCAGATGGTACTGTTAAAGCGGTGGAAGATATTTGCGTGGGGGATAGGGTTCAATCTTTATTGAGAGCCAATACAGTGTTGGCGCTGCATAATGGGGTGTCCACAGGCTATAAAATAGTTCCTACTGATGTAAATGATGATTCTTTTACTGTTTCAGAAAATCATATTTTAACCTTATATGATAGCTCATTGAAAATGTTAGTAGATATTATGATCGAGGATTATTTGAATTTATCTGAGGATGATAAATCAAAATATTTTCTTTATTATGCAGGAGTTGAATATCCAGAAAAACCTCACATAATTTCTTCGTATCAAATGGGTAAGCAGTTAAAAGATTTAGCAAAAAATGAAATACCTTCTGAATATATTGTTGATAGCTCAATGCAAAGAAAATATTTCATGGCAGGTGTGCTTGATTCATATGGCAGTTATGATACAAACACATCCGGATTTAAATTAGATTGCAAAGATTTTTCTTGTGGTGTAATTGAACAGTTAATGCAGATAGCAAGAGGAATATGTGTTGGGGTAAGGTATCAGGATAATTATATTTATTTTATCAATAATGCATCTATAATTCCAACAATTCACAGAACGAGATTTGTAACACACATTTTGGCTATGCCTGTAATTAAACAATTTTCAGTTGTCCCGATTGAAAAAGTAGAATACTATGGGTTTAGATGTGATGGAGATGAAAGATATTTACTTTGGAATAATATAATTACACATAATACTTGGATACTTTTAAAGTGTGCCACGGCAGCTGCTCAAAAAGGACTTAGAGTAGGTTTATATTCAGGTGAAATGAGTGATATTAAAGTAGGCTACCGTGTTGATACTTTGCTTGGCAATATTTCTAATTCAGATATAACCCACGGTAATATTGCTGTGCAGAATGTATATAAGGAATATTTGGATAAATTGCCTGAAACAGTGAAGGGTTCAATACTCGTATTGACACCTGAATCAAACAATCGAAAATTGGCAACAGTTTCAGATTTACAGGCATTTATTGAAAGAGAGCATTTGGATATGCTGTGTATTGACCAGCATTCATTGCTGGAAGATGAAAGGCACGGAAGGGATAATGTAACCAAAGCAAGTAATATTTCAAAAGATTTAAAAACTTTACAAGTATTGTCTAAAATTCCCATTATTTCTGTTTCTCAGCAAAATAGAGATGGAGACAAAGATGAAAATGCAGATCTGGATGTTAGCCGAATTGCACAAACAGATAGAATTGGACAAGATAGTACTGTTTGTTTAATATTACAACATGATCATAATAATGATATTTTAACTGTTACAATGGCAAAGGTGAGAGATGCACAGACAGGTAAAAAATTAAAATATATAATTGATTTAAATAGAGGTATTTTTACATATGCTCCCTCAGAGTGTGATGCAACAGGAGGTAGCGGTTGCGATAAATTGATGGAAGAGTATGATGGATATGAAGTGCTGACAGAAAATACTGATAAAGAAATTTCAGGAGAGGATATCTTTTAATGTCAAAAATAATCATAGATGATAGAGTTATAAGCACAAACATTGAAACGATATTAAGGGAAATTCGCAAACAATCTGGATATACTTACTTTAAAAGTATGATGGATAAAGGCAATTATATTAGATGCACTTGTCCTTTTCATAAGGGGGGACAGGAAGCACATCCAAGTATGTCTGTTTTTACTGAGGACAATAAAGAGTATAAATCTGGCAATTATAATTGTTTGACTTGTGGGGAAAGTGGCTCTTTGCCTAAGCTTGTGGCACATTGTCTTAACTTATCAGTAGATGCATCAAAGAAATGGCTAATTGATAATTTCAGTACAGAACTTTTGATACAATCGGGGCCCGAAATAGAGCTGCCTGATTTAGAAGAACTAAATGGTATTTTCAATCAAAAGAAAGAAAAATATTTAAATGAAGCCATTTTAAAAAATTATGAATATTATCATCCCTATATGTGGAAACGGAAATTATCAAAAGAAGTGGTAGATAAATTTCACATAGGATTCGATAAAAGTGAAAATGCCATTACATTTCCGGTCTGGGATATGGTAGGACGTTTAGTAATGATAACCAAACGTTGTGTAGACAGTAAAAGATTCATGATACCTGCAGATGTTGAAAAGCCTGTCTATTTATTAAATTTTGCTGTTAAAGAAAATATTGATGCTGTGTATGTGTGCGAAAGTCAAATAAATGCATTATATTGTTATTCATTAGGTATTCCTGCAATTGCTCTATTTGGAACTGGTAGTGCTTATCAATATGAAATTCTAAAAAGTTCCGGCATAAAACATTTTATACTAGCTTTTGATGGTGATGTGGCTGGTAGAAAGGGCATATCAAAATTTATAGAAAATATGTCTTTATCATCAATTATTGATATTGTTGTAGTTCCTGAAGGAAGAGATATTAATGATTTAACAGCAGAAGAAATAAAAAAATTGCCCAAATATGATGAATTTGAATGGACAAATAAATTCAAAAAATAATATTGACAAAATAATAAATTTGTGATATAATAAATTAAAAATTAAATAAGGAGATTTTAAAATGTCTAAACAGAGTTTTGATGCACTTAACAGTGCACAGAGTAGTGCCCCTAGCAACAGTGCTCAGAATACCTCAATTGGGTATTTTCAGCTAAAAAATGATGGTGATGAAGCAATAGTAAGATTTATTTATGATTCAACAGCACAGTTTGATATCTATACAACTCATACTGTTTCTACACCTACAATTAAATTTGGGAAAGTAAATTGTTTGAGAGATAGTGCTTCTGACCCTATTTCAAAATGCCCTCTTTGTGAAGCAAAGGAAAAATTAAGTCAGACATTTTGTGTCTATATGCTTCAGTATACATCTGGCGCTCATGGAGAGGTAGAAGTAAAGCCCGTGGTATGGCAGAGACCTATGATGTTTGCTCAGAAGTTGAAAAGCTATATTGATAACTATGGTCCTCTTTCAGATATTATTTGTAAGATAATTCGTCATGGAGCTGCCGGGAATAAGCAGACAGAATATGAGGTTGTCCCCAATCTTAGCAAAGCAATTTTTAGAGATGATATTTATGTAAAGGATTTTAGTGCATTTAATAATTATACTGCTCTTGGAAGAATGATAATGAATAAATCATTTGAAGATTTGCAGGAATATGTAAGAACTAAAACATTCCCCATTCATAATAAAAATAATGGTACTACTACTGCAGCAAAAATTGAGGATGAGGTTGTAAATCCTGTTAAGGTTGTTTCTATCAATGTTGGTACAGGTATTACAGCATCTTCACCTGCAGTCAAAACAGAACAGGAAGAGGGAAAGAGAGTGCTTCCTTGGGAAGAAGTTGCTTCAGACAATTCTGACGATGATCTTCCGTTCTAATATAAAAGTAAAGGATAAAAATTATGGTAAATATAGATTCCCTTTGGGGAGATGACTTCAGTATAAAAAATACTAAGGAAGCAGATCTAGAATTACTTGAAAAAACAAAGAAACCTTTAAAAGTTGTATCCTCAGAAAAAAGTCTTAAATCTAAAAAAACATCTATTGAAGATAAATTAGCCATAATACGAGAAGAAGTTCTCCGAATACTTGGTGGCTATGCAGAAAATACAGTTGTTATAAAAACAAAACAGCAGTTAATAGATTATATAGATAAATCAATACAGAATGGGATTATTTCTGTTGATACTGAAACCGATAATAGCTTGGACCCAATAACGTGTAAGTTAATGGGTCCTTGTATATACACCCCTGGACAAAAGAACGCATATATTCCAATAAATCATATTAATTATGTTACAGGGGAAAGATTAGATTGGCAGTTAACAGAGGAAGATGTTGCGGAACAATTTAAAAGGCTTGAAAATACACCAATAATTTTTCATAATGGAAAATTCGATTATGAAGTTGTAAAATGTACCACAGGTGTTCCTCTTAAAATTTATTGGGATACAATGATTGGTGCTCGAATGCTTAATGAAAATGAGAGAGCAGGACTTAAAGAGCAGTATATAACCAAAATAGACCCTTCCATTGAAAAATATGATATCGAACATTTATTTAGCGGAATTGAATATGCAATTGTAGATCCTGAAATATTTGCACTATATGCTGCAACAGATGCTTTTATGACATATAAACTTTATGAGTGGCAGTTAAAACAGTTTAATCTTCCTGATAATAAAAGAATATTTGATGTTTTTAAAAATGTTGAAATTCCTGTTATTACAGTTGCTGCACAGATGGAACTTGATGGTGTAGAAATTGATAAAGAATATGCAACAAGATTAAGTGAAAAATATCATAAAAAATCAGAGGAATTAGATAAATTAATTGAGACAGAATTAAAAAAATATGATTCAGTAATCGCACAATGGAGATTAACTCCGGATGCAAATTATCATCCACCTAAAAAAGCAGGTTCAGGAGAGGGTAAATCTAAAGCGGAACAGCTAGATGATCCAGTTAGTATTAGTAGTCCAACACAGCTTGCAATATTGATATATGATGTTTTACAATATAAATCTGTTGATAAAAAAATGCCTCGTGGCACAGGAGAAGATATATTAGTAAAATTAAATGAGAAGTATCAGATTCCTCTTTGTGATTTGATTTTGCAAAAAAGAGGACTTGAAAAGCTCATTGGTACCTATATAGATAAATTGCCAGAATGTGTGTCTCCTAAAGATGGTAGATTGCACGCACAATTTAATCAGTTGGGTACAGATTGTATTACAGAGGATTCAGCGGTAGTAACCTCACAGGGTGTATTGAAAATAACAGATATTGTGGGAGAGTGCATAAATGGGGATTATGCTTCATTTAAGTATGATTTAATTAATGAGAATAATGAAATAGAACAAACATCCCATAAAATTAAATTTGAAAATGTACCTACAATAAAAATAAAACTGGCAAACGGATTTGAACTTGAAGGCACTCCCAACCATCCCATAAGAGTTTTAACAAATAGCTGGCAACCTATTTGGAAAACTTTGGATGAAATAACCCTACAAGATAATGTAATAATAGATTGTCAATCATATTTATTTTATTATAATAAATTACACGATATTAATATTGGTAATAATTTTATATTTGAAGATAAATTTGAAGCAACTAAATGTTCTCAATGGTTATTGAAGCTTGGCATTTTATGTGGAATTGCATCTTGTGGTAAATTATACAAAGTAATAGTTCCAGAGCAATATAAAAAAATGGTTGATAAATTATTTACAACAAATATTGATATTTTTAATTTTACTTATGATGTTGTGACATCTGATTTGTTCTGTGTTAAAGTTAACAGTGTATCACATGGCACTAATACTGTATATGATTTTACTTTGCCGGAAACTCATTCTTTTATAGCAAATGGTTTTATTTGTCATAATACCGGCAGATTTAGTTCGTCGAATCCAAACCTTTAATATTTTGGAGGCATATGTTGGTGACAACATATTGAAAATTGTGTGAACTCAGGGAATAGATTTAGTTTTAAATGTCTTAATCCTGATCCAAGCATGTAAGAAATTTATATGAAGGAGCAACGACTAGAAGATGAGAGTTAATATCAATAATTCTTCCACGAGCGCACAATAACTTATGAAAATTATCAAAAATACCAATATATGAGAAACCTATATTACTAAATTCAGTGAATAAAATTTAAAATATAGGAGATCATATAAAAATGAAAAAAATTAATATTTCCAAAGAGAGTATTCAGGAAGTTATACAAAAATATCCTTATAAAAAAGATGCTTGTAAAGATTTAGGTATTGATATAAAAGTACTTAATAGATTAGTTAAAGAATATGAATTAAGTTATCCAAGGGGTAATTTTAAAAGAGGTAAATCTTTTATTACTAATAGACCTGATATAGATAAATTTTGGTTAATTGAAAATTGGGTAAATACAAATAAAAGTTTGGCAGAATTATCTATTGAAGAAAATATTCCACTATCTACATTAGAAAGCAGAGTTGCAAGAAATAATCTAACAAAAACCTTTAAATACCATGTTAAAGATATTATTTTTGATTTAACTAATATAAATGTGTGGTATCTAGCGGGGCTGATTGCAACAGATGGTTATTTGGAATTAAATTCAGATGCGATTTCAATAACGTTAAAGGGAGAATCCGAATATAATCTTCTATCATCTATAGCAAATTATTTTAGTGATGATATAAAAGTTATTACTTATAGTAATAAACATGTATTAAGATTGTCTACAAATGGAATTAAAGAATTTTTTAGTTCACAATTTAATATTCCACTAACACGAAAAACTTTTAATTTAGGTATTCCTCAATTTCCTAATGAAGATTGTGCTAAAGCATATATAAGAGGTTGTATAGATGGTGACGGTTATGTTGGTAAAACCAAATTTAAGGTAACTTTATTAACTGCCTCAAATACATTTATTGATGGAATTATACAAACTTTAAATATTTATTTAGATTTAGATATTCACAAAATTTTTAGCTATAGAAATAATAAAACAAAATGTTATCCTACGATGTGTTGTAGCGGCTCAACTGCTAAAAAAATTTTAGAGTGGATTTATGATCTAGATAATTGTTTTAAACTAGAACGTAAATATGATGATTTTTATAAGTTAATGATATAGTCTAAACTATGGCGAATACTAAATAGCCATAGAGAGTAGGATAAAGAGCCTACTGTTAATTACAAAAGCAAAATATACCATCACACGAAAAAGCAATTCGTATGATGTTTAAAGCGGCAACTAAGTATGCAGACGTAGAAATAAATGAAGAAAATAATTATTATACAGTCCCTGAAACAGATGATGTATTAACAGAAAATGGTTGGAAAAAAGTAAAAGAATTATCTGTTGGTGATATTATTTGTGGAGACGGTACAAGAGATACAATAAAAGATGTTAAATTTGCAAATAGAAAGTATTATTTACTAGTATGATCGTTAAAAAATTGACCGAGGGAATAAGTTATGATGAAGTAACTAATTCTTATAATATATCTTTTCAAAATGATTCCCAATCAGATATAATTAATCTGATGGCACCTGAAATATATGAGGCAGAATTTCTTGGTAATGTTTATTATTTCGGTTATAAATTTAAAGATTCAGTTCCCTCAAAAATAAGAAGTGATTTTATACACTGGTTAAAGGGATTAAAAGAAACTAAACCCACAGACTATCAATATAGAGAAATTATTGCAAAACCATTAAGAGTGTTGGATAAGTTAATTGGTCTTAAAAATTTTTCATTATTTGCTTATCCTGTGTCAAATAGAAGTACCTTAGTCCAAAAAATAATTGAAACTTGTGGTACAATGATGCAAAGAGATTTAAGAGGAATCTCAGTTGAAATGATAAAAAACTTACCATCAATGGTTCAATTTGATTGGAATAGGTTTGATAAAGAATTTAATGGGGATAATCACCAAAAAACACAGATATATACTTATATTGAAAATGAACTTATGCCAAAAATTCATTCATTTAATTATTTTTCAATAGCACAGAATGTAAAGCCTAAATATAGACAATATATTACAAATTATCTGATCGCTGGCAGTGGTTATGAAAAAGATTTGATGTATTTAGTGCAATCAAATAAAATTTTACTTGTGGATGATGTTAATACCACCGGTGCCACATTGTCAGAAATTATTAGAATAATAAGAAATATAAATGTTGAAGCAGAAATTTATGTTTTTACATTATTGGGGAAATAAGAATAAATTTTAAAATAAATGAATTTAGATATTGAAAATTTAAAAAAGAAATTGATTGATAATGGTTTGTGTGTTGACAACGAATTTTTAGATAAGTATTGTCTATTAATCATTAATAATAAAAGTACTCCCAAAGAAAAATTTAAAACACACAAGCATCACATTATTCCTAAATTATTTTATAAAATGAATAAACTGCCCATAGATAATTCTGAAAATAATGTGGTAAATTTATCTTATCAAGAACATGTTTTGGCTCATTGTTATTTAGAAATGTGTTTAGGTTCTATAACATTAAAAGCAAAAAATTATTGGGGAATTATTCAGTTATCTCATACATATTTTCCATATGATGAGCTTCAAGAAGTAATAAAAAATGCAGATAGATTAGAAGAAATAATCTCTCAATTAAGAGGTTTGGAAAAATTTTCTGAAGAACATAGAAAACATTTAAGTGAAGCCATGAGAGGAAATCATAATTTTGGTAGCGGAGATACTAGGTCAGTGAGTGTTGGTTGTGTGCTTTTGGATACTGGCGAAAAATTTGAATTTCACTCCATTAAAGAAGCTGGTTTGTGGTGGTATAATACTTTGCACCCATTTGGTGAACGTTACGCAGAATGTACTTTTCAAAGAAAAATTAAAAAATCTATAAACGGAGAAAAAATTAGTTATGACATAAATCATGACAGCAATTCAAAACATTTAAATAAAGAAGATATTGTAGAAATAACAAATATAAAATGGTATAAGTTATGAAAGGTGGTGATGTCCCATGAATAAGTCGATTAAAACCAAAAGAGAATATATTCTCTGCGGCAGCGACTTTTCGTAGGGAAGTGAATCTCAGCAAGAGCCTCGACTGTTAAGTGCATTTTCTGGCGACGATGCAATGATAAATTCTTATAGACAAGGGAAAGATCTTTATGCAACATTGGCAAGTCGCATATTTTCGAATGGATATTGGGACAATATGGAGCATTTTGAAGATGGAACACCAAATCCGGAGGGCAAAAAAAGAAGAAGTAAAACAAAACGGCTTCTTTTAGGAATTATGTACGGAATGGGCGCTGCATCCATAGCTGTTAGTATTGATGGTACTGTAGAAGAAGCGCAAGAAATTATAGATAATTTTTATAAAGGTTTTCCCACGGTAAAAAAGTGGATGGATGTTTCCAAAGAAAATGCAAAAAAATATGGTTATGTTGAAGATATTTGGGGTAGAAGAAGAAGATTGCCAGATATTCAATTAAAACCTTATCAAGTAGAATTTAAAGATAAAACAAAAAATGACGGTGATTTTAATCCTTTGCTTGGAAGTTTGGGATTAGTTAAAAATGATACGTCAAAATTGTTAGACGAATATTATAATAAAGCAATTAAAACAAAAAGCAGAAAAGAAGTTGAGGAATTAGCTTCTAAAGCTGAAAAAGATGGAATAATTCTTCACAGTAATAGTAACAAAATTGCTCAGGCAGAAAGACAGTGTGTCAATGCGCGTATTCAAGGGTCAGCAGCCACAATGTCCAAAAAAGCAATGATAAAAGTTCATAATGATAAAACATTAAATGATTTAGATTTTCATATGCTTATAGCAGTACATGATGAGTTAATTGGAGAATGTCCTGCGGAGTATGCAGATCAAGTGGCAGAACGGTTAACTGATGTAATGAAACATGCAGCAGAACCAGATGTAATTGTTCCATTTAAATGTGACCCCACAATAGAAAAATCTTGGTATTATTCTGATTATTCAGATGTGTTAAACGAAGAGTATCAAAAAAGAATTGATAAGGGAGAAAATCAAAAGGATGTTTTGACAGATATTTTCAGTTCTCATTCAGAATGTACTCCCGAACAATTGTGTGAAATGTTAAATATCAATGCTGATTTGCTTGACAAAATAATGAATTCGTGATATAATAAAATAAAAAATAATAAGGACTTTACAATGATAAAAATTTTTAATGAAGATTGCATACAAACAATGCAAAAAAGTCTTGAGGAAAATTCTATTGATTTAGTTATTACTTCTCCACCGTATAATAATAGTAGAACATCTCATACAGAATATTGTATGAAAACATCTAATTGCAGATATGCAGAATATGATGATAATAAAACAAACGAAGAATATTGTGATTGGATATGTGATCTTTTTAGGGGTTATGATAGAGTAGTTAAAGAAAACGGAATTGTTCTTTTTAACATTTCTTATGGTAGTGAAAATCCTACAGTAATGTTTGAATGTATTGCTGATGTTTGCAGAAAAACAAATTGGATGATTTCAGATGTTATTTGTTGGAAGAAAAAATCTGCATTTCCCAATAATGTAAGTTCAAATAAATTAACTCGTATTTGGGAATTTGTATTTGTATTTTGTCGTCAATCAGAATTTGATACTTATAAAGCAAATAAAAAAGTAGTAAGTACAAATGAAAGAACTAAACAACCTTTCTATTCTCCTGTATTTAATTTTATTGAGGCAGCAAATAATGACGGAGCAAATGAATTAAATAAAGCAACATTTAGTACAGATTTAGTTTTTCAATTGCTTGATATGTATGCCCCTTATGGAAAAGACACAGTTGTATATGATAGTTTTATGGGAACAGGTACCACCGCAGTTGCTTGCAAGGTGCTAGGAATGAATTGCTATGGTTCTGAATTATCTAAAGCACAATGTGATTTTGCAAATAGTAGAATAGATGATTCTCAGGAGAGTTTATTCTGATGGGACTATTTAAACCAACGGATTTACTTCCCGTTATTCTTACAATTTGTGATTGTATTTGTAACTTTGTTTGCAGAGTTCCACAAATAATAAGATTAATTAAATTAAAAAGGTCAGAAGCAATTTCTACTACATATTGGATATTTTGTATTGTTTCTTGTTTTTTGTGTATTACTTTTTATATACTGACTGGCAATATTCCATTTTTAATTACTGCTTCAATTAATTTGATATTTAATGTTGTAGTGTTAGTACTAACTTGCAGATATAGGAGATAGATAAATGATAGATATAAAATGGGGTAATTGTATAGTTTTGTTAGATACAATTCCTGATGGCTCTGTTGATTTGGTTCTTACGGATCCTCCGTATAATATTTCTATAAAAAATAATAATAGAGATCGTAGTAATTTAAGCCCAATTATGAGGAGAAATAAGTCAGTAAATTATGATTTTGGTTCTTGGGATAATATGGAACGTCAAGAATTTCTTGATTTTACTTATGATTGGTTTGGAAAATGTGCTAATAAATTGAGAGATGGGGGAACATTTATATCATTTTTCAACAAGGAAGATATTTCGTATCTTAGTTGGATAGGAAAGGAGTTTGATATTCGAACAAGAACTATTTTTACCTGGCATAAAACAAACCCCGTGCCCCAATTTAGAAAAGTAAATTATTTATCTTCTTGTGAATTTGCTTTCATTGGCAGCAAGGGAGATGGTGCTTGGACATTCAATTTTGGGTTGCAGAAAGAAATGCATAATTTCTATGAGACACCAAATAGTAGTTCTTATAAGGTCACAGAACATCCAACAGAAAAGCCATTGAAATTTATGGAACATCTACTCAGTATACACAGTAATGTTGGAGATGTAGTGTTGGATCCCTTTATGGGTTCTGGAACAACCGGTGTTGCAGCAAAAAATTTAAATAGAAATTTTATCGGATTTGAACAAGATGAAAAGTATTTCAATATAGCAAAGAGTAGATTAGATGGAACATATATGAAACCAGCACAATCAGAAAATAACGATTGTGATAATAATAGAATTAATATTTGGGAGGACTAAAAGATGAAACGCATTATTACAAGTGAAAGTGTCAATTGTGGACATCCAGATAAAACTTGTGATATTATTGCTGATTCCTTTTTGGACGAAGCATTAAAACAAGATCCTGGCAGTCAAATGGCAGTTGAATGTGCTATAAAAAATGATAAATTATTTATTTATGGCGAAGCAACAACAAAAGCAATAATTGATTATGAAAAAATTGCGAAAAATGTGTTAAAGGAAATCGGTTATAATAACGATTTCACAATTATTAAAGAACTTAGTCAGCAAAGTCCTGACATAAATCAAGCAGTTGTCACAGATAAAGAACTGTGTGCAAATGATCAGGGAATGATGTATGGATATGCAACGGATGAAACCCCTGAGTTTATGCCTCTTCCGATAATAGCATCTCATAAACTAATGAAAATATATGATACTTTTAGACGAACAGAAAAGTATCATGATAAATTTTTTGCAGATGCGAAGGCACAGGTGTCAGTTGTTTATGATGATGATTATCCTGTGAGATTTGATACTGTTCTTATTTCAGTTTCTCATTCTGATACATTGACACACAAAGAGATAGAAAAAGAAATTAAAGAAAATGTAATAAAGATTTTTGATGAACAATATCATCAATATTTTACAAATGACACAAAACTTATAATTAATCCTAGTGGTAAATTTACTATTTGGGGAAGTTTTGGTGATAGTGGCTGTGTGGGCAGGAAAATAGTTGTAGATACATATGGTGGCATAGGTCGTGTTGGTGGCGGTTGTTTCAGTAGTAAAAATTCTACAAAGGTAGATAGGTCTGCAGCATACTATGCAAGGTATGTAGCAAAAAATGTGGTGGCACATGGGTTAGCTCACAGATGTGAAATTCAAGTTGCTTACGGCATTGGTATTGCACAGCCCATAAGTATTTATATAGATTGTTTTGGAACAAATTTGGTTTCTTATGATATTATAAGACATTTTATAGAAGATAAATTTGATTTTAGATTGTCAAATATTATTCGTGAATTAGATCTGAATCGTCCTATTTATAAAGATACTGCTTGTTATGGGCATTTTGGCAGGGACGGGTTCCCTTGGGAAAAAATTATTGATTGAAAAAATTAAAAATATTATATTTATGAGGAGATAAATTAAAAATGATTATTAAGACAGAATTGTTAAAGGATGTATGCGGAGAAATTCTTACTGCTGTGGATTCTTCAGAGGTATCAACTCTTACAGAAACACTTCAACTGAAGACCGAGGGAACTTATCTCTATTTCAGTGTCACAAACAGAGAGTACTTTGTGAAGGTAAGACTTGATCTTGGGGAAACGGTTGATTTTAATGCAACAGTTAAGGCAACCCTTTTCTTAAAGTTAATACCTCAGATAACAACAGACACAATTGAATTGACAGTTACAGAAAATTCTCTGAATATTGTTGGCAATGGTAAATATAAGTTGCCTTTGATATTTGATTCCAACACACAGGAGCTTTTGGAGCTGCCCGAAATAGAAATAAATAATGTAACTAATGATTTCTACATTAATAGCTCTATTTTGACAAGCATATTAAAGTATAATAGCAAGGAAATTGAAAAGGGAGTTATTTCTCGCCCTGTACAGTATCTGTATTATGTGGATGAGTTTGGTGCTTTGACATTTACTTCCGGTGCTTGCATTAACTCATTTACTCTTTCTGAACCTGTTAAGTTGTTGCTCGGGGCTAAGCTTGTAAAGCTCTTTAAGCTGTTTAAGAGCGGTGATGTGCATTGTGTTATCGGTCAGGACGCTATAAGTAATGATATGAAGCAGACAAAGATAAAGCTCGAAACGGAAAATACTGTTATAACTGCTGTGTTCCCGCTGAACAATGAAGCACAGATGGCACAGGTGCCTGTAACAAAGATTAGAGATAGAGCTAATAAGACATATCCCTATGAAGTATCTTTCAATAAGGATGAAATATTAAGAGCCATAAACAGATTGATGTTGTTGAGTAATTCTGCTGATGCCAAGAAGTCTTATACAATATTTGAGTGTGATAAGGACCAGGTAGTTATTTACGATGCAAATAAAGAAAATAAGGAAACTATTTATTACAGCAATCAAACAACAATTTCTGAAACATATACAATGGCACTTATTACAACTGATTTGAAAACAACAATTGAATGTGCAGGAGACACTGTAAACATGAAATTCGGTGATGGTCAGGCAGTTGTAATTACAATGGGCAATATAAAGAATGTTGTCCCCGAAGTTAGACTGAAGTAATTAATATAACGAGGTATTATCATTAATGAGTGGAGCATCTAAAGGAAAAGATTTTGAGAAAAAATTTAAGGAAGATTGGCAAAAATCATTTTCAAATGATTCTACTGTGATTAGATTATATGATCAAATGTCAGGATTTAAGAAGGTGTCCAAAAATCCTTGTGATTTTATTTGCTATTCTTACCCATATCAATATCTTATAGAATGTAAATCTCATTATGGTAATACTTTTCCATTTTCTGAATTTCCGCAGTATGAAGAAATGTTGAAATACAAGGATAAAAGAAATATTTGTGCAGGAGTAATTGTTTGGTTTATCGATCATGATACCGTTGTATTTACACCTGTATCAGAAGTTGAAAAAATGATTTTTGAAAATAAAAAATCAATTAATATAAAAGACATAAAAGCAGATAAATATAATTTTGTAATTATACCTTCGGTGAAAAAACGTGTTTTTATGGATAGTAATTATACTGTTTTGGAAAATTATATGAATAATAGAGAGGCAGAGGATTAATGGCACAGTTAGATATTACTCAAATTGAATCTAAATTGGAAACTACTAAGGAAAATGTATCCTACATAAGCGAGATTGCTGACAGGGTTGTTGGAGCATACACAAGATCACTGGATTCTTTGATGCAAGAAATTTATAAAAATGTTGTGGAGAATGATGACGCATCTAATAATGATCTTGAAAAATATTTTTTAAGGTTAACAAATACCCTATATTTTATGGGTGAGAAATTAGAGCGTTTAGGGCTGCATGACGATGTTTCTAAAGCTCAGTTTAGAGAGGCATATAATAATGCCTATCTTGATGCTCAAACCTCTCTGAGTGCACAGGGAAAGCCTACAGTGGCAATGTTAACAATATCGGCAGAAAATGGCTCAGTTAATGAAACAGTAGTAAATGCTATTTACGCAAGAAGTTATAAGACATTTAAATTTAAAGTTGATAGTGGTTTTGAAATGGTTAAAACATTATCAAAAATTATATCAAGAAGAATGTCCGAAGATAAACTTGCTGATACCCCAAATGTGTTTGGTGGGCTGGAGGCAGCGACAGATGATGAAGGAGTATTTTAATGGTAAGAATAATTGGAACAAGAGGCATAGGAAAAACTCGTAAACTTTTGCAGGAAGCACATGAAAAGAATGCTACAGTAGTTTGTAATAATGTTAAAAGATATGTAGAAAAAGCACATGCATATGGAATTGTGGGATTAAATTTTGTCTCATATGATGAATATTTGAGTAGTTTTGATAATGATGATATTCTTTATATGATTGATGATGTAGAAGATTTGCTGAAATATTTACCTGGCACCGTGGCAGGATTTTCATGTAATGTAGAGGAAGGATAAATTTATGATTCATTTTGAAAAAGTTAGTTTTGAACAATATTATAAGGACAGAACAAAAGTTGAAACATATTTAACTAAAGAAGAAGTTAGATCAGAATATGATGCAATAAAACTTCCAAAAAGAGCAACAACAGATAGTGCGGGTTATGATTTCTTTGCACCATATACTTTTAGTTTAATTGGCACATATTCTGACAAAGCAGAGAACTTACAAATACATTATGAATTAATTCCTACGGGGATTAGATTTGTAACAGACAATAAAGAAGTATTTTTGGCTTGTGTTCCTAGATCTGGTTTAGGCTTCCGTAATGGGTTTGCATTAGCCAATACTGTAGGTGTTATTGATAGTTCATACTTTTTGTCTGATAATGAGGGACATATAATGGCCAAGGTATATGCAGAAACAGATGTGGATGTAGAACAAGGAAAAGCATTTATGCAAGGAATCATCATACCTTTTATTAAAACAAGCAATGATGATGCAACAGGTATACGTAACGGTGGTTTTGGTAGCACAGATGGAAAAATAGAAGCAGTAGAAATTAAGGAGAAAGAAAATGGCTGAGGTTAAGAGTTTATCAAGTATATTAAAAGATGTTAATAAGAAATATGGTGATAGTGTAATGGCTGTTGGGGTTGATGACTTAAGAAGTTTTGATACACTTTCACTTGGAAGTCCTGGACTTGATTTCTGTTTATATAATAGTTGCCCAACAAGAAGGATTATTGAATTATGTGGTGCTGAAGGTAGTGGTAAAACTACAACTGCTTATTTAATTGCAGCATCATATCAAAGAAAAGAAATAGAACAAAATCCGCAGAGTCCTCGTTCAATTCTTTATGTAGACCTTGAATGTGGTATTGATCCTGATTGGGCTAAAAAGGCCGGTTATGATATGAATAATTCACCTGTTCAAACCCTTAGATTTATGCCAGAGGATATGCCGGCAGAAAAGATTTTTGACACAGTTATTGAATGCATCAAATCTGGGGAAGTTGGACTAGTTATTATAGATAGTTTAAACATGCTTGTTCCTATGCAGGTGTATGATGAGTCTCTTGAAAAGAAAGAAATGGGTGGAATCGCAAAAGTCCTTGGTGATTTTGTAAGAAGAGTTACTGGACTTTTAGTTAAATATAATTGCACACTCCTTGGCATTCAACAATTAAGAGAGAATATTGGTGGCTACGGCAACCCACTTACCACTTCTGGTGGTAGAGGTTGGAAACATGGTTGTTCTGTAAGACTCATGCTTAAGAAGGGTGATTTCTTCGATGCAGATGGTAATACAGTCAGCGGTAGTGCAGAAAATCCTGCAGGATATGTTATGGAAGCTGCAGTGCTTAAGACAAAAGTATGCCCTTGGGATAGAAAACTTGGTAGGCTTACTATTTCCTACACTCAAGGCGTAGATATTATGCAAGATACTATTGATGTTGCAACATATTTTGGTTTTATTGATAATTCTGTTCAAGGTTCTTATAAAATTTTAGATCCTGATACAAAAGAGCCTATTCTTGATGAAGAAGGAAAAGAAATTAAAATTCGTGGTAAGAAAAATATAAAGCCTTATTTTGAAGAGCATAAAATGCTGTGGAAAAAATTGTATGATAAAATATATGAGAAACTTTCTCAAAAGAATGATCCAAATATTGTTGCTTTTGAGCAGATGTTAGGACTTAATATTAATGAGAAGTTCAACATAGATATTGATGCAGAAAATGCGGAAATAAATTAAAAGAGGGGGCAATATTGCCCTCCTCTATTTATCATTAAAAAAGAATGAATGTAGTAATATTTGACGATGCTATGAAAAGAATTGGTTTAGTTGTTGCAGATGAAAAACAAGCAATAATGGAATATTTTAAAAATTGGCATTTAATTAAACTTACTTGGAATAAATTTGAAGTTTATTGGGCTAATCAAGGTATAATAAACCTTTATATTTTATTCTGTGGTAGCGGAGAAGTTCAGGCAGCTTCAGGAACTCAATATTTAATAGATAATTTTAGTGTAGATCAAATTATTAATTGTGGAGTAGTTGGTGGAATTAATCCAGATTTTAAAACAGGGGATGTGGTTTTAGTTTCTGATATTATTCCTTATCAATATGATTTATCATCTTTAGGATATGAAAAAGCAACATTACCAAAAAATATGGAGCAATATTTATATACAAACTCAGAAAGACTTTGTGAGTTAGTGGAAAAAGTTGATTTGCCATTGGCTTCTTGTGCCTCTGGAGATAAGTTTTTACTCCATAGTGATAAGAAACAATTATGGGAAAATTATGAAGCTGATATTTGTGATATGGAAAGTTATGGAATTGCATATACCTGTAATTTAAATAAAATTCCATTTGTAATGATTAAAGCAGTTTCAGATGATTCCAATGATGGCGGGGAAGAGTATAGAGAAACATTATATGAAGCATCATTAAAATGTTTAAAATATCTTGAAAGAGTAATATTATGAAAATTTTTGTAATTGCAGATACTCATTTTGGGTATGAAAATATTATCAAATACTGAAGTCGTCCAACCGATTTCAAATATCAAGACAATGCAACAAGTAGATGTTTCTCAGTTGAAAGAATTGGTTATAGGCCGTATTTATTATTTGAAAAAATTAAGGAGAATTATAAGTGAGTATATTTAATGAAGAATTGGAAACAATATATATTGAAGAACAATATACTGATTATATCAATCAACACAAATCTAATTTAATGAACGGATATGATTGGTTTTGTCAAAATCTCCCAGAAGTAATTGATAAAACAACTGAAGGATTTTATACACAATTGTTAAGGCACGATGATTCAAAATATATGGAAGAAGAATTTATGCCATATGCTAATTACTTTTATGGAAATAAAACAGAACAGGTTGAAATAGATTTTGATTATGCATGGAATCATCACCAAAAATCCAACCCCCACCATTGGCAATATTGGGTATTAATTAAAGATGAAGATGGCGTAAAATGTTTGGATATGCCTTATGATTATGTTGTTGAAATGATTCTTGATTGGTGGACATTTAGTTGGAAAACAAATAATTTAAAAGAAATATTTAAGTGGTATGAAGAACAAAAAGAGAAAATTATTTTTGCTGAAAACACCAAGAAAACCGTTGAAGAAATTCTCAATAAAATGAAGGAAATAATTTAATGACAAATAAAAATAAAGAATCAACCAGATATTATTCTGATTTACAAGAAAAGTCTGTTTGTAAAGTATCTAATAGTAAACAACAGCCCAATTCAGGTGCAAGCACTTTTTCAGGCGGAGATTGTATAAATAGAAAAGCATCACTTTTAATTGAATGCAAAACAGTAATGACAGAAAAAGATTCATTTAGTATAAAAAAGAACTGGATAACAAAAAATAGAGATGAAAAATTTTCTCAAAGACTATCTAATAGTTGTATTGCATTCAGTTTTGGTCCAGAGCAAGAAAACTTTTTTATTATTGATGAAAAATTAATGAGATATTTAGTTGAAAAACTTGAGGAAGATAACGAATAAAAAATTAACAGCAATTTGAAAAATAATTGCTGTTTTTTACTTGACAAACTATTGATAATATGATATAATATGTTCAAAAGAATTGTATGGAGTGATAAATAAAATATGTTTGTGATGTTGGTAGGACTTCCGGGTAGTGGTAAAAGCACCATCGCCCAAAAGATTGTTGAAACAAATAAAGAATATAAATGTAAAATATTTTCTTCAGATAATTATCGTTCTGAAATTTTGGGTGATATTAATTGTCAAACAAAAAATGAAAAAGTTTTTAGAGCTTTGTATCAAGACATAAAATCGTGGTTGCAAAATGGTGATAATCATCTGGCAATCTTTGATGCCACAAATATTAGCTACAAAGACAGAAAGAGATGTTTAGATAATTTAAGAAATGTTAATACCACAAAAGCCGCATATGTAATTAGTACCCCAATAGAAATTTGTATAGAACAAGATAAATGTCGTGATAGAACCGTAGGAAAATACGTTATTGATAAAATGGTGTCACGTTTTGATTGCCCACAACTGTTTGAAGGTTTTGATGTTATATATTTTTTAAATGCGGAAAGATACAACGAGGAAAAAGGTTGGATAGAAAAAGAATCATTGATTCAGTATATGCAGAATTTTGATCAAAAAACACCTCATCATAGATTTACTCTGTGGGAGCATTGTCAAAATGTTAAAAATCAATTTGAGCTTTGGGACATTAGGCGTGTTGCCGCCATTTGGCATGATGTGGGAAAGATATTTACTCAAACAATTGATGATAAAGGTGTGGCACATTATTATTCTCATGAGCATTGGAGTACTTATTATATGGTTTCTCATTTATATTTATTGGGAGCACAGACAACAGATGCAGTGTTACAGATTCTGTTTTTTATAAACAACCACATGCATATAAGAGATATAATAAACTCTGAAAAAGCAATAAGGAGATATAAACTTCTTTGGGGAGAAGATTTATATAATTCATTGATAGAATTTATGGAAGCTGATAATAAGGGGGCAAAGGAGAGATTTGGCAATGCAAAAAATATCTGATGTCATTTCTGATTTTCTTAATGATACAAAGGAAATTCAGTCTGAATATAATTATCGCTATGAAAATGTTGGATTGTGTGATAAAGCAACGCAAGATTTATTGCATGAATTAGAATTTGGGGACTATGATGTTGCGAGAAAAACGGGCCCAAAAATAGCAAAAATTAGAAAAGCAAGACGTTATTTTAAAGATTATGTGGAGGATGCACAACCTTTAATTGATTTTTTGAATGATAATCAAAATATGCAATTTATTAGAAGGCTTCAAGAAGTTTTGGGTAAAGTAAGAAAAGAAGAAAATAAGAAACAAATTAGAGATTATTCCCCTAGAATTATTGAAGGGCTTGATTTTGTAAAAAAACGTAAGGAGATAAAAGATGGTAAACAATAAAGGCGTTAGAGAATTAGCATATGTTGTAAGAATACAAGAAATAAAGCCTATTGAAGGCTATGATAGGGTTGAATATGCTCGTGTAGAAGCTGGTTGGTGGATAGTTGTAAGAAAAGAACAATTCAAAGTAGGAGATCTTGCAATTTATTTTGAGATAGATTCAAAGGTACCGGAAACCCCACCATTTGAATTTATGAGAGATAGAAAATTCAGAGTAAAAACAATTAGATTATGTCACGTGCTGTCCCAAGGGCTTTTGATGTCCGCAAGTGATTTTGGGTGGGTCATTGATGAAGCAGATGGTTCTATAGTTATTCCTCCTGAAAAAAGAATGGGAAAAACTGAAGTATTAAATGAGGGAGATTTTTTAACAAAGCGTCTCGGCGTTACATATTATGAAGTAGAAGATAATGTCCGAAAAGATACTTATACCGATCCTGTAATATCAATGAAATCTCGACATAAAAAGCTGTTTAGTAGAAAATGGGTTAAATGGATAATGAGATTTTCTTGGGGAAGAAAAATAATGTTATTCTTTTTTGGAAGAAAGCCTAAGAAAAAATCTGGTTGGCCAGTAGAATATGTGTCAAAAACTGACGAAGATAGAATTCAGAACCGTGTTGATTTATTTCTTTCCAAGGATATTAGAAAATGGATGGTAACAGAAAAAATCGATGGAAGTAGCGCTACCTACCTTATCACAGGATTTGGAAGAAATCGTAAATATTACGTATGTTCAAGAAATGTTGTTTTTGACACCCCTGAAAAAGAAAATAATAATTTTTACAAAGATTCTGATGGAAATATTTACACTGAAATATCAGAAAAATATGATATAAAGAATGTTTTGGGCAAAGCTTTGGATATATTACATGAAAGAGATAATTATATCAAATTTTTGGCAATTCAAGGTGAAATATTTGGAGGCACTATTCAAAAAAGAAAATATATAATTGATGGCAGAAAAGATGTGCATGATATTAGATTGTTTAATATCATTTTTGGTGCAGATAAAAACAATTCAGTTCGTTTAAACCCCATAAAAGGTAGAGAATTTGCTGATACATATTTGAAAATTCCTTTTGTGCCTATAGTTAACGAAGAATATTACATTCCACTGACATGTGAGGAAATACTTTCTATTGCATCAGGTGCTTCTCAAATAGATGGTGGAATGAGAGAAGGATTAGTATTCCGTACTGAAGATGGCAAGGACAGCTTTAAAGCAGTGGATAATGAATTTTTATTAAAATATCACGGATAAAAATGAGGAGAAAAAATTACAGATGAAATTATTTGAAATTAACGCAGAAATAAATAAGTTGCTTGATGAAATGGTGGTAGATGAAACTACTGGAGAAATTATTGATAATACAGAAGAAATTGAAAAGTTATTATTAGAAAAAGATGAAAAAATTAAAAATATTGCTCTGTATTATCTGAATCTTTGCTCTGATGCCAAGGAATTAAAAGAGCAGGAAGAAAAATTTGCCAAAAGAAGAAAGGCAATTGAGAATAGAGCAGCATCCCTCAAAGAATATCTTGATTATAATCTATCAGGGGCAAATAAAGAATTTACTGAATGTGTTTTAAAGTATTCAAAAAGTAAATCAGTAGAAGTAGATAGTGATTTTGTGAAGTGGGCAGAACAAAACAATAAAACAGAATATCTTAGATATAAAGACCCTGAACCTGATAAGATAAAATTAAAAGAGGTTTTATCCAAAAATTCTGCTGAGGTGCCTCACTGCCACCTTATAGAAAAACTGAATTTGTCAATAAAGTAATGAATGTTGGTTTGGAACAAGATCTTCATAAATGTTTTGATTTGCAGAAAATAGAAATATAGGTGCAAAGGGAACAGTGGAATACCTGCACTGTTTGAAAAAATAAATATGGTAAATAATAAACAATGGAATATATTATTGGATGGCAGAAATTTATCAAGTATTGAAATTTTTTATGCCGTGTTAAAAAATCGTGGGATAACCGATATAGAGGAATTTTTGCACCCATCTGACAGATTTTTAATACCTTATGAACAACTTTGTAATATTAAAAAGGCAAAAGATATTATTTTAAATACAATAAGTAATAATGGAAAATTTCTTATTTATGGTGATGTAGATACAGATGGATGTACGGCTACCGCAATAATGTATCGTTATTTAAAACATTATACTGATAAAATAGATTTATTTATAAATAAAGGAAAAGCACACGGCGTTGATGATTCTTTGTATTTGCCAACATTTCTTAGCGGCATAGATACATTAATAGTATTGGATTCTTTGAATAATGATAATCCACAGATATATGATCAAATTTTAAGCTATGGCATTAACTTAATTATTTTAGATCATCATGTTCCAACTGAATATATATTAAAAAATAATGAAAAGTATTGTTTAGTAAGTTCTGCTATAAATTACTCTAATCCTGCTCTTAGTGGTGCTGGCGTGACATGGAAAGTCGTTAGTTATATAGATAAGTGCACCAACAAAAATTATGCAGATGAGCTGATTGATTTAGCGGCAACTGGTATTGTTGGGGATGTTTGTGATGTTGGCAAATCCTCTATGGAAAATCGTTATATTTGCTATCGAGCATTTAAACAAATGTTTAATCCTGGCATAAAGGAAATTATAGGTAAATATGCGTTTAATTCTACTGCAATTGCTTTTAGTATTGCCCCATTAGTAAACAGTGCTAATAGATTCGATAAAAATTATGAGGCTATAGAATTATTTATTTCTGATGATGCCGATAAACTAAGAAATATTATCGAGGATTTTAGACAATGCAAAGAATATCAAAAAGAACGCACAGATGAACTGTATAATAAAGTCCTAATTAATCAGATTGAAACCCAGAAAGATAAAAAGTGCATATATTGTATGATAAATTCAGATAAAAATTTATCTGGTTTGTTGGCTACTAAGGTTTCATCTGAATTTTGTCGCCCGGCAATGGTATTATCTTTGTCAGAAGATAAACAATTTTACAGTGGCTCAATGAGGGCAGTCGGCATAGATGATTTTAGAAAAATAATAAATGATTCAGGAAATGCCATTTGTTCTGGACATGAAAAATCTGCTGGTGTAACTATTCCTGCAAATAAATTTTTTGATGTTTATGATTTTATTGAAAATGCTTTACAATCAGTTGAGTTTGTTCAAAAAATTGATGTTGATGTAAGATTATCCGTCCCCCAAATATCATCATATCTTGTTAATAATTTTAAAGAAGTGAATAATATTTCAGGAAATGGTTTTCCCCCCATATTAGTCGCTGTAGAGGATGTTGATGATTATGATGTGACACAATTATCCAGAGGAAAACATTTGTGTATCAAATCTGATGATGTTTCTTTTATAAAATGGAATTTTACTGATTGGGACAATGTTAAACCCTCAGGGAAATTTTCCGCTGTAGGTACATTAGAAGAAAGTTATTTTGGTAAAAAAGTAACACAACAATTAATAATAAATGATTTTAACTTTACTTAAAAGGAGATTTTAATATGGAAAAATTAGTTTGCCCCGTATGTAGAAGGGAATTTGTAATTAATGAGAATGACAGAAAAAGCTATGCAATTAATGACGAAAGAGTTTGTTCTGTGGATTGTTTTCTAAAGGCAGTTCTTACTCCTCAAAATGAGTCTGTAGCAGCTTATGTTCCGGCACAATCTGCAAAAGCTACTGAGGTAAAAAAGGAAGAAAAAGAACCTTTTGTGACACCTGAAATTACTATCACAGTAAATAAAACTGCTCATGAAGACATTCCTGCAATTGAAAATGCTGAACCCATTAAGGATGTTGAGGTAAAGGGGGCATCAGGTCCTCAGGGGAATACAGACATAACTAAAGAATCTAAGACAGTTAAAAAAACTAATACAAGCAATACAACAAGAAAAACAACCACCAATTCATCAAAAAAGACATCTACAACCACAACAAAAAATAAAACGGTAACAAATAATTAAAAATACTTGACAAAATAGTATATACGTGATATAATAAATACAAATACCACATATATACTATTTATAATTAAAGGGGAAAAATTATGGATGAATTAAAAGAAGTATTCAAAGGCATTTCTGATGAAGAAATCGAAGAAAATAAGCAGAGATTTTTAAGCATTGTTGAAAGTTTTACCGAACATAAATTTGATAAAGATAAAGTTGTAAATTATCTTTGTAATAGTGATTTCTTTGTGGCTCCTGCAAGTACAAAATATCATTGTAATTTTAAGGGTGGACTCTGTTTGCACAGTTTAACAGTTTATGATACCCTTGTAAAATATATTAAGATGGCATATCCGGATACAGTAGAAAAAACTGTGGACGAATTTGGTGAGGAGCAGGAAATTGTAAAATCTACCAGTCCATACTCAATGGAAACACTACAACTTGTCGCGCTTTTTCATGATATCAGTAAAACAAATTTTTATGAGAGATATAATAAGAACGTAAAGAAGTACAGTGATGCAGGTAAAAAATATGATGAAATGGGTAAATTTGATTGGGTCACAGTGAATGCCTATCGAGTTATTGATGAGGGGACAAATAAAAGTAAATTTGTATTTGGAACACATACTGAAACAGCCCTCTATATGACACAGAGCTTATTTCCCTCATTAAAAACATATGAAGCAATGGCAATTCTTCATCATATGGGGAGCACCTTAGATAACGAGGGCAGGGATGTTGCTCCCAAAGCTTTTAAGAGATGTCCCCTTGCATTATTGTTACATCAGGCAGACGAATATAGTTCATTCTGTCTTGAAGAGATGGTTATAGATGAATAAATTTATAAAGGAACAGTTGAATAATTGTAGGGTGGCAAAAATTCCCCAATTTGATGATTCCACAACACATCTTATAATAACACGTAAGAATGATGCCAGTGATGTGTTAGAATTAAATAAGTATTATCTGATTGAAATTTTAAAGGATAATATTACTGAAGATTTAATAAATGAGATTCAAAATCGTTCTGCATATACTATTATGTCAACTCATTTAAAATGCATGCCAAATCGATTTGAAGAGGGCTGGACACGATTTGATGGTACAGGGTATGATATTAGTACAGGAACAGATTTAAAAGATATTTATTTGGGATTATGGCTTCCCCGAAATTGCTATAAAATAGTTAAAGAATTAAAGTGAGGTAGATGACTAATGGCTGAATCGTTGGCTTCAAAATATAGACCTAAAACTTTTGAGGATGTTTGTGCCCAAAAGCCTATTATCCAGATATTAAAAACACAACTTAAAAATAGAGATTTTAAAAATGCACTGTTATTTTGTGGTTCTTCAGGGTGTGGAAAAACAACTTGTGCTAGAATATTTGCAAATGAAATAAACCAAGGTTTTGGAGAACCCATAGAAATAGACGCTGCCTCGAATAATGGTGTTGAAAATATCCGAACGATAACAAAAGCGGCAAATGAGCGCGCCCTGGATGGAGAATATAAAATATACATTATTGATGAAACACATGCTTTAACATCACAGTCGTGGCAAGCATTTCTTAAGTGTCTTGAAGAACCTCCCAAATATACTATTTTTATATTCTGCACAACAGATCCTCAAAAAATTCCAGAAACAATATTAAATAGGGTTATGAGATTTAATTTTACTCGTATACCTATTGAACAGATAAAAGATAGATTAAAATATATTTGTGAACAGGAACATTTTTCTGCACAGGAAGATGCTATAGATTATATTGCAAGAATTAGCGATGGCGGAATGAGAACAGCAATTTCATTACTTGACAAAGTTGCATCTTATGATAATAATATCACAATAGATAGCACATTAAATGCTTTAGGTAATTTTTCTTATGCTGTTTTTCTAAAATTGCTGTTGGCAGTGCTTAAAAAAGATGAACAACAGGTATTAAAAATCATTTCTGAGTACTATGATGCAGGAAATGATATGAAATTGCTTGTAAATCAATTTTTAATGTTCTGCTTGGATGTTGATAAATATCTAATATTCAAATCTTGTGATATGACAAAAATACCTGCCACAATGGAGTCCTCATTGCAACAAATATCAGCAATTGAGAATGCTTCAAAAATAATAGCTTCGTATTTAGATGTGCTATTAAATTTGAAAAATCTTATAAAAAATGATGTTTCCCCAAAGGGTTCTATTGAGGTCACATTCTTACGAATGGCAAGGATGATAAAATGATTATAGGACAGGATAAAATTTTATCTCAAATCAATACATTTACAATAGATTCTTTGCCTTCTGCAATAATGATAATTGGAGAAAAGGGTGCAGGAAAACATACAATTGTAAATTACATTGCTGAGAGATTTAAGTTAATTATAGAGGACATTACACCTCAAAGCTCCAATAAAGATGATGGAACACACTTAGAATTTGATGAAAAAATAAATAAAATGTATGAGGTTACTGAGCCACATTTATACCTGGTTGACGGAGATTTATTGGCATCTCGGGGCAGAGGGGAAATGAATGCTCTCCTAAAAGTGTTGGAGGATCCCATTTATGGCTCATATATTGTATTTCTTTGTGAAACCACAGCAAATATATTAGACACAATTTGTAATCGATGCTATCAAATACAATTAGAAAGATATACTTCTGAAACATTAAAACAGTTTTTGGGAGATGGTGTAGATTCTCGTATCACAGAAATTGTTAATACTCCTGGGCAGGTAATTGCAATGACAGGTTATAATATTGAGGACATGGTACAATATGCATCTAAGGTGATTGGTAGCATAAAAAATGCAAATTATGCAAATATACTTAATATAAGTAGAAAAAAAATCTCTTATGATGGTGATAAAGATAAATATATGCCTACCCATTTTATTTTGGTTTTAATGTATGTATTAAAACAGCAATATTTCACCACAGAAGACAATAGATTGATGTCTGCGTATTTGTTAACAAATAAATTATATAATAATTCAAAAATAGCAAATATAGATATGAAAAATTTATTTGAACATTATTTATTTGAATTAAAGAAAACTTTGGCATAGGAGGGAATCGTTCTATATGACATTAAAAGAATTGAAAACACAAATAGAAAATGGCATACCTCCCATTGGTTGTTTGGTATTCTTTTGTGAAGAGTATGAGAATTCTTCAATGAATTTATTTATTCCTCACCAATATATAGATGCTATTGCAAAATTAAGGGGATTAGAGATTCATTACGTAGATGAAATAACTAATTTATTAAAACAAGATGAAGATCTTTTTGGGGCAGAAGAAGATAATCCATATTTAAATGTGTATATAACTGATACTTTTGATTGTGATAATTTTGCAATTACAGAAACAAATAATTTAATAGTTGTTACTCATAAATTTTCTTCTGATGCAGTAAGGATAAATTGTGCATATAATACTATAACTGTGCCCAAATTAACAGCATGGCAAATAAAAGACTATTTGTACTCAATGCTTCCCGGAGTGTCAAAAGAAAAATTAGATTGGCTACAAACAAATTGTAAAAATAATATTTATAAAATACAACAAGAAATTGAAAAATTACTTTATTTTAAAGAAGCACAAAGAGATTTGGTGTTCGATAAATTTCTTGAATATGGAATGTATACTGATTTAACAGCAGTTACCACTTTTAATTTAACCAATGCCCTTTCAAAAAGAGATGCTAACGCAGTAAAAGTAGTGTACAAAGATGTGCTGTCAAATAAAGAAACAACTAGTATGGGTATTTTAATGATTTTGTTAAATACCTTCAGAAATCTATTATTGGTGCAATTATCACCAAACCCCACCTCGGAATCCACAGGTATTCCTGAAAAACAATTATATGCAATTAAAAAAATTCCAAGAGTTTATACTCAACAAGAATTAATAAATATTTTTGAATTTTTATCTGACATAGACAGAAAAATTAAATCTGGAGATATGTGGATGGATGTTTTAGTGGATTATATTATAGTAAAGATATTAAGCTAAAAAGAGAGACGTCTTGCTTATAAAGAAAACGACACTATTAGAAAATGCTACAGTGGAGCCATACTATTTTTCAGATATGTGGCGAAAATAAAGTAAATAAGAAGTGAGGAATTAATCACATGATTGACATAAAATTGGGGGATTGTTTAACATTATTTAAAGATGTTCCTGACAATAGTATAGATACTATTGTAACTTCTCCCCCGTATAATAAAAGTCATTTTTCAAAACAGCAATATAGTAATCAAATTTGGAAAGGTTTCAACATTAATTATAATACATATGAGGATAACTTATCAATTGAAGAATATGAAGAATTTTGTTTAAATATTTTAAAAGAATGCTATAGAGTATTAAAGCCTAACGGTAGTTGCTTTTGGAACCATAAGCCTGTAAGACATGATAACACCATCTATCACCCACTAATAATTGTTCAAAAAAGCAAATTTAATCTTTATCAAGAAATTATTTGGGATAGATCGACATCCCCCAACATAAGGAATGACCTGCTCATGCCGAGCACCGAAAGAATTTACTGGTTGTCCAAGGATGGTAAGCCAAGATGCTATAGGGATCAATTAGAATCGCGCTTTTGGGGAGAGGTGTGGAAAATAAATATTCCAAAGGATAAAAATCATCCTGCACCATATCCTCAGCAATTGTCTGATAACTGCATATTGTTAACCACAAAAGAAAATGATATGGTGTTAGATCCATTTATGGGAAGCGGAACCACAGCAATATCTTGCTATATGTTGAATAGAAATTGCATAGGATTTGAAATAGATAGTACATATCATGAATTATCTTTAAATAATATTAATAGACTAAGACAAAGTGATGAATTTTGGAGGTAAATCTAAAAGTGGGAGCATTTGTTGGATTGAATAAGGTTTTAAAAAAATATTCTGTAAAAGAGTTGGCACAAAATTTTTATCCCAATAGACGGGACATCCAATATGTAATAAATTCAAATTTGAGCGGATTGAAAACAGAGTTTCCAGATGTATATAAAAATATTTTTTCTTATAATCATAAAAGAGATTGCCGTTACCCAATAGAACATGCACAAGATGTGATAGCATCTTGGGTGATGGAAGATATTTTTCGCAAATGTTACAGTTCGACGGGATGTGAGTTTGTATTGTCTGGTTCTGATAAAGAAAGACGTTTCAGACCAGATCCTGAAATTACTAATTCAAGTGATTTTAATGTTCAGCTAAACGGTGGTTTGTACAGTGTTGAGTTAATGACCGATTATACTGGGTATATTAAAGACAATGGTGTACTTCACTTAAGAGATAATAAATATTCAAATTTAAAAAACAAACAAGCATTTTTATTAGTGCTTTCAATGGTTGATAAAACTTTTCTAGTGATAGATACAACAACACTTACAAACGTTAAATATTTGGAGCATCATAAAAATTTTGGCGATAAGCCGGCAAATGAAATAAGAGTAGACACTGATAAATTCATACCTTTGGATAAAATCGCAATCAAAAATGCTTTAGTGAATATGGTGAATTTACGACGGGAGAATCATAATTTATGGAATTAGATTATAAAATTTTAGAGGGTAATTGTTTAACAAAATTAAAAGAACTCCCCGATAATTCCATTCAGATGTGTGTTACAAGCCCCCCTTATTTTAATTTGAGAGATTATGGCACCGGACATTGGGAAGGCGGGGATCCTAACTGTGAACATAAAGGTAAGTTAATTGTATCCAATCATAATTTTAATTATGCAGACGGTAGAGGTAGTAATGGAGAAATAAGATCTAATGTTTGTGAAAAATGCGGTGCAATTAAAGTTGATGAACAGATTGGCTTGGAAGAAACCCCTGAACAATTTGTTGATAATCTTGTGCAAGTATTTCACGAAGTTAAAAGAGTGTTAAAAGAAGATGGAACCTTGTGGATAAATATTGGAGATTCTTACTGTAATTCAAATGGGTTTGAACGAAGTGATACTGAATGGAAACGTAAAGGCAGAGCAGATGCAAAAGCTAATGATAGAAATTTAGCATCATTACATAATGTAGGATTAAAAACTAAAGATCTGATAGGAATTCCTTGGATGTTGGCATTTGCACTAAGAGCAGATGGGTGGTATTTAAGACAGGATATTATTTGGCATAAAACAAATCCTATGCCTGAATCGGTAAAAGACAGATGTACAAAATCTCATGAATATATATTTTTGCTTAGTAAATCACCCAACTATTATTTTAATTTTGATGCAATTCAAGAAGACGCTACTGAAGAAGTTTCTGTCGGAATTAAGTTTGGTGGTAATAAATATGGGAATGGGGGGGAACAGTTTCCCAATAAACAAGCAGGGATATATTCTGGCAACGAATATGTTTCTAATGGGAGAAAGAGAAAGCGTGATGTGTGGTCGGTTCCGGTGTCGAGTAGCAAAGACAACCATTTTGCAACCTATCCTAAAAAGCTAATAGAGCCTTGCATATTAGCAGGAAGTAGAGAGGGTGATACTGTATTGGATCCATTTAACGGAAGCGGTACAACAGGCATTGTAGCAATGCAGTGGGGTAGAAAATATATAGGATGTGAATTAAATCCAGAATATATTGCTATTACCGAATCGAGATTTGAAAAAGAATTGCAAGGGGCAGTATATATCAATAATAATGGAACAACTGTAATAGCAAAAAGAGAGGGGCTGTGGGATGACTAATCAATATAATTTAATATTAGGTAATAATATTGATGAACTAAAGAAATTGCCTGATGATAGTGTTAATTTGACTGTCACCTCTCCTCCGTATGATAATTTACGAACATATCATGACTCATTAACTTGGAATTTTGATATTTTTAAGCAGATAGCTGATCAACTTTATAGAGTTACTACAAAGGGTGGAGTGGTTATTTGGATTGTGGGAGATGCAACCATTGACGGCTCCGAAACTGGTACATCTTTTGAACAGGCACTTTATTTTAAGAAAATAGGATTTAATATTCATGATACAATGATATATTCTAAAAATTCTTCCGCTTATCCTGCCTCAAGAGATGGAAATAGATATACACAGATTTTTGAATATATGTTTGTTTTTAGTAAGGGCAAACCTGAACACTATCATTTAATTTGTGACAAACCCAATAACTATGCTGGTCAAACAAACTGGGGAAAGAAAACCCATTATGATGTTACAGGAAATTTAAAAGGAACAGATAAAATCAAACCCATCCCAGAAGTTTCACCAAGATATAATATTTGGAGTTATTCTACTGGGTTTAATGATAAAACAGATCATCCCGCGGTGTTCCCTGAAAAGCTCGCACAGGATTGCATTATATCCTGGAGTAATGAGGGAGATGTTGTACTTGATCCTTTTATGGGGTCTGGTACCACAGGGAAAATGGCACTTCGCACAAATAGAAAATTTATAGGGATGGAGATTGTTCCAAAATATTTTAAGGAAGCAGAAGCAAGAATAATTAATTATCAAAATAATGGTGATTATCGAGAAGAAACTGCAAATAAAGAAAAAGAATTGGGAAGGGTAGAGTTATTTTAAATGCGTATCTTAATTTATACAGATGTTCATTTTTCCCAATACTCAAGTATCATTAGAAGCCGAGGTAAAAAATATTCCACTCGCTTGGAAAATTTAATAAATAGTATAAATTGGGCAGAACAATTAGCAGTATTAGAAAAATGCAATGCAATATTCTGTTTGGGAGACTTCTTTGATAGGGCAGACCTAAACGCTGAGGAAACCACTGCACTAACAGACATCAAGTGGAGTGGTTTGTCCCATGTATTTTTATGTGGTAATCATGAGCTAGGTAGAGTGGAAAATGAATTTAGTACAGCAAGTATTTTTCAACTTTGTCCAAATACTAGAGTTATAAATTCCCCTCAAAACTATATAATTGAAGGAGAAACTACAGAACTTTGTTTTCTTCCTTATGTGTTAAATCCAGATAAATCCATTAAAGAATATTTTCCAAATAAATTAAATTCATCTAAAAGAATTGTTTTATCTCACAATGATATCAAGGGAATAAATTATGGTGCTTATATTTCTCAATCAGGATTTGATATTTCTGATATTGAAGAGTATGCAAATTTATTCATAAATGGCCATTTACATAATGGTGGGGCAATTACTAATAAAATAATCAATCTAGGAAATTTATCCGGACAAAATTTTTCAGAAGATGCATTTAAATATGAGCACTGTGTCATGATTGTTGACACTGAAACATTAAGAATTGATTATTATGCAAATCCCCTTGCTTTCAACTTCTATAAAATAGATATTAATTCAACAGAAGAGTGTGATAAAAAATTAAATAAATTAAGATCTAATTCCGTTATTACTATTAAATGTCCAGAAGATATTTTGATAACAGTAAAAGAAAAGTTGTTAAATTATTCTAACAAGATTGTGGAGAGCAGAGTAATTGCTGACGCAGCAAAAAAAGATTCTTCTATCCTAGTTGAAAATAAGATAGAAGAATTAACAAAATTAGATCATATAAAATCTTTTAATGAGTATATCGTGAACACGTTGGGCGCCAATGAAATTATTCAAGAAGAATTATCGGAGATTTGTAAATGAATGTAGTATTTAATAAAATTATGTTACATAATTTTCTATCTTTTGGTGATGCGGAGATAGAATTAAATAACAGGGGTTATGTGTTTGTTCAAGGTGTGAATGAAAATCCAAATGACAATTCTTTATCCAATGGTGCAGGTAAAAGCAGTATTTGGGATGCAATCTCATATGCTTTAACTGGTGTCACTATAAGAGGAACTAAAGATGTGGTTAATATTCACACTGATGATGGTGCTTTTGTAGCACTTGATATGGATGTGGATGGTAAAAATTTTAAAATATTACGTTCAAAAAATCATTCAAAATACAAAACAAATTTATTAATTTATATAGATGGCAAAAATGTTAGTGGTAAAGGAATCAGAGATTCCGATGCACTGCTCCAACAATATTTGCCGGACCTAACAGCATCATTGTTGGGGTCAGTTATTATTTTAGGACAGGGCTTGCCTCAAAGATTTACTAATAACACACCGTCCGGTAGAAAAGAAGTTCTAGAAAAGTTATCTAAATCCGATTTTATGATTGAGGATTTGAAAAACAGAATTGCAAAAAGAAAACAACAATTATCTCAGAAAATTCGTGAGGAAGAAGACAAAATTCTTTCATTGCAGAGTGAAAAAACAATTTATGAAAAACAGTTGAAATCGAATCAAGATTTATTAAATACTATGTCCCCTCCCGAAGCGTATGACAATGCAATAGAGGAACTTCAAACTAAGTTAAATAATATAGAAAAATCAGTACAAGAGTTAGAAATTGAAATTTCTAGCACTTCTTCAAAGCAGTCCGATCTGTTAGTTAATTATAACTCGATTGTATCTGAACAAAATGCAGAATTACAACAAGTAGATATAAAGTATTCATCTGAATTAAAAGAATTAAATGATGCCAAATCAGATAATACATCGAAGGGCTATGCATTAAAACAGGAAATTACTAAAATGGAAGCGATAAAAGATGTGTGCCCCACTTGTGGACAAAAGCTTCCAAATGTGTCAAAGCCGGACACCTCAAAAATGAGGGAAGAAATGTTGCTATATGCAAATACTGTAAAAGAATTAAATGTTAAAATCTCAAATGTTGAGGAAAAAGTAAAAGCTGAAAAAACAACCATTTCTTTAAATTTTAAAGTAAGACAGAATGCGCTATCTACGGAAATGCAAAACAATAAAGCAACAGTTGACAGGTTAAACACTTCAATGAGAGATTTACTTAAGGAAAAAACTGCAACTTCAACTCGTTTAGTGGAATTAAAAGGTTACAAAGAACAATATAATAACAAAAAAGCAATCTATGAAGCAAATATCAAAGATGCTGAGCAAAAAATAAAAGAAATTCAAGAAAAATTGTTGTATAATAATACAAAGGAAGTTTTGACAGAACACAGTAAAATAATTGATAAATTCGACACAATTATTAAACGAGATTTTAGAGGTTATTTACTAAGTAATGTTATTTCTTTTATCGATGCTAAGGCAAAAGAGTATTCACAATATATATTTGAAACAGATAAAATATCATTTGTTTTAGATGGAAACAACATAAATATTTCTTATGATGGTAAAGAATACGACAATTTAAGCGGCGGAGAAAGGCAAAAAGTTGATATTATTATTCAGCTGTCTATTCGTGATATGTTGTGCAAATATTTAAATTTCTCATCTAACATTTTGGTGCTAGATGAAATTGTGGATTTTCTAGATGCTACCGGATGTGACAAAATAATGAATTTAATAAATACCAGATTAAATGATATTAATTCAATTTATTTTATTTCACATCATACTGATTTAGGTTTTTCTTATGATTCGGTACTTACTGTAGTCAAAGATGTAAATGGTATAAGCTCAATAAAGAATTATTAACTTCCTAAATTAGTGTGTTAGGAAAGATTATTAACAATGATTTATAAGAAACCGAATGTTCGATACACCGATATGGCAATATGGGTAGATGAGCATGCATATAAAGATGATTGTGATGAAAATTTAATGTTTGAGTATATTTTTCATTTAATAAATATGCTAGCTCATCAAGCTAATTATTTTAAAAGTGCCCAATATTATGATGATTTCGCTGTAATTAGTGCTTCCAAAGTTTTTATGCGCTATAAAAATCCGAAACAATTTAAACATGATGAAAACGGTGAGCCTTTACTGAGGCCGGTTAAGAGTGTATTAAATTATATAAAAAGCACGTTGTATGTGATGAAGGTTGCTTTTGAGCAAGAAAACTACTGTCAAACAAAAACATATAATAAACGTACTGGCCAAGTTGGTGATGACATTAGTACCGCCGATTTTCAATTTTATCTTACAGAAACTGTGGATAAATTAAATACTTTGGATTTTAATTTATATCTTCATGATGTGGCAAAAACGACACGAGAATTTATTAGCAAAATTCCTCAAAAAAAGGGAAGTGCTGAATGGAGAAACATTTATTTATCAGTTTTGCTGTCCTTTCTCAATTCTATCACATTAAATAATAAAAATAAAGAATTAATTCGAGAAATGGGCAATATAATTATTGAGAAACCACAGATACTGAATAAAATGTACAAAGAAGAGAGATCAACAGGTATAATTTTATTTCATTTAGATGAATCTTATAGGGATTATGTTACTGTTTTAGTAAATCGTGTTAAGCATTTAATTGCTAGCGATTTATCATCTGAGGCATTGACATATGTTCCCTCTGATATGTCAGCAAAAAGTTTATTACTATCTTCTATTGAGAACGAAAGGATAACAAATAATAATGAGGATTAAAACAGAATTAGCAAAATTAAAATCTATTGATCTTTATGCATTTATGTTATTTGCATTATATAAAATACAAGGAATACCAGAGTATTCAACTATTAGCGAACTGGCTTATGTCCTTGATAAGGAAAATCTACTAAAACTATGTGAATATTTTGGTGGGTTAACAATAAAAATTCCAACAACAGATGAGCTAGAATCGATTGTATATGCTTTAATTTTGTATCAGTATGTAGATATTGATAAGATGCCCTTTGAGCAAGCAATAAAAATAATTGGACACACTTCAGATGAAAAAAGAACTGTTAAAGCCAATTATTTAAAAATAAAGGAAATTCTAAACAATTACGAATTATCCGAGAGACAAAAGGATTATAAATAATGTTTAAAGATATTCTGGACACTATTTTAAATGATATTCAATCACATAAACGGGATAAAACTTTGTTGATGCAGATGTACATAGAAGATAGATTAAACAAATCATTAATAACATATTACAAAGAAATTAGTGAGAGTGTAGAATTTTTGAATAGCAAAGACCCTATTAAAATGAGCCGAAGATTGTATAGAGGTGATGAAGATGACATATGATTTATTACAAGATATGGCGGATGTTACTACCATTCCTAAAATGAGGCTTGACCAGTTAGCAGATAATGCGATTAATTTTATAGCTCATTATATTCGTGAATCGGCAGACTGTGGTGAGTCTGATTTATCAGTGGACACGGGAATTGGAGTAATGCATATTCGTATTGAGGATGAAAACATAAAATTTAAGTTTATACCATCATCTAAATTGGAAAACGGAATAAAATATGCCATTACTTCAGGTGAAAGTCCTTTAATAAATAAGGTGGAACTCTTGTTAAAGGATAGAATTTGTAATACATATAAGGATTTGTTATGATAGAAGCTAACAACCTACCAATCGAAGTAAATGCTCATTCAATTAATGCATCAGAATTAAATAAAGATATTTCAGAGCTTGCACAGCAGCTTATAGACGAAAAAGATGTTGATGCTTCAAAAAATATTGTACAATTATTTAATTTTAATCTATCTAAAAGAAATGCTTTACGAATTTTAAAATTAAACGGATTGTATGATAATATTACAGATCAAATGATAGAACGGTTTCAAAAAAGATCAGGGGAATTTAGTAATTCAGATCTGCTAAGCTATTTGCAAACAGTTGAAAATTCTATCGAAAAATCGCAAAAAAGTTTGTCACAAGTGGATGAGCAACCCACAATTGTGCAAACAAATAATACTCAAGTTAATTTCAACGTATTAGACGGCTTTAATGATGATTCTAGAGATAGAATTGCAAATGCCATAAAATCAATATTAAATTCTGCGGCTACCACAGATACTGTTGAAGCCACATATACTGAAATTCCTACCGAAAATGGAGAACAGATTAAAGATGAACAATTTACAGATGATGATAAATGAAACAGTTTATGATTTTATAAATAGATTGTGCTCAAAAAAAGCCGAATATGATATCACTTGGCAGCAAATACGAAATATAGTGTATGAGCAGACAGGGCTGATGCATGATGAGTCTTGGTATCGTAAAGGTTATTATCATAGTTTAGGAAATTTTGAAGAAACCCTTGACAAAATGGATGAGATGTGTTATAATAATAGTAGTAACGCTGATGAGCTATCTCAAAAAGATATGATGGAATTAAAGAGATTGGCTGTTAGAGAGCGCGAAGAAATTAATCGGTACAATGCAGACATCCGTCTTGCAGCAAGAGAGGAACATTTACAAAATCTAATTTTAGAATATTCCAAAATTATAAAAACTAACTTACTATTGAAAGTAGGGAAGTTGGAAAGAATTACCCCATCCATGATAACAAAAGAGGGCACCTTGCTTCTTAGTGATTGGCATTATGGTATGGAATATTACAATGAATACAATGCATACAATCCTGAAATAGCAAAAGAAAGAATTTCATATATAAGGGATTGTACTATTGCTTACTGTCAGACAAATCAAATAGAAAAAATAAATGTTCTAAATTTGGGAGATTTAATAAGCGGCACCATTCATACTGCTATTAAATTACAAAACAGAATTGGGTTGGCACAGCAAATTGCTGAAGTAGCTCGTATTTTAATAGAGATGCTTTCTTCATTTGTGCAAAGCGGATTATCGGTGTCTTATTATTCAGTATTAGATAATCATTCTAGAATTGATCCAAATAAAAAGGATGCATTAAATGTAGATTCTTATGTCTATCTTATAGATGAGATGGTAGACATTGCTCTACATGATGTTGTAGACATGCATGTATCCTCAAATAATTTTAATCCCACCGTTATAAAATTTACGTGTTTAGGACATCGGATTGCCGGGGTACATGGTGATAAAGATAATCTTAGAACTGTTGTGTCAGCATTAGCAATGTCTCAAGGGGAAATATTTGATTTTATAGTGTCAGCACATTTACACCACTTTGCCGCTGATGAGCAGGGTGGATGCAAAGTGCTTTGTAATCCATCATTAATTGGTTGTGATGAGTATTCTGATAACCATCGTTGGAAAAGTGTCCCAGGGCAGTTATTTGTCGTCAGCACACCAACAGATCCTGTAGACACAATAAAATGTTTTTCCATCCCCTATAATAATTGATCATATTCACATTTGTTAAAATATATAATAAAAATGTTTAGGTAAGTCTTTGTGGTAAGTCCTGAAAAGGTAAGCCCACAGAAGTAAGCCCTAAATAGAAGGAGTAAATTATGATTATAAAAATTAAAAGTGATATTACTGGAAAGGAATATTCTGGTAATAATATGGAAGAGCTTGTTGCTCAGTGCGAAGCAGATGACAAAGCATACAACAAAACTTTGGAAACAAAGAAAAAGGAAAATGAACTGTCATCTATAAAAAAGGAATTGTCGAAGGCTGTGGAGAAGGCCGAAGATTCTTTAACAGAAGCTTATGCTAAATACAACAAGCTAAAAGAAGAAGTCAAGGCAGATTTGGAAAAATCCAACAAAGAGGTTGCAGCATACCTTAAAGAAGCCACAGATACTTATAACAAAAGTCGTGAAACTGCGGCATCTATGATACAGAAGGCAACTGAGGAAGCTACTGCCAAACTTAAACCGGCTAAAGATGCCATTAAGCAGGCGGAAGCAACAAAGTGTAATGCTATATCTACCTTTACTCGTAAGTGTGGCCCTTATAAAGTCACATATACTGGTGAACGTGCCGAAAAAGAGTTTGAAAAGGTGAGAAAATCTTTTGATGATATTTTTGATTTTAGTCATTGGTTTGATTCACTGTTTTTCTTTTGATATACAGCCAGTATTAATTTTACTGAGATTAAATTTAAAATAATTTAAAAATTAAAAAAAACAAATGTGAATTTGATATAGATTAGGGAAGTGGATATTGCAGGGATCCACAAATATCATAAGTGTGTGGAGGTTCTTATGATATACGCATTTAGAGGTTTATGATTTAGGTTCAATTCCTAAAAAATGCATTATTATACTATAATAGATAACTAAATGAATAAAAATAATAATGCACGGAGAGAATTAATAACATTTCTTTCTGTGTTTTTCTTTTGAGGTGTAAAATATGAAATATTTTTGTGTATCAGATGTTCACGGATTTTTCAATTTTTTAAAACAGTCTTTGAATGAAGCGGGGTTTGATGCTTCCAATCCTGAGCACTGTTTGATTAATCTGGGGGATATTTTTGACAGGGGATCTGAACCCATTCAGTGCCTTAGATTTGTTAATTCATTACCAAATAAAATATTAATTCGAGGCAATCATGAAACCCTTATGGAGGAAGCATTAAAAAGAGAGGAATTTTTATATCATGATTGGCATAATGGAACTGTTGCTACAGCATCTGATCTTGCATATTTTGGTTTTGATTCAAAATTAAGTTCTGCTGATAAAATATTTAAAGGTGCCTCAAACAATATTGATTATAATAAATATATGAATTCATTAATTAATTATTTTGAAACAGATAATTATATTTTTGTTCACGGCTGGATTCCTTGTAAATATGATAAAGATACAAAAACATATTCCTTCACACCAGATTGGAGAAATGGTGATTGGAATGTAGCTACCTGGATAAATGGGATGGAAGCTTGGAGTAATGGCATAAAAATCAATAATAAAACTATTATTTGTGGACATTGGCACACTTCTTGGGGGCATCATTTTTTACACAATGATGGGATGGAGTGGGAAAATCCAAGAAGCACAAATCCCGAACATAGAAGGGCTCGATTCGATCCATTTATTGACGATGGAATTATTGCAATAGATGCTTGCACTGCCCATTCCCATAAAGTAAATTGTGTTATTATAGAGGATTAATTGAGTATATGAATTATGCATATGTGTATTATTTTAGTGACTCTTCAAAATTATCTGAATTTTTAGTATCATATGAAAGTTTAATGGCAACAAAACCTAAATATCCAATTTATTGTATGTTGGGTGGTGCTTGTATCAATCAAAAATTTGTTGAATTTCTCTCCTCATTGGGAGTTGGTTATTTAATTAGTGATATGCCTTGCGGTGTAGCCACCAGAAATTGTCAGGGGCACAGGACATCAGTATATGATTGTGTGGGGAAAATGGATATTTTTCTGTTTACTCAATTTGATAAGATTGTATATTTAGATACAGATACTTTTATTTGTAAAAATATAGATGAATTATTTAATGCACCTGACGGAAGCATGACAACTCATCACGATGAGAAAATGGCAAATGGAGGGGGATGTAATGCGGGAGTTTTAGTAATAAAACCGAATATTGAAACTTGGAATAAGTTATATTTATCTTTACAAAGTGGTATGGCTTTAAATAAATTTCAGTTTAAGGATGATCAAGCATTTTTATCACAAATATATGATTATGAAAATAATAATAGTTTAAAATTAAACTATATGTATAATTTAATTTTTAAATTATCCAATGAATATATCCAAAACCCGTTATTTGATATAAATTCTGTTAAAATATGGCACATGTGCACACCAATAGTGCAGAAGCTGGAAGATGTTACTTCTTCCAGGTGTTTTGAAAATAGGGATGCCAAAACTTCTTATACATTATCTGATAGTATTTTTAATAATTATATTAATTTTTATGATAAAATTATTAATAAATACAGAATGACATATCCATATCTCCCTCTTGCGCATACAAAAATGTATATGGAAAATATTAATACTACATTGACCATTGTATTAAATAGTGATATATCTGGGGATGATTCTTTATTTGCTATGCTAAGTAGCATAGCTTCACAGCGTTTGATATCGTTTAATAATCTACAAATTCTTGTTTGTGGAACATCTTATCCCAAAAAAGTAATTGAAAATAAATTATTTATATCTTTACCGATAGTTTATCGATTTATTGATATAGAAGAAAAAGATTGCAAAAATATTATAAAAGGTTGTCACAGCGATTATATACTACCTATGGATAGTTTCTTGTTCACTTCCCCGGAAATGCTTTGGGAAATATTTGAAGAGATTAAAAAATACCCTTTTAGTACATTACAATTTAATGTTGTGAATGATACATTTAATGAATGCTCATATGTTAACGTATTTCCTGTTAATAAAGACAATAATGACATTAAAAAAATAGATTTACAACTAGCAGTTAAAATATGAAAAAATTAAGTATAATTATTCCTTATCACGGTGAGCCAAGAGAATCTGTCTCTCCGTTATTGCTATCATTAAATTCTCAAAAAAATATTGATTTTGATGATATCGAAATATTAATAAATAATGATTCAACAAATGATAGCATTTCAGATGTGTTAGAATATTGTAGCAATTTAAAAGATATTAGTATAATAACCAATTATAATGGCGGGGGTCCTGGGCCATCTCGGCAACATTGTTTAGATAGCTCACAAGGCGATTATATTTTATTTTTTGATGCCGATGATACTCTTTTAACAAATACCACTCTATCAAAAATATTAAATATTATTTCATCCGGGATGGACGTATATAATTTTAAAGTGGCTTGGGAAAAAATAGAAAATAGTGAATTAGGGTATCAACTTTGGGGCAGAAATTTGGTGGGAGTTTGGGGCAAAGCATATCGCCGTAAATTCATTTATGAAAATGGCATTCAATTTTTACCAGAATTAAAACATTATGGAGAAGATCAATATTTTAACCTGACATTAAATGCTTGTTTTCCAAAAGAAATATCTGTAGATTTAGTAACATATGTATACACAGTGAATAACTCTCAATTTTGTAAGCCAGGCATGTCAAAAATATCAGATAATAAAAATAGCTCCCCTCATGACATTGTTATGCCTCTGCAAAGAGCTTATGAATTTATTTCTAAAAGAATAGATATTGAACTGTGTCGAAGAGATATTAGTTTATTTATATATCTATTGTATGATGATTATTTTAATAAAAATTTTACTGAGGAGACAAAAGAAATAATAAAACAAGATATGAAAAAATTTATTAATGATTTTGATCCAATGTTAAAATGTATAGATTTAATGACTTTTGAAAACAATAATCCCATTTCATTTGAAAAATTTGTTAAATCATTAGTTGATAATCATTGACAAATTAATATTTATGTGATATAATAGAGGTAATATGAAAAAAGTAATAATTACAGGTGCTGCAGGATTTGTTGGAAGTCATGTTGTGGCTGAATTTTTAAACCACGATATTACGGTGATAGCTATTGACATTATTAACCAACCAAAAAATTTGCCCCTTGAAAACAAAAAATTAAACTATTTTAATTTAAATGTATCTAATATACAATCACTTCCCGGTTTATGTTCTTGTTTAAATGTAGATTGTTTTATACACCTTGCTTGGGATGGGTCCTCGGGAAAAAAGAGATCTGATGTTTACACTCAACTAGATAATATAAACATTGTAGCTAAATGTATCTCTTTTGCAAAAAAGATAAATTGTCCAAAATTTATTTGTGCGGGCTCAATTATGGAATATGAATCTTTACAAATTTTAAATAACAATGTAGATACATCAGTCTCTAACAAAAATTCTTTATATGGGTTTGCAAAATATGTTACCCACGGGTTAAGTAAATATATAGATGGTATAGATATTTGTTGGGCAATGATAACAAACACATATGGACCTGGGGAGTTTTCCCCCAGACTTATTAATACCACTATTAGAAAACTATTGTCTAACGAACCACTGACATTTTCAACTTGCACACAAATTTATGATTTTATTTTTATTGATGATACTGCAAAGGCATTTTATAATATTGCTAAGAAGGGCAGAGCAAATAAACACTATATTCTCGGAACAAATCCACAGCCACTAAAAGAATATATAAAAACTTTAATAAATACTGTTGACCCATCTGCACTAAAATATGCTGTTTTTGCAGGGGAAAGTGATAGTAATCTTTCATATGATGTATTTGTCTCTGACACTTTTTCTGATGGAATTTTAAAAAGAGAAGAATTAATGTCATTTGAAAAAGGTATTAAACTGACAACACAGTGGATAAAGGAGCAAAATTTTGAATAATTTCATTTATGGAACTCATCCAAAACTTATAAAAGATGTTAAAATTTGCACATATGCTATTTGTAAAAATGAAATAGTACATGTACATCCTTGGCTTGATAGTATTTGGGCTGACGGCAAGGGGTCTGATTACATTGTCGTTTTAGATACAGGTTCCACAGATGGAACGTATGAAGAATTAATTAAATACGGAGAAGAACTTGGCATTCCAAAAACACACTTGATAATTAAACAGTATGAATATGAAACGTTTAGGTTTGATGTGGCGCGTAACGATAGCTTAAAGTTAATTCCAAATAGTGCTGACATAGATGTGTGCTTCTGTGTTGATTTAGATGAATATATCGAAGACACCACTTTTTGGAAAGATGTTCGAGAAGTGGTATTTAATCATCCAAATTTCAATAGAATTTATTATAAATACGCTCAACATATTAATAAAGACGGATCACCTGCATCAGTTATTTGGTATGATAAGTTACACGGAGTAAAAAATTGGCATTGGGAAAAACCTGTGCATGAATTATTGGTGACTTCGGATTCAGTTTATGAAGAAAGTTATTATTTACCTGAGAATAAAATATATTTATATCATCATCAATTACCAAAAATAAATAGAAATAATTATATTGAGTTATTAAAACTTCGTATACAAGAATCTCCTAATGACATTTATGCCCAATCCTATTTGGCTTCACACTTCTGTGAATTGGGAAGGTACACAGAATCAATTGTATATTATGAATCAGCAATTCTTACAGTAAAAACACTACAATTATCAGATAATTATTTTGTTATACCTACATCATATTGTGGGTTGGGGAATTGTTATTATAGATTGGGATTAATTGATGATGCCTCCCATTATTATCAAATGGCAATTGATATATTACCTACTTATGGTGAACCATATATAAACATGGCACAAATGCTAATATATCAAGGAAATATAGAAAGATCAACTGAAATATTAACTCTATTTAAATCCAATGCTGTAAAATCCACCAATTGGTATGAACGCCCCTATGTTTGGCAAGATTGGAAATATATGCAGATTTTAGGAGATATTTTGTGCTGGAAACAAGATGTAAAAGCATCAATGGAGGTGTTCAACAATGCTCTGCAATGTATTACAAGGGACGGTGAACAGTCAAATGCTAATGCTCAAGGATTTTATAGCGATTATGAATTTGTCTTAAGGAGGTTTTCAAATGAATTTAGTTAAAAGAATTTTGAGACATTTAAAAACTATTACCGTCCACAGATGGTTTGTTTTTTGTTATTGTTGTAAATATGGAATGCCTTTTAGAGGAATGATGCATGATATTTCTAAATACTCTTTTACAGAATTTTGGGAAAGTGTAAAATATTACTCAGGCACTCGCAGCCCCATAGATGCTTGTAAAGAAGTTAATGGTTTTTCAAAAGCTTGGTTGCACCATAAATCTCACAATCCTCATCATTATGAATATTGGACAGATAATTACGACAAAGGAACAACATCAGTTTGTATGCCATTTAAATATACTCTGGAAATGTTTTGCGACTATTTAGGAGCAGGAAAGGCATACAACAAAGGTAAATATTCATTTATAGATTCTTACAATTGGTGGACAACTCACAGGGATAGCAGAAAAGCAATGCATCCTGTGCAAAAAGAATTTTTAAATCAAACATTTCTTTATTTATTAAAATATAATAAATTGCCGAGTAAAAAATATTTACAAAATATCTATAATACAGTAAAACAAGAATACGAGAATACAAATGGATAATAATAAAAAATTAAGTATAATTATTACTCATCACAATGAGGACGATTCTTTAATTGCCCCTCTTTTGCAATCAATTAATAATCAAAGAGGAATTAACTTTGACAATATTGAAATAATTATTTCAAATAACTGTAACACCCCCAAATTTCCGCAAATTTTAAATGACTTCCCAAATATTCAAAATAGAATAGTGTGTATTACTACAGATATAAAGAACAAGCTTGGCTATTCAAGAGAATTTGCAGTAAAACGGTGTCATGGGGAGTGGATAATTTTTTGTGATTGTGATGATACATTGTATTGTGATTATACATTAATGGAAATATTGTCTCAGGTAGATAATTCCATAGATATGTATCATTGTAAAGAATTGCATGAAGTGTGTAATGAAAACGGAGAAATTCATACAGTAGTTGAAGGTAGAAATTATGTGTTTCTTCATGGTAAAATTTTTAAAGCCAATTGTTTAAAAAGTATTCCATTTAATCAGTCTGTATTAAGTGATCACGAAGATATTTATACATGTCTCTATCTAAATGGGCTGAGGATTAATGAAGCTGAATTAGATTTAATTATCTATGTTTGGAGATATAACAAAAATTCAGTAACAAGAATAAATGATAGCGAACATGATTATTTAGGGTTACCGGATTTAATAAGATGTTATCAATACATTTATGATGATCTAAAACAAGGTGGCAAAGATTTGACATACCACAAGACAGACATTCTTGATTTTATTTATTATAAATATAGACAAATAAAAATAACAAAATTAAAATCAGATAAAAATGAGCTAGAAGCTTTATTATCTTATTTTATTTTATCATTTGACCCAGAACTTGATTGTTTACAGCAAGAAAATCCAACTTTTGGAAATGAACCGTATGTTGACTTTATACACCGAATAACCAAGGAATTTACTGAAAATATTCACCCCTATTGGACAAAATATTATTTGTATGATAATTATTATCCTGTATGGGATATACAAATAAAAAATTTCAGAGAAAGCATTCGATTAAGTTATCATTATTTTCTTACTGAAAATTACACTGAGGCATTAACATATGCAAAAAAAGCATTTGAATTAAATAGCATATCATATCAATCCAATTTAATGTTGGGTATTTGCTTATATAACGTTGAGACAAGCAAAGAAATTGCACTGTCACTAATAAAATATGGATACAATCAATTTGTAAAATCTAATTTTTCTGAGTATGATGATGTCAATATTTTATCAGATGGCTACCTGTTCGACACACTTGCTTTATTATTTTATACTGAAAAAGAATACGAATACAGTTTAAGTTGTGGAACTTTTGCATTATCAAATTTTCCCAATGATGATAGGTTAAAATATAATCTATCCTTTTACAAAAACAAAACTAATGGTGGAAATCGCGCTTGGATAACACTTCTTAGCGATAATTCTTATATTTATGGGCAGATAGCTTTGGTTCGAGGGCTTCAGGAGCACGGCACAGTATATCCTATTTATTGTATGGTAACAGATAATGTTACAGAGGAAAATAAAAATATTTTAAAGGCATTAGACGTACAATTGATAGAAACAGAAAGATTTGTTCCCGATAATTACAAAGTGTATTCCGAAGATGAATGGAATAATGCCCATAGCTTAAGTGCAGCTGGGTGGCATAATGCTCTAACAAAATTAAAAATATTTAATTTGGCACAATTTGATAAGATTGTCTATATCGATAATGACACCCAAATATTTAAAAATTTAGATTTTCTTTTTGACTACCCCCACATGAGTGCTGTGCAAGACACATATGGGACACAAAAACAATTTTGCTCAGGTTTAATGGTGATTGAACCGAGCCTTGAGTTGTATGATTCTCTAATGGAACATACCAAAAGATTTATGCTTGAATCTCAAATGATTAGCAATGCACCATATCCACAATACATTTTTTCAGGACTAATTCACGACCAATTAATACTACAAACATTTTACAATGACTGGTGCCTGAGAAAGGAATTACATTTATCAATATATTATCACACTTGGACAACATATTTTTCAGATAACAATTCAAATATTGATGAACTTTCTAATGTATATGCGATGCATTATATTGACGCAAAACCTTGGAAAGTTGGAAAGCAATATTTTATTGATATGCAAGAGCAATATCCAGTATATAGTCGTTTAACATTGGAATATATTAAAAAAATTGAATCATATATAAATGAATTAAAAGAAAGGGGAATATGCCCATCTAATATGGGTATGCCTGATTGATATGAATTATATTTACAGTTATTATATTGATGATAACAGTAGAATTCCAGAACTTATTGTGTCATATGAGAGTTTAATGTCAACAAATCCCTCTTATCCAGTTTATTGTTTGGTAGGTAAATATGTGACACAAGATGCTAGAACGGAATTAATGCATATTGGGATTAATTTATTGGAAGGTGCCCCATATAATTACTCAGAATTTATTTATGGCGAAAATGGGGAATTTAAGTCAATGTGCAACTGCACAGGAAAATTAAATTTGTATAGATTTTGTCAATTTGATAAAATTGTTTATTTAGATTCTGATACTTGGGTGCAACAAAACATAGACGAATTATTTGAGGAACCTGATGGGAGTGCTTGTCGTTATTGTTGGGACGAGAGACAAAGAATAAATGGTGGAGTGTTGGTAATAGAACCCAATGATTCTTTTGTACAATTTTTTGAATCATATATAGAAACATCTCGTCAGCAAGGATATTTCACTATTCCGGATGATCAAGAACTTTTGTGGCATTATTATTCTAATGTTGATAGATTAAATTATTGTTATAATGTAATTGTGTCTGATATGGACAGATATATGCAAAATGTTCTTTTTGATGTTGGTGCAGTTAAAGTGTATCATTTTGTTGGAACATGTTTTGATAAAAAAGTGTGGCAGACAAATTGTACAGAAATGTATCATGTAGAGTCACAGCAGGTAATAAGAAATTATCTCAATTATTTTAATGCAGTGATAGAACAATATAAAGAAAAATATCCATATTTAAAATTTTTTTTAACACATTTTAGAGAGGAATAAAATATGTTTGAATTAGGAACACATCCTCAAAAATATCAGGACGTTAAAATTTGTACATATGCAATATGTAAAAATGAATTGCAGTTTGTGGAGACTTGGCTGACAAATATATGGAATGACGGCAGAGGTTCTGATTACATTATTGTTCATGATACAGGTTCTACTGATGGCACATTAGATAAATTTAAGGAGATATCATCTACATTAGGCATACCCACTGACAGATTTATAATAGTGCAAAAAAATATAGAGCCCTGGAGATTTGATGTTGCCCGCAATTATGGTATGCAATTCTTTCCAAATGAAAATCAAATAGATGTTTGTTACAGTGTAGATCTAGATGAAGAAGTCATTCCTGAATTTTGGGATGATTTACGTAAAATTGTATTTGAACATCCAAACTTTAGTAGAATTTATTATAAATATGCGTGGAGGATTGACCCTAATACATCAGACTCTAAATACATCTTTTGGTATGATAAAATACACGGTGTGAAAGGTTGGAAATGGGAATATCCAGTTCATGAGACGTTAACTTGTGAAAATCCCGAATTATATTCTGGCACATTTTATATGGATTCAGATAAGGTATACTTGAAGCACCACCCAGACACCACTAAAAGTAGATCGAATTACTTACCTTTGTTGGAATTAAGGGCAAATGAGAATCCAGATGACTTATACGGACAGTACTATTTAGCTAGAGAGTTTGGATTTCATAATGACAATAAAAATGCTGTGTTGTGGGATTTAAAATTATACTTACGTATAATAACAGACAAAAATGCCCACTGTGTAAAAGAATTATTAACAGATATGTGGATGTTCCCTTGTATTCTTACTCATTTAGCAGATAGCTTACACCGTTGTGGTGCCAATGCCGATGCAGAATATTATTATCAAAAGGCAATAAAAGAATGTCCCTCCTATAGAATGGCTTATATAAATTATGCCCAAATGTTGGCTTACTCTAATAGAAGCAAAGATTGCTTTAATATTATTGATCAGATGAAGGAAAGCTCTACTGAAATCGATGATTGGAGATGCCCCAAATGGGCTTGGAAGTCTTGGAAAGTAAACCAGATATTAGCAGATGCTTATTGTTGGGAAGGGCAATATGAAACTGCCAAACATTTACTCGATAGTGCACTGTCTGATATGGATGACTATGACAGAATAGATGCTAATGAGCAAGGATTTTTTAATGATTATAACTTTGTTTTAAACAAACTAGGAGAAAATAGATGAAAGTTGTTATTTTAGCTGGCGGTTATGGCACTCGAATTTCCGAGGAATCATGCTTAAAACCTAAGCCAATGATTGAAATTGGGGGTATGCCCATTCTCTGGCATATTATGAAAAATTTTTCAGAACAAGGGTTTAATGATTTTATAATCTGTGCCGGATATAAACAAGAACTGATAAAACAATGGTTTGCTAATTACTACACATACACTTCAGATGTTTTATTTGATTTTGAAAAACCAAATTCTATTACTCTATTAAACAACACCAAAGAATCATGGAAGGTTGCAGTAGTCAATACCGGACTTAATACGAATACTGCTGGCAGAATAAAACAAATTAAGAAGTATTTGGACAATGATGATTTTATTGTAACGTATGGGGATGGGGTTGCTGATATTGATGTCAATGCGCTTATATGCAAGCACAATAAGGGTAAGAAAAATCATTTAATTACAATATCTAGATATAATTACAAACAACATAAAGGAATAATGCAAGTTGACAATAATGATAATGTAATCTCATTTAGAGAAAAATCCGAAACAGATTCGGAATTAATTAATATCGGTTATATGGTTTGTAGTCCAAAAATATTGTCTTACATAAAATCGGATTCGATGAGTCTTGAATTAGATGTGATTGAAAAATTATGTCAAGAAAATAAGGTGTATTCTTATTTGCACACAGGTTTTTGGCAATGCATGGACACATTAAGGGAGAAAAATCAACTAGAAGATTTATGGAACAGTGGTAAAGCTTTATGGAAAATCTGGTAATAAAATTAGTATGAGACCAATTAAATTAAGTATAATAATTCCCTATCATAATGAGCCTGAGCAGACAATATACCCTCTTTTTAACTCAATAGATCAGCAGCAAGAAATTGATTTTGAGACCATTGAAATAATCTTATGTAATAATTGTGAGAACCCTATTAAGCCAAAATTTATTCAGCAAAGAATCTTTAAAAATATTTCAAATAATATAAAATATATAAAATCTGCAAGAAAAAATTGGAGTGGGTTATCTCGTCAATATGCTATTGATAATTCTTTGGGAGAATATTTAATTATATGTGACGATGATGACTGTCTTTACTCCCCGAATACTATTCAAAAAATATATGAGGACATAAAGAAAAATCCTGATATAGATCTTTTTGGATATTCTGAAAAAATAGAACCAAATAATGGCTCTGTAGATTTTGTAAATTTTTCTGGAAGAAATTTGGTACTATTTCATGGCAAAGTGTACAAAACATCATTTTTAAGAACAAATAATATTAGATTTTCAGAATTATTAGAAACACATGATGATGTTTATTTTAATTTGATTTTAAACGTATGCTTTCCAAAAACACTCATAATTGATTTCCCTATTTATATATGGAAATATAATTCAAACTCTGTTTCCCATTCAGAAGATTTTTATAAAAATAGTATTGCAGATGATATATTAAAAGGTTTTTATGCCTATTATAGAGCTAAGTACATAATTCATTTAAATATGGGTATGGTGTCTCATGATATTTTGGGAGCAATTTTTTTCACATATAAAGAGAACTTGAAATTAAAACAAATGCTTAAAACAAAGCAAGATTGTGAACAGTTACAACATTATGAAAATTTATGTGCGATGTTTATAGAAGAGTTTGATAATCAATTGCGTTGCCTAACGACATATCAAGACAATGAAGGATTTGTAGAATATATCAAAAGAATATTAACAACTTATGTTGCTAAATATCGAGCAAAATATAGGGAGGTTTATTATGGATACGAAACGAATAGCCTTTCTCTATAATACAACTGTAAAGGTGCCGTCACATAAATTCTTATGGTCATTAAATTTTCAGATAGGGGTAAATTTTGATAACATTTCAATCCTTACTCCTGATAAAAATGGGGTGCCCCGTGTTGATTACACTGTTCTTACAAACATAAAAAATTGCATATTTGCCCCCAGAACATTGTCAGGTGCAAATATTAACATCATTAAAGTAGACAGTGAAGATTTATTTGAAAATTATATTGAGTTGAGTCAGTACTTAAATGGTAAAATAGATAAATTAGAATTTATACATACAGCGGACATAAATGTAAACACCCTTCATCACAATTGGAATAATTTAAATTTCTCTTTAAGTAGACTATTTACCTTATGGAACAGATGTAATAGAGAGGCAATCAAAGATAAATTTCCGCAACTTCACAATGTATTAAATAATACAGATAAATTTATATCTAAAATATATTTAAAAAGATTAGAAGATATTGAATTATTAGATAGAGATGCTATTGCAGAATATAACACACGAAATGTATCATCAGAAGTGTATATGTTCTATATGTCAAATGATAATTATTTAATATCCACCCTTTGTGCCTATGCTAGTCTAATTCAAACACGTCCCAAGTATCAAATATACTGTGCTGTAACTAATAAGGTTTCTTGGAAAACACAATATACTCTTAAAAAATGGGGATTACAAACAGTTTTGGTGGACGACATACAAATCCCAGAAAAATTTCAGAGCTATTATAATAATATAGATAAAAAAACAAATCATTGGTTTAACGCCTATGGGAAAATAGCGATATTTGCATTGGAGCAGTTTAAAAAAATTGTATTTATTGATAGTGATGCGTTTATTTATCAAAACATTGATGACTTGTTTAACTATGACGATTTCAGTGCTGCACAAGACACGGGGTATCTACTTGAAGAAAAAAATATTTTTAATTCAGGAGTAATGATAATAAAACCATCGAAAGCAGAATTAGCAAATATAATTAAATTTTCAAATGAGCTGCCTCCTGAAAGTATAAAATGCGAACAGGAATTATTGAATAAATTTTATACTCATTACACAAATATACCGATGTATTATAATATAAATCCATTTGAAATTGATAAGTTAATAAATAAGTTTAATTTTTATGCTGATGACATAAAAATAATACATTATATAGGCAAAAAACCATGGGAATATGACAATGCATTTTTTAACACAAATTTAAGAGTTGTCAATGTCGATTGGCAATATCGTACATACTCAATTTATTGCTGGCTATTTATGGAAATGTATAATAAAATAAAATATATTGAGGAGATAAATTAAGAGATGGCACCTAAAAATATATTGCCTGAAGAATCTTTACAGCAATGCGAGTTAGATCTTTTGAAAGCACCTACCTCGGTAGAAAAAAGTAATATCTACACAAAAATGGAAATGATATATTATTATCAATTGGGACAATTTGATAAAGCCTACGAATGTGCAAAACAAGCTTTTCTATGCAACACATCAGACACAAGATTAACTATGAATTATTTGCTATGCGCTGAAAAATATTTAAAAGAGTCAACAAAAGATTGCAACATCATTGTGTATACAATAATGAAAAATGAAATCGGTAATATTGAGGGCTGGCTGGAAAATATCAAAAATGCTGATGGTATTTATGTACTAGATACAGGTTCAACAGATGGTAGCTATGAAAAAATGTTATCTTTTAAAGAAAAATATCCCCAATTACATGTTGATAGAAAAATATACACAGAGTTCCGTTTTGATAATGCTCGTAATGATAATTTAAAAATGGTGCCGGAAATAGCAAACACTATTTGCTGGACGATTGACTTGGATGAACGATTTGTAGAAAATTGGTATCAAATTACAAAAAATGCTTTTATAAAACACCCTTATTTTTATAAGCTTTCCTATGGATATGCATATACACATAATTCTGATGGTAGTGTAAGAGAGAAATTACTATACGATAAATGTCACAGAAGACTGGGGGCATATTGGGAATTACCAATACACGAACAGTTACTATATGGTGAATTAAAATCAATATATACTGATGGAATAGTGAATCTTGGTGAAGATATAATCGTTCATCATTATCAAAATGACAAAACAAATAGAATTCAATATGTGAATTTATTAGAAAAAAGAATTGACGAAAATCCTTTTGATTTAGAAGCCATAAATCATTTGGCAACAGAATATACTACACATCAAATTGATTTCCAAAAAGAACTTGACACACGATTTTTATTATTGAGTCGTGGCATTCAATGCAATTCTGGTTGGAAAGAGTGTATGGCAGGTAATATTGCTTGGTCCCTTTCCAGAACGAATCCAGCTATTGCCAAAGAATTTTACAAAATGGCAATAGCATTTAATCCGAAATTAAGAACATATTATTTACGATATGTGCAATTTTTATTAGATAATAATGAAATAACTTCATCAAACATCGAGGAAGTTGAAGCACTGTTACAGACTATGAGCAAAATTTGCACTCAACAAGATAGTTGGAAAGATTCCAAAGAAAATTGGACTTGGTACCCGTTTTATTTATTGGGTAGGTGTGAAGAAATCGTTAGTAAAGATGCAACATTTAATTTTCAAGCAGCAGAAGCATATGATGACATACCTGAATGGTGCATACAACACATTGATAAGTACTTGGGAGATAATAATGAGTAATGAAATTAAATTAAGTATAATTGTTCCATACCATAATGAAGATGATTCTATAATTTTTCCATTGTTTAATTCTTTAAACAACCAAATTGATATTAATTTTGACAATATTGAAATAATTGTCTCAAATAACTGTGAAATACCGGTACCTCCCAAATCATTATTTGATGGGACGTTTCCTAATATACAAAATAGAATAAAATATATTATATCTCCAATAAAAAATATTTCTGGTGCTAGCAGACAGTTTGGGGTTGATAAATCAAAGGGTAAATATTTAATGTTTTGTGATGATGATGATTTTTTGCCATCAACTGATATTCTTAATTATTTTATAAATCTTGCTGAAATAGAGCCTGATGTGGACGTTTTTAGGTGCTGGGAAAGTGTACAGCAAAAAGATTCTTCAGTACAAAAGGTGTTTGATAAATATAATGTATTAATACACGGTAAACTTTTTTCTGCATCGTTCATAAAGAAGAATAACATTTCTTTTAGTAGCACCTTGGATGTTGCCGAAGATAATTATTTTTGTAGCTATCTATTTGCCTATAATCCTAAAATTTTGGACTGTGATAAAATAACATATTTTTTTAATTACAATTCAAATTCTGTCTCCAGAAAACATAAAAATTTTTCTTTAGCATGTCAGAAAAATGTTTGTATAGGCATTGTTAACATGATGGATAAAATTATGTCAGATAAAAATGCTCCACATGAATATGCATTTCGATATTTGTTGACAAAGTTGTGTCAACTTGAAAGTGAGTTGGTGCCAAATCTTGCATTATATGCGATAGCAAATATAGTATTTAAATATGATCCAAAGTTTAAATGGATTGAAGGAAAGTATATCACCACGGATGGTCACGATATAACTGTTTGGGTGATATCAACTACTAAAAAAGCGTTATTAACCGTATCAAAAGAGAGTAGTAAGCAGAATGACTAACTTTTATAAAAATAAAAAAATATTTATAACAGGATGTACCGGATTTAAGGGGTCGTGGTTATGTCAAATGTTAATTTGTTTGGGAGTACAGCAAGTCATTGGCTATTCGTTAGATCCTCCCACTAAGCCTGCTTTATTTAATATACTTAAATTAAAAAATAAAATTACCTATATAAAAGGTGACATACTAGATGATAAAAAATTAAAAAATAGTATTAAAAAATACTCTCCTGACATAGTTATTCACTTAGCAGCACAGCCATTGGTATTAGAAAGTTATATGCATCCGCAGCATACTTTTAATACAAATGTAATGGGTACCGTAAATGTACTTGAAGCATCTCGGCATTCATCTGTCAAATGCATATTAAATGTCACCACAGACAAGGTATATAGGGACGTGAAAAATAAACCATATTCTGAAAATGATGAACTAGGAGGATTTGATCCTTATTCAAATTCAAAAGCCTGCTCTGAACTGGTAACAAGGTGCTATTTTGATTCATTTCTCAATAAAGAGAGCAAAACAGTAATAACTGTAAGGGCTGGAAATGTTATTGGTGGTGGGGATTTTTCAGCAAATAGGATCGTTCCTGATTGTATAAAAAGTATTGTTGCTTTAAATCCAATAAAAGTTCGCAACCCAAATTCTATTCGTCCTTATCAACATGTTTTCGATGCATTAAATGCTTACCTGTATATTATTGAAAAATTATATGATTCTAAAACATTTCACTCATTCAATGTTGGTCCGAGTAGTGATTCCGTAATAGATACAAAAACTTTGGTTAATATCCTTTGTGATTACTGTACGCCGAACTGTGGGTGGGAGGACATATCAAACAGTTCATCTCCGCATGAAACAACCTGTCTCTTGTTAGATAGTGACAAAATAAAAACTGAATTAGGTTGGCACCCAAAATTTGATATTTATAATTCATTAAAAAGTACAGCAGATTGGTATATGGAAAATTGTTTTCATTCAAAGAGTATAATTGAGTACTCCATTGAAAAAATAAATAATTATTTAAATAGGTGAATATCATATGAAAAATATAAATAAAATATTAACAATACTAATAACACATCATAATGAACCTGTAGAAATTGGTGAACCACTGTTCCAATCAATTGACACACAGATAGGGGATGTTTTTGATAAAATTAAAATTATTTTGTCCAACAACGATTCACAGCAAATATCAATGCCAAATTTCCCCATATCTAAATATAAAAATGTACAAAATTGTGTGAGCACCATTAAAAGTATTTCTCAAAACACCTTATCATCTCATCTTAATTACCTTATTTCTAAAGTAGATACTCCATATTTTTGTTTTATTGATTACGATGATAGGATATGTAACATCACGACCCTAAAAGAAATACTGAAATACATAGAACTGCTTCCTCAAATAGATGTTTTTTGCTTCAATCGTTATTACTGGGATAAATTTTTTAACATAGTAGACACAAAAAACATTGCCATGTCGGGGGGATGGGGATGTGTGTATAAATTATCTTCGTGGAGAAAAAAGTTGCCTCCATTTCCAGAAATTAACGCTCAGCATGACATTGCTATGCACTACTGTATTTGTGCTAATGATCAAATTTTGAAAAAAAATATTGGATCAGTGCCATTTGTTTGCTGGTGCAGACGAAATAAGTCTGAAAGCAGGCAATATTTTCTTAATGATGATAATTTTTTAGAATACTGTGAGGACACCTTACGAGCATTATTATATGTGAAACATTATATGGAGGCACAAAATCTTGAAATGATGAAATTTACAAGATATTTTATTGGAGAAGCACGCATAATGTATCAAAATATTGATAGATATGGATATAAAAAATCAACAATACCTGCCGCCATATATAAAATATTAAAAAAATTTTACACAGACAATATTGACAAAGATTTTACCACTGTTGAGAATCAAATATTCTATAAAACCGAAGGTTAATTAGTATGAGTAAAATATTAACAATTTGTATTACTTATCATGGTGAACCAAAAAATAAAATAATCCCACTATTACAGATGCTTGATGCTCAAATAGGCAATGTTTTTGACAAAGTAAAATTTATTCTATCTAATAATTCAGATATTCCTACAGATTATCAACTTTTTTCTGAATATAAAAATATATTACCTCATTGTATTTTTGTAAATTGTTCTGAATGTTTGACCATTGCTGAGCATCGTAACTATTTAATAAACTTTGTGGCAACTCCCTACTTTTGTTTTATAGACTGTGATGACAGAATCTGCGGTTGTACTACAATATTGGAAATTCTTAGTGCCATAAATGATAATCCTGATGTAGATATTTTACAATTTACGGCATTTAGGTGGGAAAAACAAAATTCTTTTGTTACTTGGAACATGGCAATTCCTGGTGGTTGGGGGTGTGTTTTCAAAAAAGAGTGCTGGATAAAAAATAAATTGCAATATCCGACCAATATACAAACTCAAGAAGATATTTTTATTTATTATTGTACATATTTCAACCAGAATGTGATAAAAAAAGAATTTAAAGATATTAATTTTATTTGTTATTGTGTGTGGCAAGATACTACCGGCGCCAGTTATTTTAAAAATAATTCAATATTTAATCAACAAATATCCGATACAATGCAATTATTGATTGATGTAAAAAATTATTATAATGATTTTAATTTAATTATTGACTATCAAAAAATGCTTTTTGACGAATTACAACAATTCTATTGGAAATTAATTATTTTTGAAAATAATCAGGGGAAACTGTGTGATGAAATTCGTGCACAAATAGAATTAAAATTGAAAGAATTTTATAAAAATAAATTTACAACAAAAGATTTATTAACCTACTCTGATATTGTTAGGAGAGTTTCAAATATCTCAGATGTAGGATATAATATTCCTTTTCAGGATTGGGCAAATAATATACTTGAGGACTAAATAAATGATTTTTAAGGATACAAATTTAAAAGATGCTAAACTTATAACCACATTTGTACAAAATGATTGCCGCGGAAGTTTTATAAAAGATTTTCATTGTAGTGAATTTATGGCTCATAATATTAATTTTATCATAAAAGAAGAAATGGAAACCGTTTCTAAAAAGGGAGTAATTCGTGGGATGCATTTTCAATTATATAAGCCACAAGCTAAATTAGTAAGATGTATTAAAGGCAAAATTTTTGATTATATTGTGGATGTCAGAAAAAATTCACCAACATATCTCCAAGGGCAGGGTTTTATTCTATCCGAGGAAAATAATAATTGTTTGTATGTGCCCAAAGGATTTTTACACGGCTATTTAGTTATAGATGATTCTGTTGTGACATATAAATGTGATGAAGAATTTTATAAAGATGGGGATTCTGTAATAAGATATGATGATAGAACATTAAATATTGATTGGCATATAGATAAATTTATAGGTAATTCTACAAAGATAATTTTAAGTGAAAAAGACAATAATGCACCGAGTTTTGAATACTATATCGGTAAATTTGAAAACATCACTTAATAGTGATGTTTTCTTGTATATATAACTGTAAAATCTTTTATTATGAGGAGATAACTTATGAGTGTTAAACATGTAAAAAAATATTATGAGGAAATTCGTTCCCAATATAATGAAATGTTAGAAAATCTCAAAGATGCTGAGCAAGAACTGGCTGATCAAATTGTAGATTTAGATTATGTGGAAAGATTAAAAACCATAATTAAACCAATTAAAGATAATTATGAACGCTGGAGTTACATGATGTTTTTGCTTAATCAGCCCGAAAGAAAACAGAAAATTCCTGCATACAAACAAAGAATGAATAAATTTATTGCTGATATGGAAAAGTCAAATTCTATTGATGCGGTAATAGAAGAAAACAATAAAACCATTAAAAATACTAAATTAATTGGTCAAAAAGATTAAAAATTGACTAAATTAATTGTATATATTTTGAGGACGGTGATAAAATTTGGATGAATTATTACAAGCTGTGGGAATCTCAAAAAAAGGTACATACAGCGAAAATGGTTCATATGTCATTGACATTGAGGATTATGATGAATATGGTAAATTTTATGCCATCTTAGAAAAAGCTCAAGAAAATGATATCCTAACATTGTTAGATGAAAATAGTGTTATTAATGTTCACACAACTGATGTTCATTATTTAACATATGATGATGAAACTGAAGATCAGTATGAGCTAAGTTTATTAGGAAATCTGGATCAAAATATTTATAAATTAGTAATAACAAAATTCTAAGAAAAATTATAGTTGTTTTTGAAAGGAAACTTAAAGATGATTACAAACAAAGATTACAAAAAAGAAATTATACAAGACGTTGATAATTTGGGGTATCGTAGTGAAGAAATAGATCCTAAAAAAGAAGGATCATTACTTCAAGAGATTGTACTCTCATTGAAACAGACAATGAAAGATAATGATATTGTTTCTTTATCAGCTCCACAGATAGGCTACAATAAGCGTGTGTTTTGTGTAAAATTTGGAGACACAGATTATCGAACTTTTGTAAATCCCATAATAGATAATGTTAGAGAGTTAACATTTGCTCGTGAAACTTGCCATAGCATTGAAGATAAAGAATTTATCCGTCCTCGTTATAATTTTATTCGTATTATATATATGACACCTCTTGGCAGAATTGAATCAAGAGAGGTTCGAGGCAGAACAGCAGTTGTGTTGCAACACTGTATAGATCATTTAGATGGATTGTTATTGTCAGATATTGGACTAGAGATAGATGAAATGTTTGATAAGGCACCAGAGGCTGAGCGAGAGGAATTGCTACAAAAGTATGCAGAATCCTTAGATATAAAGCAAAAAGAACTACAAAAAGTGATAGAAGATGACGAGGATTTAAAGCAGATAAATGATGCTATTAAATTCATAGATGGTGTTAGAAGTGGTGCGGTTGAACTAGAAAAACCATCAAATGAATAATTGAATAGGTTTAAATAGTGGCTCACCACAAAAGATTTTGTGAAGGGAGATATTTAAATATGTCTGATATTTATTTTAAACGACATATTTCTGATGCAGATATTTCCAATCTAATTCTTAAATGTGGTGAGCCTCTTTATGACCTTGCCACAAAAAAGTTTTATATTGGTGATGGTATAACCAAATTCTCCGAATTACGTGAGATTAATATTTGTTCAGATGCGTCAGACATTATAAACGAAATAAATAATAATACAACTGTATCAATAAAAGCAGAAAAAATAAAAGGTAAAGTTGAAGCATCGTATAATGCTGACAATGCAAAGCAATCAACCTCTGCTATTAAAACAGTATATTCTCAAATTTTATCTCAATATAAAGGCGATGAACCCACTTCCGTCGGTTACACCTATGATTCATTAAAAAATGAATTAACTGAGATACGTAATATTGCAAAAATACCAGGGCCAATGGGGCCTACGGGCAGTCCCGGCGTTGAAGGTCCTGTAGGGCCTACTGGAGCTGTTGGAGCTGCATCTGTGATACCGGGACCAGTTGGCCCAACAGGAAGCAGAGGCCCAACGGGACCACAGGGTAGTGGTATTTCTGTAAAGTCGTCCAGCAGTGATTGTACACAAATTGGGGATGCATACATAAATTCAGATGGTGATTTATTGGTATTAACTTCATTGTCTCCTAAAAAATTTACCAATGGAGGTAAAGTCAGAGGACCTCAGGGAGAACAAGGGCCAATAGGTCCGACAGGTCCTGCTGGTGAAGTAATTGTAAAATCAGAAACAGAGGATGGCTATGTTCTTTGTTATGATAAATATTATAAACGAGTAGGATATTCAACCAATGTAACTATTGAAAATGGTATTTTATTTGGTGCTGGATGGAATGACTATGCTGAGCTCAGAGCTCTGAGGAACGGTGTTGGTGTTGCTGGTAAGGTATATAGTGAGTGTGGAAATGATGAAGTGTGTCTTTCCACCAAAAGATTACAGCCTGTATGTTATATAATGTCAGATACTTTTGGAATGATAATTGGAAACAAGGCTGAAAATGCTATTCCTTTGGCGGTTTCCGGTAGAGTATTAGCCTATACATATGAAAATAGAAATAAGTTCCAAATAGGGGATGCCGTTTGTTCTGCTCCCAATGGTACAGTTTCTATAATGAGCAGAAGGGAAATTAAAAAATACCCAGACAGAATAATTGGATATGTAAGTTCTATTCCTAATTATGCTCAATGGGGAGCAAAAAATATAGTGATAAATGATCGTATATGGATCAAATTAAAATAATATGAAAGGAACAATATATTATGAGTGAAGCAACTGAAAATATTAAACTGCAATTAAAACGTGGCGAAAAAGGCAGTTTTGATATAAAAAATTGTTCCGCAGTATTAGCCTATGGTGAACCTTTTTGGGATTTAGATAATAAAAATCTATATATAGGTGATGGTGAAACCCCTTTAAGTGGATTAGATCCTATAAATGGTGACATTGATATTAATGGTACATATATTATTGATCTAATAAATAATACCGAAAATTCTGTAACAATTAATGGTAATAAAATTGGTAGTGCAGTATCCAGAGCGGAAATTGCAAACTCTTTATATGATTCCGCTACTCAAACAACAAAATCATATAAAGATATAGTAAATCTAATTAATAATATTTCTGGCATAAAAAGAGTAGAATCTACAGGCTCAGGAAATGTTATTACGAAAGCCGAATTAAAATCTTCAGATAATTCAACATTACAAATTACTAAGGGCATTGATGCAATAGATTTAAATAGAACAGGTTATATAGATAAAACATCTCCATATGATATTGGTGGCATTTCTAAAGGGGATGATTTGTCTAAATTAACAATTGTGGAGATTTTAAATAAATTATTTACACAAAAGTATCTTCCTATGAGTAATTTCTCATTTACTGTGGAAACATCATCCTCAGATTCCACTATTACTGCGGTATCTGTAACCCCTCGTTTTACACTGGGCACAAAACCGATAACTTCATTTACCGTTGGCAGTACTGATGGGGGTAATGATTTATTAAATATAAATAGTGTTTCAAGTGGAACGACATATCAACTAATTAATACAAAAAGTGGGACATCATTTACTTTGTATGCGAGTTTAAGTGATGGAACAACCACAATTAAAAGTACAACAAAGGTAGAATTAATTCCATTAAGTTATTGGGGAACACTTAGTTCAAATGATATTAGCAATGTAGACAGTTCTGTCGTTACTTCGTTGGCAAATAGTGAAAGAAAAGCTAAAGCAAATAAAGTTATATTAAATTATGGTTCAGTGGAAAGTGAATATCCTATTTATGTTTATCCTAAATCTTATGGATTATTAAAGGGCATATATTCAGACCCAGTAAATCCAATGTTTAATGAACTAACGGATAATTATAATAGTAAAGAAATTCAAATAAATTCTATTGCGTATTATATATATTTAAAAAAGAGTGATCCTGCAATTGGAGATATCGAATTATTATTTACATATTAATATTTTAGGGGGATTTCATTAATTTATGGCTATAAAAATAGGAAGTGGATTTTTAGTTCAGGCAGCATCCCCTATTGATACTAGATATGTGGTGGAAACTTTAACAGAGTTGCAGAGTATTAAAACTGCATATCCCGGACTTCACACTTGGGTAAAAAGCGAAAACGCTATGTATGAAGCCGCTCCTGATGGTGAAAATGGAACTTTAATATGGAAACAAATTTCTTCCTCAGGAGCCATGGGTCCTACTGGTTCTCAGGGAATAAGGGGTGAAATAGGTCCAACAGGACAGACAGGACAAATAGGCCCCACAGGCATGCATGGTTTAATCGGTCCTACAGGCAGCCAAGGACAAACTGGTCCAACCGGTGCAGCAGGATCAATAGGACCAACTGGTACAGCAGGACTGACAGGTCCCACCGGTTCTCAGGGACTAATGGGTCCGACAGGAGATAAGGGGGACGGTGGTAGCATCGGTCCTACCGGTGCACAAGGACCTAAAGGTGAAGCAGGTACTGGAGTTTCTGTTAAAGCAGATCAGTCTCAATGTACCCAAATAGGGGATGCTTATATAGATTCTAATGGAAATTTGATGATTCTTACATCAACATCTCCAAAACAGTTTACAAATGGAGGTCAAATAAAAGGACCTCAGGGAGCTATGGGTCCTACAGGTAGCAACGGCAAAGACGGTGCTATGGGTCCTACCGGTGCAGACGGTGTGATAGGTCCTACCGGCTCTAAAGGTAAGGACGGTGCTATGGGTCCTACCGGTGCAGACGGTGTGATAGGTGCAGTCGGTCCTACAGGTAGCAACGGCAAAGACGGTGCTATGGGTCCTACCGGTGCCACAGGTGCCGCTGGTCCCACGGGAGCGCACGGAGAAGACGGGCTACCAGGTCCCCCAGGCCCACAAGGTGCAATAGGACCAACAGGAGCAAGTGGTGTATTCTCATTCTCCAGTCTCTCTACAGGCTATGTAGTTGTTACAGATGGCGCTAGTTTAGGATTTTCTACGTCAGTAGAAGTTAATGGGTCCGGACTTGTTGGAGCTGTTTGGAATGACTTTGCAGAATTCAGAAATTCCAATACCCAATTTAATACTAATATGTTTGGTCACATCGCTTGTGAACAGGGTAATGATTCTGTAGCTATAACAACTGATAGATTACAACCGATGTCCTATATAATATCTGATACCTACGGATTTATTATAGGCGAAAAGACAGCTAACTCAATTCCAGTAGCAGTTGCTGGTAGGGCTTTAGTATATACATACGAAGATAGAAATATGTTCAAAGTTGGTGATGCTGTTTGCTCAGCCCCAAATGGAACTGTATCTATTATGACACAAGAAGAAATAAATAACCATCCAAATTGCATTATTGGCTATGTAAGTTCTATACCCTCATATGATATTTGGGGAAAAGACATAAAAGTTAATAACAGAATCTGGATAAAAATTGTATAATATAATAAGGGGTGGTATATATCTCTATATGCCACCCTATAATTAAAAATAATATAAAAATAAATTTGTTGAGGTTTAATATAACTTATGGCAAACAAATTACAACTAAAACATAACAGAAATGAAGATTTCAATATTGAAAACTATACCAACATCATCCTAGCTAAAAGTGAACCTTTGTATGACACCGTTCATAAAAAACTATATATTGGTGATGGTAAAACTGTACTAAGTGATCTCACAGCAATAAATGTTATGAGTGATCTTGATGCAGAAACAATAATAAATCTTATTAATAATAATGATCAAAATTTAAAAATTAATGCTGACAGAGTAAATATTTCTAAAACTGTTGGTGAAGAAACCAAAGATTATAAATTAAGTGAAAGATTTGATAATAATGGTAATGCTATTATATCTGTCGAAACATTTAAAATTGTTGATGGTGAAAATAATAATAATTTTTATACTTATTCTTCTTTAAGGGCAGCAATTGATGCGGGGGGTTCTGGAGCCGGTGGAATTGGCCCCACAGGTCCCACAGGGCCCGCAGGAACAAGTATAACTGTTAAAGCAACTGTTTTAGAATGTACCCAAATAGGTGATGGCTATATTAATAACAAAGATGGTCATTTAATGATATTGACATCTACGGATCCTAGAACTTTCACTGATGGTGGTCAAATAAAAGGTGACACCGGTCCCATAGGACCCACAGGTAAAAACGGTAAAGATGGTAGAGACGGAATAGATGGGGTGGGGAGAGAAGGTCCCACAGGGCCCAGGGGTGATGTGGGAACAATTTCTGCAAACTCAGGAACTAATCTACCAACAACCGCAAATGAGGGTGATATATTCTTTCAATATGTTGTTACCTAAAATTATTTTTAAGGAGATAAATTAATATGGAATATAATTGGAGCGGAAGTTTAGATAATGAAAATAGTTCTGCTTCGGTAGATATTGTTTTTTCTAACAGCAATCGTGCAACCGATGGGGATGTCTATGACACCACAATGAGAATAGACAGGTCTTTTAACTATAATGCAGGCACCATTCATATTAACGCATCCGGTATAAAAGTATTAGATATAAATACAGGTAAGGACGTTCAAGAATTTCCTTCTATTGGAACAGTTTCTGTGGGTGGCTCTTCTAAAACATTAGATGTTGGTGGTTCAGTATCATTTGATATAAATTACCATATGGGGCTAAATGTTAGCATTGCATTTAACTGCTCACTTAACAGCAGCTCTTGGGAAATATATGCAGGCACTATAACTGCGTCTTGGTCAGGTGTAAGTAATAATTGTAGTTATAGTTTTAAATCAGACAATTCTTTCTCTTATACTGGTTCCTCTCAAACTATTTTGAATAGCTATGAAGCAGCATATTTAATTGCTTCTGGACAAAGTGCCATTGAAGCAGGAGACTACACCTGCACACTAACAGTAAAACCCCAATATAAAGCAACGCATTGCTTAAGAGACACGTCTGGACAAATGACAGATTCTGTGTCTCAAAGTTGGCATATTACAAAAGCAAATCCTAAATGGACAATTTCCCCCTCCACAACGAGTTTGGAAATTAATAAAACTGGCTCAGTAACAATCGAGGGAGAATTTACAGGAATTAAAAATGTAAGTCAATATTCTTCCAACGGTGGTAAATTAAATCTTTTGGGACTATATAAAGATAATGTAACATACATGTTTAGTGGTGTATCTGCTGGTACCGTTGTTGTAACTATTGATGCTCCTGAAAATAATTATTATTATTCTTCTAATAGATTTTTTACTGTAATTGTATCTAAAAATAAAGAAGACCAACATTGGTATTATTCTAATAAAACTATTACTGTTGGAGAGACAGCATATATTGACAGAAAAGGTTATAATATATCTTCTGCCACACCTGAATTAACAATAGGTAATAGTAATATAATTTCTGCTACAATTGATAATTCTAACGGACAATTAACAGTAATAGGTAAAGCAACAGGAACAAGTACATTAACTGTTAAAATCCCTGCTGATGAAAATTATAATGAACATAGCAGTGAGATAACGATAACGGTTACCGGTAAGAAAGAGCAGTATTGGAGATTTGACTCTCCAATAAACCTTAAAACCGGAGAAACGATCACTGTATCGCCGATTGAGGGAACTCTTTATGGCACTGTTTCAATTGGTGCCACAGAAGAAGGCAGAAAACTATTTAAAGATATAAAATTTAACACCACCACACAAATACTAACTATTATTGCAAATGATTCTATCAGCGGAAGCACTACAATAAATGTTGTAGCAAACGGAAACAGCGAATACTTACCATGGGAACAAGAAATAACAATAAATATAACTAAAGAAGATGTTAATTGGGAATTTAATTCTCCAATAAGCATTGAGCAAGGAAAATCTGCCACAGTGACACCAACAAGGGGTAAAATCACCGGCAGTGTTAAATTTGGATTCATTTCAGGCGAGGCAGAATTATTATTTAACGATGTTTCTTTTAATAATTCTACACAAGAACTTAAAATTGAAACAAAAAGTACTGGGAGTGGAAGCACTACACTTACAGTACTAGAAATTGATCCAAAAGATATAACTCATGTGCTTCATGAACAGAAAATTATAGTAAATGTAACTGAAGAACAACAATGGGAGTTTGTTGGTTCAGTAGATATTGAATTAGATAACACAGTCATATTAAAACCATTAACAGGAACCTTATATGGCAAAGTAGTATTTGGCTATCCCATTGGTGATGAAAAATATTTTACAAATATTAGTTTTAATTCTACTAAACAAGAACTGACAATTAGTGCAAATGCCACCTATAGTGGAAATACTACACTTACTATCATGGCACAAGGAGATGCCACCCACGGATATAAAGAACAAGATATTATAGTAAATATAATTAAACACAAGCAGGCGTGGGAATTAAGGCCATCTGAAATATCAATTCCGGTTGGAGGATCAAGTACAATAAAAATTGCAGGAGATATTCCTTTGGGTGGCATTTTAACTCCAACATATTCTTCTCAATATATTGATGTTGTTTCTCATACCGTCGCCGGAACAAACCCCTATTACACTATTACAGGTAAACAAGCTGTTTCCCGAACCGTTCTTACAATATCTAACACAGAAGTGCCCACTTATGATGACTTATCTAAATATGCTTACATTACTGTGGGAAATAAAAAAGAACAGACATGGGAAACGGCACATGGAACAGAAATTACAATTGAACCTTATGGCAATTATTATATTTCTATTTTTGGTGCAGTTTATGGAGGAATTGATTATAGCACGGAAAGCTCCATAATAAATATTTCCGACAAGTCAGAAAATGGTTGTAAAATAACATCCAATGGTACTTCAGGAACCGCAATCGTAAAAATATATTCTCCAGGAAATGAAGAATATAATGAGAAAACAATTAATGTTACAATAACAGTTAGTAAAAAATTACAATGGATACCAATCAATCCTCATATATATAAAAATGGTAAATGGGTTGAAATGTTCCCCAAAATATATAAAAACGGAAAATGGCTATCCGGAACTATATGGAAATATGTCTCGGAAGGAGATATTTATGGCAAATAAATTACAATTAAAACGCAACAAAAATGAAGCGTTTAATAAAGAAAATTATCCTAATATGATTCTTCAAAAAGGGGAACCCCTGTATGATAATGTTGCAAAATTATTGTATATAGGAGATGGTATAACTCCTTTTAGTAAACTAGAACCTATTCGTACCGCTATAAAGGTGGAAAGCATTATTGATAGTATTAATGATGATAGCAACTCTTCTCTAATTTCTAGTAATAAGATACGAATGGCAAATTCTACTAGTATTTTAACAGACCTATTTGGAACTGGGGAAGACTCCAATGCTGCATTAACGGCAATTATCGCTAAAACTGCAAACACTGCCGAAACAGCATCATCCGCACAAACTGCTGAAACATCAAATTCTACCAAAAAAATAATTGGTAACAAACCGGATGAATATTATGATTATGCTAAATTAGTAGATGCTATTAATGATGCTGCGGCTACGGGTGGAGTTCCAGGGGCAACCGGTCCAACAGGACCGACAGGCGCGACAGGCAATGTAGGTCCCACAGGTACCACAGGTCCAACGGGACCCAAAGGAGACACAGGTGCCACAGGTCCTACTGGTTCATTAACTGTTAATTATGGAACAATTGCACCCACAGACACAGGATTTGTCGATACATACAATGTGGGGGATTGGTACTTCCTAATTTATCAATGAGGTAAAAACTTTATGGCAATAATAGAAAAAGGAACTTGGACACTAAATCCCACATTTTCTTCGGAAGTAAATCCTCCTATAAATATATCAATTAAACTTGATAACTATGGTAGTTTTTCTTATGTGCAGGAGCAACAAGCCGTTGAGGTATGGACAAAATATTATTTAGATCAAACTATTGCCGCAGAGCATTTGAACGAAATCAGTTCCTCCCCTAAAGTATATATCACAAGTGGCATTGTGCCAGAAACACAAACAATTTCTGATAGTGATCTTGCAATACTACAAACATTAGGGTTTAGCTTTGATGGAGAAGCACCAGGTTGGGTGGAAGGATTACCATATATTAAAACAGAATCCGGATGGAAAGAAGCTACTGCATATATTAAAACAGAAGATGGGTGGAAATACCTATCGGCATTTCAGAAAAAAGCATAAATTAATTGAAAGGTAACTAATAACTAAAACTACAATGAATAAGATAAACGTAAAAGGATTAATAAGAAATATTCAACCTTCTCATGTAATAAAAGACATAGAGTATAATAAGGCTGATCTGATTGTAACAAGAAAAGATGGTAAAGAAGATGTTTTAAATTTAAGATTTAAAAAATTTTCCAATCCTTATAAAGATAATCAAGAAATTAGCATTTTAGGAAATGTTAGATCCTACTCTAAGCAATTGGAAAACGGAAAAAATAAGGTAGAATTATATATATTTACTTATTTTGATAATGGTGAATTAGATGAAAATGATCAAGAAATTCTTAATGAATTTATTATTGATGGCAGAATTTGTAAAATAGATGAATTAAGAAGCACCAAAGACGGCAAATCAAATATTCACTTTGTTATTGCAAATAATTTAATTATTGAAGATTCAAATCAAAAATTAAATTCTTATCTTCCTTGTATTGCTTGGGGAAAATTGGCAAAACAAATTTCTCAAATGCATGTTAATGATAAAATAACCATAACGGGAGAACTACACTCCCGTGAATACAAAAAGATAATAGATCCTGAAACAGGTGAATTTGAATTTAGAGTAGCTCACGAATTAGTGGTAAATAAATGTGAGCAGGAGATATAAAATGATAAAAACAGTAAAAAATAAAGTATTATACGAACAAGAACTATCTATTGAAGATATTATTCATAATTTTTCTCCTGTGGCAACACATTTTGCAGGAAACATTGTTGACGGATTTACTGTAACAGTAAAAGATAACAATTCAAATTTCTGCCAAGATATTAAAATCACTTCAAAAAATGGCATAATAAATACAAATTGGGAAAATTATGTGTTTGATGCCAAAAATATTGAAGAAGTTGCTACAAAACAAATTATGGATAATGCTGATGTGTTAACAAAAGCAAGTTCTGTTGCCATTGATTATCTGCTATCTAACAATGCTATCGACACCTTTGCTCCCTCAGAAGTATTAGATTCTAATACAATTGTAGGAGAAGATTCAATCAATATGAATGAAGATGCAGAAAAAGAAAAACGGTGGTTTGTTGTATATTTAAGTGAAGACGGAAAATCAAAAGATTATCCAAATAGCTGGTTCACTACTCCATTTGAAGCTAAAAGATATATTGATTTTAATGATGGTCAATTTGAAGATGAAAACGGCAAGGTATGGAAATTAATAAGTGATGAGGAAATTACTACTGAAACAGCACTTATACAAAAATCAAAACAATAAATTATTAATGAGGAGGTAGTAATATATGGGAGTGGAAAAGAAATTGGACACACCTCAAAATTTATCCATTGATGGAGATATTTTATCATGGGACCCAGTTGAAAATGCAACCTCCTATGATATCTATGTTGACAATAAGGTGGCAGCCACAGTAACTGTTGCATCGAAAGCAAACAATTTAACTACATTTTTAACTGGCATAGCGAACGCTCTGAGGGCCAAAAAAGGAACGACAGAACTAATTAATCCTCAAGACTTTGAGTCTGAAATTACCAGTAGCACCATCACATTACAAAATAAAATAATTACCCCAACTAAAAGTGAACAAACAATTCAAGCAGATGCTGGGTATGACGGTTTAGAATCGGTAAAAGTGGGAGCAATTCCCTCAGAATATATTGACACAACTAGTGGCACTGCAACAGGAACTGACATCCTCAAAGGCAAAACAGCATATGCCAAAGGCGCCCTTATCACGGGCACCTTAACAACATCTTCAATTACAATTGCTGTAAATGGAACAACTTCCTCAGAAACAACAGGAACTTTATATAATGAAATAACTGTAAATGTTCCTACTAAAGGCGGTATTACTGAAATATCAACCACAGATGAAATGACTTCTTTATTACAAGATGAAACAAATATCGGTAAAATGTATCGCTACGTTGGTGTAACAAATAGCACATATACAAAGGGAGATATTTATGAGGTGGCTGTACTATGATGTACATGCGCTTTAATTTTGCAGAAGATTGGACAACTTCAAATAATGTATACACAGAGGTTCATCTTTCTGTTACATTTAATAACAGTGGATTTACACAAGAATTTTTTCATATAGAAAAAACGAATAAAGAGTTAAATCTTTATACAAAAGATAAGAAAAAATATAATATATCAATTTATGATTCTTCCTTAATAATTTCTCCGGGAGGAAATACTGAAATAGTCCATGGAACAGTATTTTATGGCTATGATACCAAGGGTAATTCAACAACAGTAACTAATACAGATATTGTAGTTGAATGGGATGAAGATTATTTATACTGTCCTGAATTTACAGATTGGTTAATAAACAGTGGCTCAGCCATAATATCTGCTAAAGAGTATTTTAAATTTAATGCGGGAAGATACTGTTGGGTCAACAATATTTCCGCAGTGGATGAAGGAGATGTCCCATTATTATTCACATGTGATGGTGGACAATACTCAGCAATTAAATTCACATTTAACGATGGTGCAAATACTCATTCTCTCTATTATAGCAAAGACTCCACCGCAGATAATCCAGGTGCAGGGGATATACTTGTGTATGACGGAGTTAACTGGATAGATGAAAAATACAAAACATTTCAAGTAACAACATATACAGAAGTAAGTTTTGATGAAAATACACCTCCAACAAATTTATCTCAGTATCTCTATACGGGAACATTGATGTTTCTACATTATTCAACTAATGGAGACAGTGATATAAAACAGTATGCTTCTCATAAAAGTATTAAATACACTCCTTCAGGTATATCAGGAAAATTTACACAAGTAGTACTGCAAAAATCAACAAACGGTAATTACTCACTATTATCTCGCATGGATAATAGTAAAATATATTCCATTTATACCGGCTCAACATATTCAAGTGGTTATTTTTATTATGATACCTCTTGGAAATGCAGTAATTCTAATTATTATATTAAATCTTCTACTGACACTTCTGTGGAATTTTCATATTATAATGGCACGAATATAATTGAATGGACTGCTAATATTGTTTTAATGGGTGACTCTCCTGCCACAGTAGAGGACTTTAATAGATTTGAATTTTTAAATTCTAATTTTGCTGACAGACATACCTAATTGTTTTTCTGAAAATGCTCCTATACCAACGAGAGACAGCACAAAGCAGTTGCAGGGCATAACTTATGATGACGATGTTCTCATTCGAGTGAGAAACGATAAAAACGGTGAAATAGAAATTTTTTGATTATGAAGATGTTAAATTTTATAAAAAATCAAAGCACCTCTTAAAATGAGGTGCTTTTTCTATTGACAAATCAAAAATTATGCGATATAATTAGCACACAAACAATAAAAAATTCAATAAAAATATTTGACAATCTGATAAACATATGATATAATAATAAAAAAAATGAAAGGAACATTTTTCGAATGGCAACAGTAATTAATGAATTTACAAGGGAATATGAATTTCTAAGCAATTATTTTCCTTGTACCGTATCCTACAACGGTTATATTTTCAACAGCTCCGAGGCAGCATATCAAGCACAAAAATGTGTACATAAGGAAGATATGGAAGCCATAGCACAGATGAAAACTGCAGACGAAGCAAAACAGTATGCAAAAACAATGGATAAAAGAACTGACTGGGATATGATAAAAGAAAAAATAATGTACAGAGTTGTTAAACAAAAATTCATACAGAATTCTAGTTTAGGTCAAAAACTTCTGGACACTGAAAATGCTTACTTAATCGAAGGAAATAATTGGGGAGATCAATTTTGGGGGATTTGCCCTGTAGTGGGGGATGTTGGTATTGATGGGCTAAATATGCTTGGCACTATCTTAATGGTAATACGAAATGAACTTAAACCTCTCCCTAAAACACCTATAGCATAAGGAGAATAAAATGATTTACACACTTTCATATAAAATCGAAGATGGCACCACCGTCACAAAAACATTTGAAGATGAAGATGAAATCAAAACAAAAATGACAATATCATCATTTATACAAAACAATAATATTAAAGATTTTTATATTAATGGGGCAAGACAATCATTCCCCACAATTATTTGTATTTCTGGTAAAGCTCAAAACGGAAAAGATACCAGTGCTGCAATATTTAAAGTGGAACTTGAAAAACTTGGTAAAAAAGTTATTGTTGCACATTATGCAGACTATTTAAAATTTATTTGTACAAATTACTTTATGTGGAACGGCAAAAAAGATGAGGCTGGCAGAGCATTGCTTCAAAAAGTTGGTACAGATATCGTAAGAAAGAAGATGCCTGATTTTTGGGTAGATTCTCTTATATCCATCATTAATTTATTTCCCGAAGAGTGGGACTATGTTATAATTCCTGACACAAGATTCCCCAATGAGATAAATAAATTAAAATCTAAGTTATTTAAAACAATTCATGTCAGAGTAAAAAGAAAAAACTTTAACTCTCCCCTTACTAAAGAACAGCAGTCCCATCCGTCAGAAACCGCACTAGATGAAACTAAATATGACTATCTTATTACAAATGTTTCTGCTGAACCTGAAGGTACTCCAATTGGGCAGTCAGAAATAAACAACCTCACAGCACAAATAAATAAAATAATTAAGGAGATTATCAAAAAATGAGCTATTGTTTTGAAATGAGATTTAAAAAATGTTCCTCCTACGCCAAAGCTTTAGAATATGCTTCCAATTATGTCTATTCAATAACTATGGCAGAAATGCAAGACGAGTGTAAAGAAAATAGTTATTATCTTCCTCTTAATAGATGGTCAGTTAAAGCTGATGATGAAAGATTAATTCAAGCGGTTAAAGAAATTAACAGATATTACCTCGAAAATTTATTTTCAATTAGATTTGTTTACTTTACTGATAAAAAACTTCTCGCAATTGTCGGTGCGCATTATCCTAGAATAGATAAATATTTTGATAAAGCGATACCTTTTCAAAACTCTTGCGACCAAGATTATGAATTGGAAGAGTGGGGCAAAACAAAATATTTCAAAGAAGTTTGGGATAGAATATTTAATCTCACTGATGAAGAATTTATTCAACTTGTTAAGACTGAAGACAAAGATTACTGGGATATCGATGAAATGTCTAATGATCCTGGCAGGTTAGAATATCTCCGCAGAAGTATTGTTTATAAAACAATCTTCAATGAATTAGATTTAGATAATTGGTTGTACAGCAACAACTATAATATCAACAGCTCCGAAAAGTATAAATGTTTTTCTATAAATCGTTTATATAAATATGAAGAAGGTATGCACTTAAATAGATGGTGTTGTAACTATTTTAGATATCCTCAAGTATAAAACAAATCCGAGGGAAAGTAGTATCCCTCGGATATTTTTTGCTAAAAAAATAAATAAATATTGTATAATATAAAATAGAAAATACTAAATTAAGTGTAATCGTTCTAAGGAGAATATTTTATTGATGAAACGCAAACTAATTTTAGAAGAAATTGATTCTCAACCCATAAAAGATAGCAAAACAACAATTAGTGCTATTTTAAATAATATAGACAAAGATAAGAATAAATGGGCAGATACGATCTTAAAAGTGGTGGACAATATTCCTGACACCTCCATTGATGCTGCGGTTGATATCGTAAATAAAACAATTGGTAACAAAAATGTGTCGGACGAAATGAAAGATGACGCAGCAGAGGCAATGGGCATAGAGGAAGAAGAAACCACGAACAATTGGCAAAAAGTTAGTGATATCTTAAGTTATATAGACACTGTAAAATTAGCCAGATCCAATCCGGAGGCAGTAAAAACGGTTTTAATTACAATTCTTGGAATAGTTGCGGTAATAGAACCGACACCAATTGGAGAAATTATTACAGGAATAATTATGATACTTCCTGCAAATGTTGTCGCCAAAATCGTAGAATTACTTGGCTATCTTTTACCCACCCATTGGCTCAGCAAAGGTGCAGAAAAATTAGCTAATAAATAAAAATATGAAGGGGAGAATCCACAATGGATAAAACAAGTTATAAAGGCAAATGTTTGTATAATGAAGATTTACTTCCTTATCTCGTTGAAAAATATGGCACAGATAATATAACTCTCTTGAAAGAGAGAGAAATTGCAAAATATCCTAAATTATTACAAAATGATTATGGTGATGCAAATGATTGTACAATAACATCCATAACTTCTGTTATCTGCTACTTAACAAATAATAAATATTCTGTTAATAAAGTTTATGATGATGTTGTTGCTGTTGCCACAAAATATTTTTATAATGGCAAAAAGTCAGGAACAAACCCTGTATTTGTTAGAAAAATTATGGCAAATCTTGCCAAAAAATATGGAATTAAAAAAACAAGTTCTGTCAAATATTTAACTAGAATAATGTATGGATTTAATACTGTTATTGAATTAATTAATAAAAATACTCCCATGGTATTAAATTTATTTAAAGATGGAAGAAATTATTATTATAATCATTCTATTACTATTACTGGTTATAAGGTTTTTTCTGTGAGAGGTAAATATCAATATTTTATACAGGTTCAGGATAACTGGCACAAAAAAGCAGCGTTCGTAGATTTTAATCTACTTGGAATTATTTCAAGTATTAACTATTATAAATAAACTGACAAAATAGGGGGGAGGAGCACTCCCCCATTAAAATTTACATAGCCCTAAACAATTGAGGTGGGGCTACTTTTATTTTACTTCAAAAAAAGGGAAAGCGGAAATGAAATTTGATTTGGCAACTCTTGATTTAGCAGACGGTGCACATACCATAAAGGTTAAGGCAAAGGCTAATGAATACATTGATAGTGAATTTTCACATGAAATAGAATATACGAAAGTACGAGGTTTCACTCTTACTTTGAATTATGGAAGCGGTAGTGATGGTTCTTTGTTTGCAAATGGTAGAGTTAAGATTGGCTCAGCTCCTACTTCTGATAACGATTATGATTATCAGGCTATTAGTAGTGGTTATATTACAAATAAAGCCGGAAGCAATCTCGGAACAACCGTAACAGTAAATAATGTATCCAAATATTATACTTGGACAACATGGAGTAATGGCAGAACTGATTGGCAGACTTCAGCAGAGCACACAGAGCACACATACACTCTTGTTTATACAATGAATTGCTTTACCGGAGATACAGTTATAACAATGTCTGACGGAATATCAAAACGAATAGACACAATAAAAGTCGGAGATAAAGTGCTCTCATATAATCCTGAAACAGGTAATCTTGAAGAAGATGAAGTAACATATTCAGATAGTACAGAGAATAAGCAACACGACAACTTTGATGTCTGGACATTCAGTGATGGAACAATTATCAAGACTGTACATCGTCATAGATTTTACAACATTGAACGTAATGCAATGGTTTATATGGATGAGTGGAAAATCGGTGAACATGGCAGAAGAAAAGATGGAGTACTTGTTACACTCGTATCGCATGAGAATGTTAAAGAAACAGTCAATCACTATACCATCTTTACGAAAAATCAAAACTATTTTGCAAACGGACTCCTAAGCGGAAACAGATACACAAAACACATCAATTTCTAAAAAGGAAAACAAATATAATATGCTAATAAGACTCATCATAACATATATCCTAAATATAATAGATCTAATTCTTACAAGATATTTTATAAATAAAGGTTTTGATGAGCTAAATCCTTTTGCCAGATTTTTGATAAATCACAATTTGGATTGGATATTTAAAATTGTTATTATTGGCATTATTTTATTTTATTTTTGGAAAAAGAAAGATATTCCTGCCTCAACACTTGCATCGTGGATATCCCTTGGAGTTTACACATTTATGACAATTTGGTGGGCAATACAAATAATTGTTTACATAAAATATAAATAAAAATTAATCCTGCAAATATATTTGCGGGATTTTTTTATTTTTCCTTGACAAGTCTAATTATCTATGGTATAATAAAACAAAAAATAATTATGAGGAGAAAATCGTGGAAAAATTAATTAGATTAATAACCGTGCAAGATGTCTCTGATTTTGTTAAGACTGTTTCTGAAAAATGTAAACACACAGTCCTTGCAAAACAAGGGATATATACAGTCAATGCATCTTCTATACTAGGAATGTATAGTTTAGATTTAATGAAATATTTTACAATTGAAGCTGACCCTGAGGATGCAAAAAATTTTCAGAGATGGGAGGTAATAATGCATGAGGACTGAAGAATTAATTGATAAAATTTGTTCTTCTATTCCATTTGGTGTAGGAGATCATATCTGGGTGAATGGATATTCAGACAATCTTATTCATCCTGCAATAGTTGATAGAATAATCATTGAAGACAAAACAATCCTAATTGATTGGGTATCCTATGATGTAGGATATGAATGCACCGAGGTGTGGGATGATGGATTAGCAGATATTTCTGAAATTCATTGGGGAGAAGAAATGAAAAATATTATAGAGGAAGAAGAGAGATATTATGATATATCCAATAAATATCGTTATTAATAATTCAGATGAAAACGCATTGGTTAAAGCAGGATTCAAAAAAATAGATTCCGGATGGAAATATGAAACAGAAACTTTTGATAATTATACTATCATATTTGACACACATAATGATACCAAATTAGACATAACTGTTTATGATGAGATATTTTGTATTCCTTATGACTGGGCAAAAAAATTAAAAAAGAATCCGGAAAATCCTATTGCTAAGCGAATAAATGACGAAATAATTACTTTAATTAACTCTTTTATTGCTGAGGGCATTATGCATGAATGAAATATTTCTGAAAAATCTTAACAAAATTCTCAACTGTGATCCAAATCATTGTGAAGGTTTGAACTGTCCCCTATGCAGAGAAAATGGTAAATGTACTTGGAAACAAGTACTATCTGCATTTGACATTGCAATAGAAGAGAAATTCAAAAATAAAAACAAAAATTTTGATGAATATGATTGATCAATTGTCCACAAAAATAATAATTGATTTTTACTGATACACTTGATGACTAAATTTCATAAAGAAACCAACAAAAGGAGATACTTTATGAAATTGAAAATTAAATTACCAGATTTTATTTTTCAAATCGGTAATCTTTGGTGGGTATTTTGGAGCAATATCAGATGGTGCAGAGCAACTAAAAATTTCCCACTAAGAGAAGAGGACACGGACAAAGAATTAGCAACCAGTTCTGTCGATGAATTTTATGAGAAACTTCCAAACCTCATAAATAATATTTACAAAACTTTTACTTGGACAGAGGATGGTCCGGATCAATTGTGGGATTCAATTAGGCCACCGGCACAGTGTTATGAAGATGCAGTGAACGGAGCATTAAATGATGATTGTGACGGCTACCATTCAGCCATTTATTGGTTATTAAAAAATAATGGAATTGAATCTTATCTAATATCTGTTGCCAATAGAAATGGAAAAGGTGCCCACTGTGTGTACTTAGGAAAAGATACTGATGGACATTTCTTTGTCGTTAACTATCAAGCAATAGATAAACTCAATGCTACAACATTAAAAGAAACAAAAGCAGAAATTAAAAAATTGTTTGAAAATAGTTATGGAACAGATCCATCCGTTTCATATTTTGATTACAATAATAAATTTAAAAAGTTATTTATATAATAATCAAAACAAAAGCTTGTTAAAAAAAATTAACAAGCTTTTTTATTTTTTCTCTTGACAAATTAATATTTGTATGATATAATGTTGACACAACCTAAGAAAGGAGTGAACATTTTATAGATAATTATTCTGTTGCAAATAAAACTCCCACACAAATTGTGGAAGAAAATCTGGGACTTGTTGGCTATGCTTTTGATAATTTTATTCTTAAATACCCAACAATAAGAAAATATCAAGAAGATATAATTCAAGAGGGCTATTTAACACTATGTAAATGTGCTCACACCTTTGATAGAACTAAAGATAACACATTTGCATCTTATGCATTAACATCAATTGTAAATAACTGGAAGTCTTATTTGCAGAAAAAATTATATAAGTATCAAAGAGAAATTACAGATTCTGAAATGGCTAATTTGGATACAAACGGGGAAGAAATTCCAACACCAATTGATAATTTAATTGATTCTGCTGATGTTGAAGAGGACGTTTTGGGAAAAGATTTGCTTCCAAGCTGTCTTGCAGCAATAGATAAATACTTTTCTAAAAGTGGATCACTTCACGAAGAAGACAAAGAAAAATATAAATATATTCTGATACATTCTTTTAACGGTGACACAGATGTAAAAATAGCGGAAGCACTACAACTGTCCAGAGAAAGAATAAGACAAATTAGAAATAAAATTCAACAAATATTAATAAAAGCAAAATTAATAAATAATATGTAAGAGGAAATTGTAAATGAAGCAAGACATTGAGCAAACCGAATTTATAAAAAACTGTCAGCTTATTGATAACACCTACTATAGATATGTATCGGACGACTGTCAATTTGAATATGGTGCGATTAATGTAAAGCCAAGATTTCACCTTGATAGAAAAATAAAAGAAGAATTTATTCAGTTTAAAGCAGTGGTGGCGACATCTTTGGTACTTAAAAGAAATTCTGCTAAAGGAGATTTGATATATGAATACCAGATACTCCATAGAGATGAAAATAATGGATTCAAAACAGAATGTGCAAAATTTCCTTTGTATGATTATACGATAATTATTAAACATATAGGTGACGCACAAATACAAAGTTAATAAGGAAAAGAAAAATATGTATAAATGCAGCTACTGTACATTATACCAAGGCAAGTGTAATCCCAAATCAAAAGAATGTGAAAAAGCTTCTGACAGATATCTAAAACAAAAAGCAAATTGGGAAAAAGAAATCAATAAAGAAGCATTAGAATGGATAAAAAATATAATTGAAGATATAAAATCTGAGGAGAGGAAATAGGTTATTCATGGCAAACATTCTAACTGAAAAAGATATTTTTATAACTCCAAACACAAATGTTTCCAGAGAAAGTATGTCTAAATGGGTTAAAAGCCTCGCTGATGGTGTAAATAAAGTACTGGAAAATAATAGTGAAGCATATCTAATCAAACTACATTTACCTGAAAACACCTCAGTAGAATGGTTGGGAGTTTTTGTAAAACAATTAGCGCAACTAATAGATGAAAAATTAGATATTCCCTATATAATTATTCCTGTAGGTGGTAATTGTCCAGTGTTGGATGTGACAGTATCTAAAATAATAAAAATAATCAATGAGGAAGATAAAAATTATGAAGAAGAAACATAGAATAATTTTGCTTATAATTAATTTAATAGCATCATTTATCGTCCCTTTAATATATGCTTTTAGCGTTGTCTATAATATTACTGTATTAAAAATATACATACCTTTTGTATTTGCTATTATAGTTGGTTCTTGGATTGTTCAATTCATTGCCTACGTAGTAGCTGATGATTAAAATGGAAAAATATGTTGTTGTTCACAATACTAAAAATGAATATGTTCCTATAAGGCATATTATAAAATGTGCGCCTTATGAAACAATTGAGGAAATCAAAAATTGGTATTACAGATATTATAATAAATTAGATGGGGACGAATTCACAATCTGTAAAAATATAGATGAGGTTCACGATTTTGAACAAGCCTTGAAAGGAATAGATAAGACATGCGTACAATAAAACTTTTTACATTCAGCGAATTGCTTGGGGAAAAATTAGACTGGAATCATATTAACGCATTACTTGATTATACGAATTTGCCGTATAGCACTTCATATATATCTTATATTGTGAAATCCGATGATTTCTTTGACACAGATAAAAATATTGCTATGTTTGAAATAAATAATGCATTGTTAAAATCTGGTGTTGAAGAAGGAGAGGGGGTGCTCATCAGTAAATGATAGAATTAACTAAAATAATTATAGGAGAAACAAATAAAATATGCCAGGAGTAGAAATATTAAATACAACTATACATTATAAAGAAGTGATGCCTGCTTGGGCATCGATAGTAGCAATAGCTATTGTTGTTATTCCAGTAGCGGCAATGCTTATTGGCGCAATTGTACGCAGTGATCTTTTATTTACAATCGGGAGCATTTCTCTTATATTGGGATTAGTATTAGCTCTAATAATAGGTGCAAAAATACGGCAGACTACTAATGAAATAGAGTATATAGAGCACGAAGTGCTTGTAGACGATTCAGTCTCATTCACTGAATTTACTGAAAAGTATGAAATTGTAAGTCAAAAAGGTAAAATATATGTAATAAGAGAAAAAGAAAATGATTGAGGCACTTATTATACTTTACACATCACTGTTGCTATTACTCACAATAACAGAAATCAAGGGTAAACATAGGTTTACTACTAAATATTTTTACGAAACCAGTCAGTTAAATTGGTTAGCTAGTAAATGTTTTTGTGTAATATTGTATATAATAATGTTCCCTGTGACAATACTAAAATTGGTACACAAAATAATTCAAAGGATTATAACAACTAATGGACATTGAACCTGTAAAATTGCATTGCGCATTTCAAGATTGTGACATGTCAACTTGCTCAGATATAACATGTGATTTAATGTGGATTGATAAATTAAGTCATTCTTTTTCTAAAGAATTGGGTATTAATGCAGGATCCTATGAAAGATCTGTTATGTATAGCATTTTGCGCGGAACGGCAATTAAGGTGAATAATATAGCTTTTTGTGATTTTTCTCCTGATAGATTTCAAGAATATGTTTTTATAAATCATATTTGTGTTGCAAGAGAACATCAAAGAAAAGGAATTGCCACAGCAATGTTAAACTATCTGTGTGAAACATATAATAAAGATATCAAACTTAATTGTTTTAAACATACTCAGGCTGAGACATTTTGGGAACACATCGGAACAAGAGATACTTCTAAATATAATTCCAGAGTAAACACATATATTGTAAGAAAAAATGATTTACGAAAATCTTCATTCCTCAGACAATGTATGTGAAGTGAAATAAAGAAATACGAAAAATTGTATGAAAAATACCAAATCAACTCATACCCAAATAATAACTGATATTGGGACAGTCATCGAAATAAATAATAATTCTGCAATAATCGAATGTAAAAATAATAATGAAAATATTCTAATAAAAAGAAAAATATATAAAAATCTTGATAATCAATATATAATCATCCGAGGAGAAAAAATATTTTTATGAAATTAATTGATTCATTTAATGGTGGTGCCACCTTAATAAATTCAACTCCGTTAGAATATTTTAAAATGACAGATTGTACTAAAAGGGTTCCTAGTACAGATGAATATTTAGATAGTTCTAAAGATGAGGATATTTTTAATAAATTTCTTGTTAAAATACCTGTTAGTAAAAATAAATTTGAATACTGTATGGCATATTATAACGGCACGGAATGGAAATCATTAAATGGGATGCCTTTATACGATGTTTTAAGTTGGGCACCCGCACCAAGTATAAATAAAGACTGTAAAATCGATGATATTATGTGAGGATATATAATATGAAAGAATCGGAGTACATTAAAATCATTACAGATCAGGGACGCCTACCCCCACTATCTGACTGCACCAACATAACAAAAACTAAAAACCATAAAAAATTGGGCATCCCACATAAAAGTGAAAGATTTAATATTCTGGCAAGCCGTCAGCAATCACGGATGGATTCATTAAACAATGAACTAAAATCTTCACAGAAAAAACTTAAGATAAAAATAATAACTGTTTCAAGCACAAAAAATGATGAGTTGTCTCAAAAAATTAATCATCTCAACATTGATGCGGATAACATTATAAATATCACCTCAATTAAAAATGTTTTTTACATATGGTATAAGGAGTAAAAAATGACAAAAACTGAAATATTTGATTTTCTTCAGCAATTTGATGGAATTAATAGAGCAAAACTGACATTGCAAAACTCTATTTCTACATATGATCACAATTTTTACACTGTGCCAAAAGATATATGTGATGCTCCATTTGATTTTCTTTTTTATGGAGAAAGTGATGATGAAGACTCCACAGAATGGTTCTTGTGTGATAAAAATCAAAATATCATTTGTGGCTTTGGAGAATCATATTGTCTCTATCCATATGAAATAATAACGGTATATGATGATATTAATTATTTTGACTGGTATAATACGAAAGCGATGGAAAAGTTATAATGGCAACACTAAAGGGATGGCAACTAAAGCCAGGACAAAAAATAAAATGGTATAGTCCTGATAAAGAACGTTGGGAATGCTATGAACAACCTCGCAATGTTGTTATATCTGTAGAAAATGGCACTGTAACATTAGCAACACCCTGGGACTATTCACTATATCTACAACTTAATTGGAATTTTGATTTTGAAATTGATGAACAAGATGCCTGAGGACACCACAAATGCAAAAAATAATTTCTGAAATGATAACAAAAATAGCTGGGGGCGTTGCAGAAGCCCTCGTTATCGCTCTTATCATTCTTGTAATTTTTGCTTCTATTTTTGTACTGTTCTTCATAATAATGTGCACAAATTTTGTGTTGTTAAAAATCAATGAGAAAAAGAAAAAATCAACAAAAACAAATATAATTTTGATAAAAATTTCTGCTGCTGTACAGCTTTTCATTATACTGATATATTTGATTGTACGCATACTTGGTCAATAAATATTTTTAGTTTGTACCTAATTTGTTTGCAGAGGATAAACTAAATTAAACAGTAAAAAACATAAGGAGACTAAAATGATTGCAATAAAAAGTGGATTTATCTACAGGGATTCTGAAACACAAAATTCATACATTTTTGTGGAGGTTGTTGGAGATGGAGCACCTGATGCAGGAATAAAGCTATCTGACATAAAAAATACCTCTCAGTATCCTGGGGCTTTTGAAATTTGTCCTGGAAGCAGATACACAGATCTCTCCACAGGAAATGTTTACCTATTTTCTGAAGCTGGTGCTTGGAACAAAGTAAAATAATTTATAAAAATAACTAAAAAATAGCTCTTTCCTTAATTGGGGAGGGCTATTTTTATTTTCAAAAAATAAAAAATTTTCAAAAAACACTTGACAAATAGCAAAATGCATGATATAATATAAGCACAATTGTGGGAGGGTAAAAATTATGAAACAAATAAACGTTGATCTTTATGGTGGCAAACCAATATTTGGAGGAAAAGAAGAACCATTGGTCGCAAGATATATTCATTGTGATGATTGTGATAAATGTTCTTTATATGCTGAGGGGAAATGTCTTAATGTATATTGTCCTCTAACAGTAGGATGCCCGTTTGGTAAAATGTCATGTGTCAAAGGATATACAAGTAGAGCAGCTAAATATTATGAGTTTAAAAATAATATCAAACAAGATCCTACATATAAAAAACTTGATTATCCCTCTGATAGTTCACTGGTTTGTATTGTTGGGGACACATTAATAATCAGACTCAAGTGGGTAGTAATACAGCCTTACTGTACAGATAAAAAATATGATTATAATGATAAAATAATAAACAATAAATGGGTGCTGTCAGATCCTTGGAAAGGCTATGACAGCATAAAAAAGTTAATGATAACTAAAGAAGAATGCATACCTGAGATTCTAAATGAATTTTTCACCTTTGTTCCCCGTTCTCTAATGGGAGGCAGGATAGACAAATATCAAGAAGAGGTTGTCCCCTCTATTGTAACAGAACTGAAAAGAAAAGTTCCTGAAATATATAAAAGTCTAATAGATAAATATCCTGAATATATAAAAGAAGATAATTGGGTAGGAAAAACTGCTTATATTTATTCTTTGGTGGACGACTCGACATTAATAACGGACAGAGGAACATTTGTAAAAAAGGGAGAATATTTAACTGGAACATATAAAAGTTCTTTTCTTCCTTTTGGTGCCGATGTGGCAGATCTTAAAATTAAAATAACAGAAAAAATGACTTATAAAATCGATGATAATTCACAGGTGAATGAAAATACTGTTTTTACATAAAAATAAATTAAAAATCTCAACTTTTGTTGGGATTTTTTCTTTTTTCTATTGACAAATCGAAAAATTTATGATATAATGTTAGCACAACAAAGAAACAAAATATATATCAGTAAAAAATTTAAAAAAAACTATTGACAACTATAAATAATTATGTTATAATAAGTTCACAAGTTCAATAAAGTGAGGTAAGAAAAATGACATATTTAGAGAGATATCGAAAACTCAAAACTATCAATGAAATAATGAAAACTGCAAACGCAGAGATGGCATTAGCTGCAGTAATCGATTCAAGCGAAGTGTCCAAGATTAGAGATGCTGCAGATCAAGCAATCAAGGAATTAGAAGAAAAATTATCAAGGAGACAGAAATGAAATATATAAATAATTACATTCTACACACAGGAGATATGACAACAACAAATAAATGTCTCCAGATGGGTATATCATATCTACTTCAAAAAGTATTAGATGATATGCCTGATGCTGAAATAAATATGTCTGTAAAACTTCAACCCAAACTTTATAATTTGCCTGGTAAATATAAAATAGAAATATGCTTTGGCAATACTGAAGAACACGAAAACATAATTAAATATATGAAAATGCCCGAAGATGATAAGCCTATTGAAGCTAAGCCTGTTTTTTGATATACTAAAGCATAGCAAAAAATAAAATAACAAAAAGAAAGGAAAAATAAA